CTATACTATCTAACAATGTTGTTGGTATGGCATCTGCATTAGCTGATTTAAAAGCTAAGAGCCAAGAAGATTGGGAAAAAGTAATGCAGAAATGGTGGAAGTGGGGAGGAGAAAAAGCTAAGTTTGACCAAGCTATGATTAGAGGGAGTAAGAGAAAAGCTTTATTCAAAGATTTAGTTGAGAAGTTCCAAAAAAATAAAAAAGGTTTTGATGGTAGTTATTCAAATGCTGATGGGAAAAATGCTAATACGGCAGCTAACTCTATTTTAGCAGCCTCATCTTTATTGGGGGTAGCGTCAACTGCATTATTACTTACGCCTGAGCCTACAGGTACAACAAAAGCAGCCGCAGCAGGAATGGGTTTAGGTGCAACTGCATTTGCTTCTATGGGTGGAATATTTAAAGACTATGCAAAAAAACAAGGTGCTAAAGCGGAAGAATTAGCTAACATACCTGAAACCGCTGACATTCCTAATGCTCCATTACCAACTGACGAAAAAGAATTAGCTAAAATAGTTGATGACTCAGAGGGTAAGAATGAAATATTTGGAATTGAAAAGAAAAAGTTTTGGATTGGAACAACCATAGTTGTTACGGCAATAGCAATAGGAACTTTAGCCTATTTTAAATTTAGAAAAAAATAATTAACATGAAAAATAATAAAGTTTTATTTGAACCATCATCTAATTTTAATAGTTATGATTTAGATGATAGTGTATTTCAAATGGGAGGTAACTTTTCCTCTGCTGATGGTTTAGAAAGTGGAGAATATGAGGCTTCTGATGATGATGAAACAGATGGAGATATTAATTCATCTGATTACGGAAGTGAAGATGAGCAAGAATATGAAGATGAGGATAGTACTGATTCAGAGTTCTCTGATGAAGAAGGGGTTTCTGAACAAGACCTTCCTAAATTCAGAAGTCTTGTTAGAAATAAGAAGCTTGAACTAAAGGCACAGTACGGAAAAACTCGTATTGTAATGAAGAAAAAGTGTAGGAAAATAAAATTACCAAAAGCGTATACAGAAAGAGAGTGTAAAAGTTTTTGTGTAGCATGGTATACTCTTAATAGAGATGGTCACAGAGCTGGTGATTGTAAAAGAAGAGAAGAAGTTTGTGCAAATATACCTAAGATTAGATTAGTAGAAAAAAATGTTTGCATTAGAATACCAAAAAAACAATGGGGATGGAGAAAAAGATGGAGAGACTTTAAAAGAGCGGGTGGACTCGCTCAATTAAAAATGCAATCTAAAGGACTAACTCCCCCTCCTATTGTTGTTCCATCAACATCTACTACAGCTCCTACAGTACCACCAAAATTTGTTATCAACAAAACGCTTGTGATAAAACCAACTAAAAAAAATAGTGGAACTTCGTTACAATCCGATACCTTTGTTAAAGGTAATAGAGGCGTTAAAAAAGATACTTCAAAAGACACTCAAGGTGACTCTAATAAAGAGTCTTCTGAAAGTAAATCTGATGAGTCTGCTGATGAAAAAAAGTTTTTATGGATGCCTAAAAAAATTGGAATTTCTGTTGCTATAGTTGGTGGATTAGCACTTGCTTTCGGAGGATATAAATTGTATGTTAAACTTAAAAAATAATTATTATGCAAGATAGAAATGTATTTTTCGAACCAAATAGTTCTAATATGGATAATGGTTTTTCTCAAGTTTTAGGAATAGCAACTGAAACAACAGGAGGAAATATGGCTTCTGAAATTGGAGTTTTATCCTCACATGCAGTAGAATCAAATTCATCCCCTAAAAACGTTGGAATAAGAACAATACAAGCAAAGAGAAACGAGAAAAAATCTGTAAAATCAAAGTTTATTTTCACGAATCCATTTATGGGAAGTGCAAAGTTAAAAAAACAGAATGTTAATGCTTTAAATACACATTTTAGAAACAATAAAAAAGTAACCTATAAGGTAGGAGATATAGTTGAAGGTGTAGTGATAATAAACAAAAGAACTAGTGAACCACCTAATTTTTTGGTTGTTGATATTGGAGATGCTATGCTTGAAATTGGTTTTGGAGGTCGTGCTGGTTCTGTAATTGAACCATATAAAGAAAACACTACCACTCAACCTGCTACAAAAACAGAAGAAGTTAAAACTACTGAAGTTGAAACTACAACTCCTGATGCTAGTAAAGAAAAAGCACCATCTGAATCAGAAGGATGGTCTACCAAGAAAAAAGTAATAGTTGGAGTTTCTGCTGTTGCTGTTTTAGGAGCTATTTTCGGATTACTTAAATGGAAAAAAATAATTTAAAAAATAAAATGAAAGATAAAGTTAAATTAGTAGGTTTAGTACTTCAAGCAAGTTCTGTACTATTGTTTTCAAGCAGTTTTTTTGTTAGAGATAATAATAAAGCTGTTAACAGAAGATATTGGGCTTTAGGTATTGGTATTGTAGGACTTGGTGTTACTATGATTCCAAAACTTAAATTAGGAAAATCTAAATAATTAAAAAGACATTCAATGTATTTCACATTCCCAACATATAATGTTCCTTTTACACTAGTTGTAAAGGTTAAAACTAAAAAACCTGAATGTATTGTTCTTCAAGCTTACGATATTGTTGATGGTATGATGAAGATTGATGGCGTTCAAAAGCAAGTTCCTATTAAAACAGGATACGTTAAGCGTAAGGGAATAGTGAATGGAGAGAGAACTTTTGAATTAAAGTTTCCGCAAGTTCCATCTAAATTACATATTGATATTTTTAATCAAAAAAATGGTAAATTTAAAGGTACTGAAGACCCAACTTTTACAATAGAAAAATTTGAAGCAGCTCCTCTGAAAACTAAACCTGTTTGGCTTTCTGAAAGGGATAGAAACTTCATTAAGTTCGTTCAGTTTTTCTGCGAAAATGCATCTCATTTATCGGCTTCTCAATTTGTTAATGGTAAGGAAGTTCCTTCTGTTTATCGTTCTGATTGTGGTGAATTTACTTTCGATTATTGGGATAAAATAAAGGATAGAAAAACAGGTAGAAAATTAAATACTCCTGCTCGTATCGGTCACGCTACAGGTACAGTTGAAATAAGCAAAGAAGACTTCTTAAAATATACTATTCCGATGAGAATGGTTATTCTACTTCATGAGTATTCTCATAAGTGGAAAAACCCTGAAGATGGAAATGCTATCGGTTATGAAACAGGAGCGGATATTAATGCCTTGAATATTTATTTATCTTTGGGTTACTCTGAAATTGAAGCTCACCAAGCGTTCTTATACGTATTCAAAGGTGCTGCAACAGAAGGTAATCATAAAAGATACTTAATCATAAAAGACTTCATTAAGAAGTTTAATGATGGAGATTTAAAAGAGTACGCTAAGGCGGCATAATCAGTGAGTTTACAGAATCCAAATAACGATTTCCCACTAAACGCAATGTGGGATTATACTCAGGTGGATTTTGTTAATCCAACAGGTTCTCCTGTTACTATTGATATTTTTAACTCAATTACACTTACTAATTTTGCTTCTTCAGGAAGTGGATTTTATATAACTAGCCCATACAACTATAATTCATTACTTCAGGATATTCAAAATAGTCCAATGTTAGTTAGAAGAATTGAGTTAATAGTAGAAAATATATCTCAATTCTCACAGCCATTAACGATACTAAAAAGAGACGCTAATGGAAATCAATGTCAGTTTCCAAGATTACCAAATACAGAGCTTTCAGTTAATCAGATTCAATCAAACATAGCATCTTTAGACTTTAAAAAGAATGAATTTATATTGGATGACAATAGCCTTTTTAGTCAATATACTTTCCCTGCTAATAGTGCGACAAGAATGCTTGTTTTTTATAAGCAAATAAAAAGAATAGAAATGTTATCAGGTCAAGTTGTTTTTAAAGAATTAGAAAGAACAATGGGATTGATTGATGTTAAGGTTTCAGAATCATTTTTGAGAAAAATGAGCAACGAACCAATGATTTTTAACGGAAGAAAAAAATAAAAAAAAAGTAACAAAAAGTGTTACCAATAAAGTAGGTAAAAATCATTGTTATTAATTTGGAAATCATTAATATTGTACGTATTTAAAAAGTTTAAAAAAATGTCATTATTCGAAATATTTATAGAAAACAGATTTGGAGGTTTAGACCCAAATGATAGTTACCTTAAAACTTGGATGAATCGTTGGGAAAAAGGGATTCAAAAGGTTTGGAACGAAGGTGATAGCACTACTCGTGCAGCTTTAATTCAATCAATTGAAGAAAAGGCAAAACAAACTGATTACTACAGGGAAGTTCCATTAACTGTTACAAATCCTAAATTAAGCATAAGTGAATTGTTTATTCAGAATCGTTTTCAAAGAGATTCAAGTGATTCATATGCTAAAAATTGGTTAAATCGTTTTGAAGAACCAATTGAAAAGACAATGGGACTTATGGATACTCAGTCTTTAGGGGTATTGGTTAGTGTATTAAAATTAAAACAAAAAAATCCTTAATTATGAAAGAGCAGTTCGTTTCGTTTGAAATAGCTAAAAGTCTAAAGGATTTAGGTTTTAATGAGCCTTGTTTAGCTTATTATCAGTTATCTTTTGAAGAGGAAAAAGAGCCTTTTACATCTACAGAACTTAATTATTTTAGAGAGAGATATGATAATAATAATTTTAGATTAGAGAGGCATCCATCAGCGGGTAAACAAGCTATTTGTACAGCTCCACTATGGCAACAAGCTTTTGATTTTATTGAGTCAAAATATGCAATAGGTTTACACCCATATCCTGTTTATAGAGGTGAAAAAATAGGATTTTATAAAGTAATGGTATCAAAATATAATGAAAATATTTCAGATGATTTCTTTGAGATTTTAAAGGATGGATTTGATACTCTTTATGAAGCAAGAGAAAAGTCACTCATAAGAGCTTTAAAAATGATTGATGAAAAAGAATTCAAAAAAGGCGGAGATTTAAAAGATAATTCAAAAAATAAAAATATGTCAGGAGAAAACGAGTTCGTTGAAATCGCAGACTATGGAGACCAAATGTATTTCAAAAGAGATTTTGGTCAAGTAATAGTTGGAGATGATGAAAAAGAAATTCCACTTGTACTTGTAGCTACAATAGAAAACTTTTATGAAGCAACAGGAGATGATAGGTTTGAAGAAAAACCATTTATCATTTCATTGAGTATTTATCCTTCTATTGAATTTATTGATAAGGCACATATTGAGTCATGTGCTGATTCAGCGGGAATAAATGCAGATGAAGTTGGTTATACTGACTTGGTATCATACGGATTAGGTATTCCATTGAATTTAAAAAACCTTGAAGAAGGTTATGCGGAAATGAATGATGCTGAAGAGTTCCTTAAGTCTAAGGAATTGAAAGACCAATTAAATTCTCAACAAATGATGGTTGGGTGGTATATGGACGGAGCTATAAATCGTGCAGGCGATAGCAGATGGGCATATTTAGAGCATAGTCTTGATAAATCAAAATCTTGGAATTAAAAAAAATCAAAATATTTAAAACACTTCAATATGAACAGAAGAACAAAATTAGCTTTAGCAAGAGACAAAAATATTAAGGCTCAACACGCAGGTAAACGTACATCTGCTGATGGTAATACTTATTATGAATATCGTGAAAATCGCTCTGATGTCAACAGAACAAAGAGATTTGGTAAAGGCGGAGACCTTTGGACTCCACTAGATTTTACTTCTATTGAAGAATATTTTGATTACATCAATGATAGTCTTATTAATGGAAATAGAACTCAAGTAAAAGAACTTTACAACGATATGGATGAGTCTCAAAAAAGACAATTCTTCCGTTATGCAAATATGCAAGAAGGTATGTTTGATGAAGTAGTTGATTACATAAATGAAAATGTAAGAGAGTATGCTAATGGAGGTGGGATTGAAAATGTTCGTATTAATACTAAATTAGAGGCTCTTCAAGAAACTGAGAGCAAGGATTTTAATGATAAAAGTCCATATTATGCAAAAGTTGGAACAATTGGGACTGTTATAGATATAATAGGCTCTAAATATAAGGTTCAACTTGATAATTTAGATACTATTTTAGTTCATAAATTAGACATTGGTGATTATTGGGGTATATATAATTTTGAATATAGAAAAGGTGATGATGTTTACATATTAGAAAATTACAATAAAAATCCTTATGCTGCACCAATAAAGAAAGAGGGTAAAGTAATTGATTTTGATGGGAAAGATGTTTCTGTAGAATGGTCGGATGGCAGTGCTTCAACTTTAAACCAAAGATTTTTATACAAAGAAAAATATGCTAAAGGTGGTGGATTAAATGATTCTCATTTAGATGATTTGTACAATAAGTCTAATAAAAATGTTCAAGGTGCTTTAGAATTATACGCAGGTGAATTAGGTATATACAATATGTTTTATGGGCATAAAGTAGATGCTTCTAAAAAGGCTAAATATAAAGAAGCACAAAAATATCTTGAAAGTAAATACATGGCTAAAGGCGGTGGGGTTGAAAAAAATACTGACTTTTATTTAGTCGTTAATTTAGATGAAAGAGGAGAGTATTCTGCTGATGTTAGAAACCCAAAAGATGAAGTTGTTTATAGTATAGAAGATTCCGAACAAATGAATAGCTTGATTCAAGATGGATTCTTAAAGTATAAAGCAGATGAAGATTTGAATAGACTTACAAAGTATTTAATGGATTTAGGTATAATACCAAATAACAGCCAAATTTATTCTGAAGAAGAATTTGATGATAAAATAAGAGAAGAGTATACTGAAGGTGATGAAGATGAAGAATTTGTTGTTCATGGTCATTACACAGTTTCAAATTCAGGTGGATATGAAATTATGTTGAGTGATAGTGGTGATGCTGCACGAGTTCGTGATTCTTTCGGAAGCGACAATCCTGAAACTTCTGATTGGTTAGATATTGAATATGTAACAGATGAAGAAGGTGAGCCTGATGAAGAAGGAAATTTACCATCTGAGCCTGTTATTGACCCTGAAGGTTATAATATACCTTTAAACTTAGTAATGCGCTCACACTTTAAAAAAGGAGGTAATTTGAAGAAAACAAAATACATAGTTTTTTATGTAAGTGAAGAAGGTCAAATGAGAGAAAGACTTTTTGGAGAAGATGAAAAAGAATTAGCAGATGATTTTTCTAAAAAAGTTAATGGTAGTGTTGCTCCAATAAAATTAGCTAAAGGTGGTGCTGTGAAACAAAAAGGCGCACAATATAAGATTGATGGATATGGCTCAGGAGATAGAAAGCGTAAAGCTAAACCTGTTGGATTCCGTTATGAAAGAATACGTGACCCTAAGACAGGAAGATTACTTGTAGTTACAAAAAAGGATAAAAAATATTATGCTACTCCAACTCAAAAAGAAATTAAAGCTTATAAAGATGGTGATGTAACAGCTCGTAAAATGCTTGGTTTCGAAAATCGTGCAGACCATAGTGATAAAGAACCTGTTCGTTTTTCTCGTAAGTTCGCAAAAGGCGGTTCTGTTACTATTGGTGAATATAAGGCTACATTTAAAGTTAAGTATTCATTAGATGGTGAAAAACAAAAAGATGGATACATTGTTTCTGTTTTAACTCCTTCTCAAAAGGATATTGATTATTATTTACTTTATGATAAATCAAAAAAACTTGTAAAGAAAATCTCTCATCAGGAAGGTCAACAATTAGTTAAAGATAAAAAAATAACTCTTGTAAAGAGATATGATGTAGAAAACGAAAAACAAAAGAGTGACCCAAATACTCCTGTGAAAGAAATGGGATATGCAGAAAGAAGAGAATGGATTAATGAAAACATTGTTCCTCATTTAAAATCTGCTGTTAATTATTGGAATTCTTATAATCATGGAAGCTTTGATGCTAATGATGAAAAATCAAACAAAGAGTTTCTTGATAAAGTAAGAAAATCAGCTATGTATGGTTCTACCGAAGCTTTTGAAAAAGCAACTTCATTGAAAGTAGATGATAGTGGATGGGGATTACAAAGTCCTGAAGGAGAAGATTTTGAACAAGTAGCTTCTGACAATACTTATAACTCAAGTTATCTTGGATTATTTAATTGGAACTTTAGAATTTACAGCGTATACGATGTACGTTTTGTTTTGATAGCTCATCCTCACATGGGTGGTGATGTTCGTGGTAACTACGGAGACCCAATATTCTTAGAAGGAGAATCTAAAGAAGATGTTTTAATGAAGTTTTATGAAGAAGTTGTTGATGGTAAACACTCAGTTAATCTTGAATTTAAAGATGGTACTTCAGTTACATTTGATGCGCAACAGGATTCTGACGTTAATTACTATGAACTTTATGATGATGGTTCTAAAAAGAAAAAAATTAAGTTAGGTTCACCTGTTGAAATATTAACTACTACATTCAAAACATTTGGAGGTCATAAAGGTGATGACTTCGTTGAAGAGATTGTTGATGAATTCGAAAGAAATAATACAAATAAAAAAGAAAAAGGTGGTAGTTTAGATTATGATGATTTTGAAATAAACAAATTGTATAAAAATTCAAGTGATGGTCAATTATATACATTTATTGGAAGAGATAATAATGGAGATGGAAGATTAACATTCATAGGTAAAGATAAAATTAAAAGAATATTTCCTCCATCAAAAATGAGTATTGTTGATGAATTCGAAAGAAGCAAGGACAAGAATAAAAAGAAAATGTCTAATGGTGGTGGGGTTGGTGAAGAACTTATGGGTGGTCAACCTAACACATCAAAACCGAGTGGATATAAACTAATTTCAAAAAAAGGTAAAGAAATAATAGTTTCAGATGATGGTGGAAAAACAAAAGAACTATGGTATAAAAACAATGGATTTGTTGGTTATACTTTACATTACGAAGGAAACCAATATGAGTTTGTAGAAAGTTTTGCTAATGGCGGTGGGGTTGGTGATATTAAAGTTGGAGATATTATTATTCTTCCTTTCGATATGAGAACGACATTAAACGGAGTAAAATCAAAAATAGATGAAAATAAAAAAATTAGGACTTCAAAATGGTTAGTTGAGGAGTTATTCACCGATACTCATAATAATAAAAGGGTAATAATTTCAAACAGTAAAGAAAGAAGAAATACATATTTAGAAAAGGTCAAGCAGATTATAGGATTATTAAATCCTAAATACGCTAATGGTGGTGGGGTTGGTGAACCAATTGCATATACTCATTACGGACATTGGGGTAAAAGGGCTGTTCCTATTTACTATGAAAAAGAAATTAAAGGTAGCACATTTCATCTTGTAAGAAATACTATACCAAAAGGTGATAAGGGAGAGGGTAAATTAGCTTGGGATATTGTAATGGATGGTGTAAGTATGGGTACAGCATCATCATTTGAAAATGGTAAAAAAAGTATTGATAATTGGTTTAATAATTACGCTAAAGGTGGTGGGTTAAGAAAGTTCCAAGAAGATGACTTCGTAATAGGTATTGCTAAAAATAAATATTATGGTGATAAAGGTCAAATTTTTGGATACACAGACCAAACAGGAAATCCAATAGCAAAAGGATTAGTTGTTGTAAGGATGTTAGATAATTCAGGATTAAAATATATCCCTGAAACAGACCTTGATTTTTATAACCCAAAAGGTGTTCCGTTAAGTGAAAAAAACAAAGCACGTTTGAAAGAGTTATTTCCTAATGAACCACATAACTTGCCTAGATACCAAGAAGAATATGAAGCAAGAAGTAGTAAAGGTAAAATGGCTAATGGCGGTGAATTGTCATCAAGTATGATAGGCAAATCTCTATCAAGTGGTACATTGAAGTCAGAACATCTTATAGAGTCTTTCATGGATTTTTTACAATCTGTAAAAGTAGAACTTGGTATTGAAGAAAAAGTAAATAATCTTCAGGAAGAAGTTAATGCTTTAGAAAAAGATGAAGATGGTGATTTCGTTGGTGAGTCTGAAGAAACCGCTACATACATTTTAAATGAAGATATTTTCGATTTATTAAATAACATTGCTCCTGAAGGAACTTCTTTTGGTTCACACGAAGGAAATGGTTCTGACTTTGGTTTTTGGGAATACGAAAATGATGAAGAATTTGCTAAAGGTGGAGGAGTTAGTGATACGAAAAAAATTAAAAAAAGATTAGAGTATCTTAGAAAAGAACTTCGTGCAGAGCGAATTAGTCAAGGTGAATTGATTGAACTTCAATCATTATCAAAATATATTGATAAAGGTGATGTGGAATTATTAGAAGCAGCAGGAGTTCCTGAATTTGAAGATGATGATGAAGTGGAAGAAGAAAAATTTAGATATAAAGATATTTATAGTTCGCAGGGTGGAATGACATTTGAAACGGGAGAAGAAGTAGAAGAATTTATAAAAAGAACAAAGCCATTTATACGAAAAGAATTAAAAAAAGGTAATTTTGTTGTAGTGTATAATGGTAAAGAGTATTTTATAGGAGAAAAATTAAAAATAAATGATGAATACGCTGATGGTGGTGGAGTTGGTGAAAGTATTTTAATTAAAAATATTATTGGAAAATATGAAAAAAAGTATGGCTATAAGCCATCAAAACAAGAATTAAATAATCTTTATTCAAGTGGACAACTTTCTTTAACGGATGAAGAAGAAAACGAATTGATAAAATATTTTAATGAATACGCTGATGGTGGTGGACTTGATAATACGGAAGAAATTAAAGAACGATTAGAATATTTGAGAGGAGAACTTCGTGAAGAACGAATTAGTCAAGGTGAATTGATTGAACTTCAATCATTATCAAAATATATTGATAAAGGTGATGTTGAATTATTAGAAGCAGCAGGAGTTCCTGAATTCGATGATGAAGAATTTGCTAAAGGTGGAAGCTTAAAAAAAACAAAAGCAAAATACGTTGAGCTTCTAAACGAAATAGGAGTTCCTGAACATGACCATCCTGAATACGGAGGAAGAGTTCCTTATAAGCATTTAAATACTTATGGACTTTGGTTAAGAAAGAATGACCCTATTGCCTTTAACGTTGGTTATTCAGATTGGGCAGGTGAGGATGACTACAAAAAAGGTGGAGCTATCAAACAAAGAGGCGCACAATATGAAAGAGATGTTCCTTATGGTTCAAGAGACACGTCAGTACAATCCCGACTTGTTGGATACCGTTATCGTAAGATTTTAGATAAGTCTACAGGAATGATGCGTAAAATTAAAAAAACAGATAAAGAATATTACAAACCTGTGACCCAAAAAGATATTAAAGCATATGAAGAAGGAGATGTGAAAGCGAGAAAAATGATTTATCAGGAGAATCGTCGTGACCATTCAGATAAAAACCCTAAAAATAAAAGAGCATACTAAAAAAAAATATCTGTAACATTCTCAAAAGGTGTTACAGATATTGTTTAAAATAAAAGATTAATATTCATTAATTTTACAAATATTTTTTAAAGCAAATTTTCAAATGACACCTCAATTAAAAAAAGTATTATTGATAGGCGGAAGCTTATTAGCTATTGCAGCAGGTATAGCAATTTATTCTTACAGAAAGAACAAGCCTGATAATACTGATACAGGAGGTGATTCAAGTAAGGAAAGTAATCCTGAAAGTGGCTCTGATATTCCTAGTGATATTAGTCCAAGTTCTAACGTAAAACCATCTCGAACATCTACAGGTTCAGGTAATTTAGGAGTTGCTTACAAGCCAACTAAATTAGTTACTTTGATTGATTATTTATCAGAGAATACTGATGGCGCAAATGGAAAAAGTATTTCCGCTAAAATAGATGGTTTAAAAGTGTATGATTTAGCAGGTAAAGAAGCATTCAAAACTACAAAAGATAAATTCTTAGGTAGAATAACAAAAGCAACTAAAGATAGCAAAGGTACTATTATGATTTACTTCAAAGGCGGAGCTAATGGTGTAGATTATAAAATGCCATCAGTAGGTTTAAACGTAGCTATTTAATTAAATAAAAAAAGACACTCAAGATGAACAGAAGAACAAAATTAGCTTTAGCAAGAGACAAAAATATTAAGGCTCAACACGCAGGTAAACGTACATCTGCTGATGGTAATACTTATTATGAATATCGTGAAAATCGTTCTGATGTCAACAGAACAAAGAGATTCGCTAAAGGTGGTTCTACAGATGAATTAACTCTTGAAGAAGCTAAAGAAAAGTTTGAAGATTCATATTGCGTTTCTATCCCTTATAAATATTGGAATTACGAAGCACCAACAAAAAGAATTCAAAAATACTTAAATACTGAATCTAAATCAGTAGGTAAAGATTTGATTTCAGCTACTTGGTCTACTAATGGTGATATGACAATTATTAGTTCTGATTCAAGTTATAATGTTCCAAATGTTTCTGAAAAACAATACGATAATTTTTGGCAAGAACGTGAATTAAATGAAGAAGAAGAGTTCGCTAAAGGTGGTTCTATTAAGCAAGAGTTTCTTGAACATCCATTATTAATTGAAAGACGTAGTGATGGTACTTTAGATGTTGATTTTGACTCTAATAATTCGACAGGTTGGAGATATAGTACTGATGATATTGGTGAAGCAGTAGCTATAATGATAAATAGTAAATACAAAAAAAATCCTAAAATTCGTGAGATAGCTATTACTCCAAAACAATTAAAAAAATCTGATGAAAAAACAATTGTTTATTGGCTAAGTGGAGGTAATAAAGCTTGGAGATTTAATCAAGCTGACTACAAACATTCTTTTGATAAAACTTATGATGATTTATGGGAAAAAGATGCTAAAAAAATAAAAAAAGAAATTCTTAAATTAAAAAATATTGGAGAAGTAATGGATTTCTATTACAAAGAATATTTAGAATACCCTCATTTTTATTCAGATGCTTTAGAAAATGGATACGTTATAGATGAAGAAGATGAGGATTACGCTAAAGGTGGTGGAGTTGGTAAAATTAAAAACATTAAATATAAAGATGTTATTGATAATTATAATAAAATAACATTACCTGAAAATGTTTTTCTTAAGGGAAATAAATATGTTGGGGAGGCATCTATTGTAGATGGTTATAATGGTTATGATTCAACTCCTCAAGATGGTTTATTTGGAGTTTTTGAACCTGTTGGTGTAGGTCAAAATATTTGGAACGGATTTAAGGGTTATCTTCAAGATGATAGAGGATTTTATTTAAGAGCAAAACAAAGAAGAGGACATAATATAAATACTGAAGATGGCAAAAAAACATACGCTAAAGGTGGTGGAGTTGGTAAAATTAGAACTATATCAAATTGGAATGAACTTGTAAAAGCAATTCGTTTTAATGGAGGTGTTCATAATTTTAGAGGTATTAATATTTCTTCAAAAGGTGAATATACAGATTCAGCAATAGTGAATTTTTTAAATAAAAACGGATTTGATTTTCAAGCAAAAGAAGAATCTCTTTTAGATAGAAGTTCAGGTAAGTATAGGTTATTCAAAATTATATCTACAAGAAAGTCGGATGAGGTTAAGAGATTAGCACTTCATATACTTGAAATGGGATTGGATACTGAATGGTCAGCTTATTACGAGCCGTTAGGTGAAAATCCAACTATAAAGTCAAAGGTGGAAAAATACGGTATAGATTTACCCCTAAAAGATAGGGTTGATAGGTTGATATACGCTAATGGCGGTGGGGTTGGTGATAAAAAAGTTGGAGATACTATAAAGATAAAGCCATCAGGAATGAGTGCTAAAATTGAAGAAGTATTATCATATGGATATGAAGTAACTTCTTCTAATGGCAGAACTATGTATGTTGATTTTGATTTTATTGACTTTGAAAGTAAAAAAGAATACGCTAAAGGTGGAGAGATTTCTGAAGATAGAATAAATGAAGTTTTAGATAACTACATGATTGCCGCTTTATGGTCTTCTACTGATATGGATACTGATGAGCCATTAGATGCTAATTACTCTGTTTCTGATATTGCTCCTGCTACAAGAGAAAGAATGTACAAGGACGTTAAAATGTTCATTGAAGATAACTACGATGCTATTGAAGCAAGTGGTTCATCTGATGAGCAACTAGGTCATGATATATGGCTTACACGTAATGGTCATGGTGCAGGATTCTTTGATAGAGGTTACGATAAAGATGTTGAAGAAAAATTAGAAAACGCTGCTCGTGAAATGAAAAGTGTTGACCTTGAAGTTGGAGATGATGGAATGATTCATCAATTAGGTGTTTTCAAAAAAGGTGGAAAAATTAGTTTAAAAAATAAATATGATGGTCATAGTTCTGAAGATATTTGGAATAATTGGAGTGAGGCTCAAAGAAGTCACTTTTTATTAGACCATAGTGAACTTTTAGATGATGATAGATTAGAAAATAATTTAGGTTATTCTAGGATTGTTCAAAAAGATAAAAATTATTCTGATTTAACTGACCACACAAAACGAGTTTTAGAAGCACATGTTAATAGTGGACAATATAAAAAAGGTGGAAGTTTAAAACGTTCTAAGTTAGCAATTTCAAGAGATAAATCAGTGAAAGCTTTACATGGTGGAAAACGTGTTTCTGCTGAAGGTAATGTTTACTATGAAAACAGAGAAAATCGTTCTGATGTTAATAGAACAAAGAAGTTTGCAGAAGGCGGAGAACTTACTGAAAAAGAACAAGAATTAAAATCAAAAATTGAAGCTATTTTAAATAAAGTAGTTCCTAATTTTTATCATAACATTTGGACATATAAAAACTTCTTCTCAGAAGGTAAAAATTTAGGTATCGTTATTGCCGCTTCTGATTACGCTATTAATAATGTAAGAGGTCAATACCCACAAGCTGTTAGTCTTACTTTAGACTTATCTTCACTTGAATTACATCCTCAAATATTTGGAGGTAATGGTGGTCAATCTATTTATAGAAATCCAAATATGAATGACCCAAAGGAACAATACTTAGCTATGAAATCAGTTAAGATTCCTTTTAGAACCCCTACTAAAGAAGAAGGTGCTGTGTTAAAAGCGATTGAGAAGTTTGCTGAGAACTATAAAAAGACACTCAAAGAAAATATTGATACTTTGAAATACAAAGAGTATGTTGATTACGATAAGCTTTTAAATAACGAAATGAAAAATGGCGGTGATGTTGAATCAGAAAAGCCTTACTATGTTTATAATTATAAAACTCAAAACATTGAAAAATATTTTGATAATGAAATAGAAGCAGAAGATTTTGCTAGTACGTTTGATAGTGCTAGTGTTATGGTAAATGAAAACTTTGCTAAAGGCGGTGGAGTTGGAGAAGAATCTAATTTAAAAATTACAAGTTCTGAAGATTTAGAAAAAATTGCTGAGTATATGACTAAAGCAGTTAAAAAACACCGATGGGATTTAAAAGATTTAATTTACTATTTTGAAAAAGATAATAATTTTGATTATAAAGTAAGAGTAAAAATATGGGATGAAATGAATGGGTACGAGATGCCTAAAACTTATGATAATATTTTAAAATTATTACAAGAAATAGTTAAAGGAAATAAAGAAATGAAAAATGGCGGTGGTATTAGTGAAAGATTTATTTTTGGTATTGAATATAAAGAAAGTCCATCAAGTAGAGTATTTAAAAAATCATCATTAACTATGAATGGTAGAGATACTAAAGAAATGAATGAGGCTATAAATAAAAATGCTGAAGCTTTAAAGAATCAAGAAGGTTGGTTTGAAGTTAGAACAACTAAAAATCCTATTCTTAAAGAAGGTGGTAAATTAGATTTGTCTAAACATTTACATTCAGGAAGATACATTAGCCTTGATATTACACCTAATGGTAATTTGAAAATTACATTAGATGAAGATGGAAGAGCAGAAGTTTTAGAAATGCGTGATGATGACAGAAATGATGATTATATCATGTCAGAATTATTTGATGATGTAAGAGGGAATTCTGAACTTATGTATTTTGATGATATTGGCGCACAAGGTTTTGGATTAACTGAAGCTCCTGCTATTACTGATGGATTCTATTATGATGATAACGGAGATTTAACTGATGAAGGTCATGATGATTCTGAATTGTATTACCATGAAAGGTACATGATTGATTCATTTATTGATACTATGCTTGAACAGGGTTATGTTATTTTTGATAGAGCAGGTACTTATGCTAAAGGTGGTAAAATATCTTCTTCATTCAATGAGGATACCGACTCTTGGTTTGATGGTTTATCCGAATTATCAAGTGATATGAAAGGAAATGAAAAAATGGATAAGTTACTTTCTATTTCTGATAAAGAAGCATCAAAAGAAAACATTGAGAAATTCAAAAGTATATTGGAAGACTGTGAATGCCCAAAACCTGAACTAAAGAAAAACATCATAAACCATTTGGATAAGGTTTTAGATTCAAAATATAAAAATGAATTTAAAAACTCTTTTGGTGGAAAAAGAAATAGTGGAGGTAAAACATCCGCAGCAAGTGAATTTTTAAGTATGTTCAATCAGGCTGCTACTTATAAATTTGCTAAAGGTGGACGAGTTGGTAAAAATGAAGATGTAATCGAAAGTTTCCTTACTTCAACCGAAGAAGTATCAACTAAAAACTTATCTACTCATTACAATGAATATGATAAAGAAATTTTACTTAGAAACTACTATACATTAATAGCAACTCGTAAAGGAGATGTTGTTAAAATATTAGATAAAAAGTTTTCTCCAACTACTTCTAAAATACAAAGTAAATTAAAGAGTGTAGCTAAAGAAAAAGGTCTTGATATTAAAGATGTAAAAGAGTTTGAAGATGGAGGTTCTGTTGGAGAATTTGATTTAGTAGGAATCGAAGGTTCAATACTTAAATCTCTTTCTTCAGGAAAAGAAGTGAGCGTAGATAAATTGACTTCTTACTTAGGTCGTAAACCTAAGTTTGAAGAAAACGTGGTTGGATTTAAGGTGCGCAAGTGCTTTTTAAGACCATACTTTAAAGTGGCAGATTAAACCCTGTATATAAATCAAATTAATAATTTAAAAAAAAAAGAAAAATGAAAAAAATGGACATGAAAACAATGCTTATCGGGGGAGGTATCGGTACAGCTTCAGGAGCAGCAATCGCTTATTTTATGAAGAAAAAAGACATGAAAAACATGTTAATTTTTGCAGGTGCAGGATTAGTTGCAGGTGCTTTAGCGGGTTACTTCTTAGGAGGTAAAAAAGCTGACACTACACTTAAACAAGTTAACCCTGAAGTTAAGGCAGCAGAAGCTACAGCTAAAACCGCAGATGCAGTTAAAGCAGCAGCAGAAGCAGTTAAAACAGTTGCTAACGTAGAGGCAGGTAAGTAATCTATGTCTGAAAATAAGGATAGTAAGAAGAAAAAAATAAATGACAAGCAGGTTGTTAAACCCGCAGGTAATCGATTTATGAAAAATTCAAAAAAAGAAGTTAGTGGTAGTAAAAAACTTGCTGATGGAGGTAATGTTGTTGAAAATGTAAGTTGTAGGTTAGTAACTTATGACATTCATGGAAGCAATGATAGTGGATTTTATGTAAATCAAATTTTTTCTTCTGAAAAACTTATTGAATTTCCTTTTGGAACTAAAAATGATAAAATCATTGATGTTCTTAAGCAACAAGGAATTCTAACAGATAAAGCTAGTCCCGAAAATATAAAAATTGAAGGGTCTCAAGATTATACTTTATTCTTTACCGATTCCAATAAAGGTATGCCTCTTTTTGAACTTCAAAATATTGAAAATTATGAGAAGAAATCAGATGGAGGCAGCCTGCAAGGAAGCGAACTTTTAAGTCAAGAGTATTTTAAAACAACAGCTCCAATTAGAACTGTTCCTTCTACTCAAGATGTACCTTCTGTTGGTCAGGAAAATTTAGTTAATACTCAGGTTCAATCAACTGAACAAGTTAAAACTGAAGAGCCTAATCCATCAGGAGATTTGATTTTACCTGACTATGATAATAGTAATAATCAGGAAAGTATTTTAAGACAACATTTAGTCGGCAACGAAATTCATGAATCGCACTTTGAGCAAATACTTCAAAGAAAAGCCAAGTACGAAGAAGTTGTCGGAACTCTAAAATTACGTAAGTGTTTTTTAAAGCCTTACTATAAAATTATTTAAGATGAACATTAAAGAAAAAAATGTTAAGCTTCTTTTGTCAATGCCAAATTTCAAATCAAAAGATTTTGAGTGGATTAATTGGTACGACAAAATAAATGGCAGATATGGAAGACAAGATTCTGCTCGTATATTCATGGCTGCATGGAGAAAACGTGGAAGTAAAGATGCTAATACTTATCAATTAAGAAAGGTTCTTTCTGAAGATGGTATTAATATATCAGAAGGTGTTCTAAATGAAATAGCTGACTTAGGTGGAGGTATTTCAGATTCTTTTGGTAATATCATGAAAATTGGAAAATATGCTGCTTTTGCAGTTGGAGGAATATTAATTTTAGGCTTAGGACTTCTTGTTTATAATGTAGCGAAAAATCCAAATGCTTTAGTCGGGGGAGGGATAAAAAAATGAACTTAAAAGATAATAAATTATTAATAATTGGTGGTATTATTGTTACAGGTACAACTATTTTTATTCTATATAATAGAGCTAAAAAGAGCGCAGAGGTTGATTTTATTCTTGAGAAAATAGAAGAATTTAAAACTGAAAATAGTGGAGATGTAAATATTATAGAAAATTTATACAAAAAAAACTTATTAGATACTAAAACAAATCCACTTCCAAAAGGAGTTAAAATTTTTAATAATAAAAAAGAAGATTGGGGTAAAATAACCGTTCAGTTAGCAAGTGATTTTAGAAAGGCAATTGAAAGAGTAGGAACAGATACAGATTCTTTTTATAATACTCTTAATAAAATAGGGAGTGTTTTAGAGTGGCAAATGGTCAACTTAGCTTATGTTAAATTAACAACAAGAAATTTAATGCAGGATATATTTGAAGAATCTGCTTTTAGAAAAGGCTCTATTGGAATTTTAACTACAAGTCAAGGAGGTTCTATTCTATTAGTAGATAGACTAGCTAATATTTTAAAAACAATGCCTCAATACCGTTTCAAATAATATATAAATAGTGAATAAGACTTTAGTTAAAAACATATTGATTGCCGTTTTAGTTCCATCAGTAATATCCGTTGGGTACTTTGGTACTATTTATCTATTACGAAAAAATAAAGAAAAGAAAATTTTAGATGAAGTAACTAAAAAAATATTATCTGATAAAACAAAATTAGAAGGTGGAAACGAAGAGTTAATTAGCAATTGGAAAAAAACTTTATCATCAATGAAAACTGATGATTTTAATCCATTTTACGACTACTTTATGGCTACTATTCCAAATGAAAAAAAGAATGAAATTAATATTTCTGTTATTTCAGAAAAAGGTTTGAAAGCGATTAAGGAAAAAGAAATTGAAAAATTATTTGAAGATTTAAAAAAGATTTAATGACAAAGGGAACTAAAATAGTATTTTTTTTAATTGTTGGATTAGGACTTTCACTTGCTACAAATGCCGCTGTCTCTTCCTATAGGTTAAAGAAAAAAGAAGAAGAAGCATTAAGTGAGAATCAGAAATTCATAAACTCAATGCGTGAAAAATATAAGGAAATTAATAATTTCGATGAATTTCATGAAGGTGTTAAATATGTTGAATATCCAACACCTTTTGGATATGATTTAAGACTTTTAAAACAGATTGAAAATCTTTCTGAATTAATAACGCTTGATGAACTAAAGATTGTTTACGAAACAGCTAAAAATGGTTTAGCTAAAAATAACGAAGAGAAAAATACTAATTTTCTAAAATTGATGCATAATATTTTTGATAATAAATAATGTCAATAAATAAGGAAAGATATATAAAGATAACTAATTTCATTATAGATAATATTGAGGGTGGATACTACCATCCTGATATGTTGAAAGATGGAAGAGTTAAAGATAATCGATATGCAAGTAGCGGTGAAACCATGTTTGGTATTGATAGAAAAAATGGTGGTAGCTTGAACACATCTCCTTCAGGAATTAGATTTTGGAAAGCCATAGATTTGGTTGGAGCTAGAAAAAATTGGAAGTGGAATTACAAAGGTGGGCAATATGAAGATAAATTAAAATTAGGTGCTGCTGATGTTATGTATGAACAATATGATAAATTAGCAAATAGATACCTGTCTTCTGAATCAAGAAAAATAATTGAATCTGATGATAGGCTTTTATTTAATTTTATTTATGCTACATGGAATGGTTCAGGATGGTTTCAAAGATTTGCAAATGATTTTAATGAAGCTGTTTCAAAAGGTATTGCTAATAAAAACGAACTAGTTAGAGTTGCTTTAGATAGTAGAATAAAAAGTGATAGTAGTTTAGTAAGACAAGGCGGAAATAAAATCGCAGGAATTATAGACCAATTAAAAAACGCTGCTGAAATTACTGCTAATGAAGTGGAACAAGGAGTGAAAGATAGCCATGTTATTCCGATTCTATTAATTAGTTTAGGAATTGCAGGGATAGTTTATTTCGGATTTATTAATAAAAACACAAAATTTAAATTAGCATAATAAGAAATGACAAAAAACAATAAAATATTATTAGCATGTGGTGTTGTTTTAGCAGCTACATTAGTTGTTATTGGTGTAAAAAAATACAGAAAAAATAAAGAGCAAGAAGATAAGTCTAACTTTGTTGAAGACATGTTGGATAATTTTGGCAAGGCTTCTTTAACCCAATTTGCATTTAAAAATAATTCATCAAATGCTGTTCAAATAAGATTGTTTGATACTTATGGTGGAGGTAATTATTCTAGTTTATCAAATACAAACTTACCTTACTTTAATCAAACTCTTCCTAGAGAACCTAAGAAAGTTAAAACAATAAAAGTAATAGCTAATGGAGTAAACGCAGTGTCTCAAACAAATCAAATGTTTGTAAAGACTTGTAAGGATGCATCAGGAAATTCTGCTACTGAAGAGTATATACCAATGATGTCAACTATGCAGTTTCAATCTAAAATGACCGAGATTAGACCGAATAATTTAATATTAGATGGTACTTGCTTTTTAGATTACGTTATTCAACCAAAAACAACAGTTACGATTATCATAGATTATGATAGAGTAAGTGTTTCAGGTAATTTAAGTAAATCAAAAAAATAAATAATATAATTTAAAAAAAAATGGCAGAATTAATTACTATAAAAGGTACGGCACAAGCTGAAGGTAAAGAAATAAAAGGGTATTTATTTCCTGATAAAATAGAGGACTTCATTGTTCCTTCAACAATTATTTTTGCGCCTAATTATGGAGTTAATTTACGTGATAAAGTTACTAACAGAAATGATGGTAAGGATTATCGTTCTATTAATATTGTTAGTAAAGAAAATAATAAGTTAATTGCAGACAACGGAATGTACATGAATTGGATTCCAAAAGGATTTATTGGAGGTAAACCACAGATGCTTATCGCTCCTTCTGATGCTATAAAACAATCTGATGTAAATACAAATGCAACAATAGAACTGCCTAAATCATTAGAAAGCGCAATGGGTAAATTGAAATCTTTTTCAGATAGAGCAAAAGTATTATCTCCTATTGGTTTTGTAGCAGGTTTAGGATTTGCTCACTATAAAAAATCAAGTGTTAAAGGTTATATTGGATACGCATTGTTATTCTCATTTATAGGTACATTGGTAGCTGCTGCATCTGTAAAAATTGTTCCACCTAAAAAATAAACATATGAAAAGATTAGTGTTCAATAGACCGAGAGTTGACCCACGTACAGGTCAACAAGTTTTACCGCAACAAACATATGTTTTTTCGGTTAAATCAGATGGCTATTTAGACGAATTAAACGGAATAAATGTTCCTGTAAACATAGGTAATTCTTTTATTATTAAAGATAATACATCTAAAATTAATGTAATACGTCCTGATAGAACAGGAGGTGTTCAAACTATTGAACGTGAATATTGGGTTTTAGTTAATCCTTTAAGTGGAGATAGAAAATATATTGATGCCCTTAGTATTGGATTTGATGTTTTACCTGTTCGTGAAGTTTCAAATAATAAAAACAAAGTTCAAACTATAACTGCATTTGATGGAAGTGATTTATCAAATATGGAAAATCTTGATAGTGGATTTGATGGTTTTTTTACAAAATAAAAATTTCATAAGAAATTAAAAAAAAATAAAATGAAAAAAGGATTATTATTAGGGGTTACTGTATTAGCTGCATTAGGTATAGGTGTTGGAATATACATCTATAAAAAAGATAATAAACTTTCTGATTCAGATTTTGATGCGCTTGTAAGTTTGTCTAAAAATAAAGGACAGGATATTTTTGATATTTCTGTTGATAGACTAGCTTTAGTTAAGAAAAAATATTTAGATAAATTCAACAGAAAAAGTCATAATGAATTTATGTCGATGCTTAGCAAAGGCGAAAGTTCAGAAAAGTCTCTAACTGCATCAGAGAAAATAAAAGTAAGAGAATTTCTTAATAAATTAAAATAATGGGATATAAAGTAATGGGTCAATTAGTAGATTCAAGTAACAAGCCAATTGAGTTTGCTACCATCTACACATCTGATGCAAATGGAAAGCCATTATCAGGTTCTAAAAATACTCAGTCAGATGAAAAAGGAAAATGGATTCTTGATGGAGTTCAAGATTCTGATTATATAACCATCACTATGGTTGGATATAATAAAAATATTTTCCCTGCGAAATCTGTAGTTCCTATTGATTTAACAGGTATGGGTATGCCTATAAGAGCCATTAAAAAAACTCTAAAAGAAGATGCTCAAACTATATTAGCTGATGTACCAATTGTTTCGAAAAGAGTTATTAAAAAAGAAAACAAACTAGGTAAATACATAGCTATAGCTTCATTAGGAGTAGTGTTAATTTCAGCCTCAATTTTATTATTAAATAAAAAATTAAGCTAATCATGAATAAAAAAGTTAAATACGCATTAGGATTTGGAGCAACAGGAACTCTTGTTGGATACTCTATTTCTAAATTTATTTTTAGGAGACCTTCCGCAAACAATATTGTTTCTTCAGTTATTGGTTTAATAGCAGGAGCAGCATTAGGGTATTTTGCAGTAGAAGATGATTTAGTTGGAGAAGGTAAAGTTGACGCTGATTCAAAAAAAAATAAAATAGTTTTTACAAGAGAAGATTAAAAAAATAAAACAAAATGGCTTCTACGCTTAATATAAAAATACCTGCTATATCACAATCATTTTATGATGATGATTCCGCTAAAGCTAATGAAGAAAAAATAGTAAATTTCATTAGACCTAAGTATGGGAAAACAATTAATTATATTGGAAGTATAGTTGGCTTACCTTCAGAATTAATTGAAGGTGTTATGTTCGTGGAGTCGGCAGGTAAGTGGGACGCTCAATCACCATACGCAATAGGAATCATGCAACTTTCACCCGCAACGGCTTCGGATGCTCTTATTTTCGAAAAAGGTGCAGGTAGATTAGATAAACCTGAGCAAGACTTACTGAAAAAATATTTAGGTAATAGGTATTCAATAATTGAAAAAGTTAAGCCTAAACAGAAATCATTAGGTAAGACATTTATAACGAAATCAGACCTTTTAAATCCAAGTTTTAGCATTTTGGTGGGGAGCATATTGCTGAAGCAATTATGTGATGAATTTGTTGAAAATGGTAAGGTTAGATTAGATAAGGTGATTGCTGTTTATAACGGTGGTAGATTTAGTAAATCATCAAAGAAAATAATTCCATTCAAAGGTTCAACAAATGAATTAATCAAGTTAGTTCCAACTGAAACAGCAAACTATATAAAGAAGCTAATTGGAGTTAATTCGATACTAGACATCTTGATTTAAAATAAATAAGTATTAAAAATAATAACAAAATGACACTAACAAAAGGACAAAAATGGGGAATAGCAGGTGGAGTTACACTTGTTTTAGGAGTAGTAGGACTTTATCTAAAAAAACAATTCGACTACATTTATAATGCTAAATGGGCAATGGGTGGAGTTAAAAATCTAAAGGTAGCTTTAGATAAAATTAGCTTTACTTTATTCTATAATGTAGATAATAAAGGTGATTTAAGTGTAATTATATCAGGACAAAATTATGATGTATTTGTAAATGGAAAATTTGTTTCTAAAATAACAAACGATGAGGATGTTAAGATTAAGTCTAACTCAGTTTCTAAAATACCATTCTATGTTAATTTAGACCCAAAAGATGTAGTAAAAGCAGGTATAGCTAATATTTCAGATTTACTTAATAATCAGAAAAATGTTAAAATCCTTATAAAAGGAAAATTGAACATAAAGGCAGGAATTGTAAATATGAAAAAATATCCATTTGAACTTCCTTTTACTTTAGCTGATGTAACTAGTAGCACAAATAAAGATGTTGAAAATGTTACATAAGTTGAGTGTCTTTTTTTTATAAGTAACCATTATTTTTATTATTTTTGAACCTTAACAGCAAAAAAATAAAAACACAATGGAAACAGCAGAAATTGTAAGTAAAATTCAGTCAGCTTTAAAAAGTTGCGCTGAGAGTAATGGAATACCAACAAAAGAAGTTCGTGTTCGTATATCTCGAAAAAAAGGATTTATTGCAAGCACAGTAAAATGTGATGTAATGCAAAAAATGGATTCGGTTAGTGAAGTGAGTTTAAAAGATTTACTTGGTCTTAATCCAATTCAAGCACCTTTAGTTAATACGTATTTAGGTAATGCGTTAGCTAATTTTGCTAAAAAAGAGAATATTGATGAAAACACTGTGAATGGAAGGTTTTATACTACAAGCGATGATTTTAATCCAAGATTATATTTGTATAATAATGACACTCCAATTAGAGAGGTTAAAATAGAAGAATTAATTAGTTAAAATAAAATAAAATGGCATTCACAGAAAACGTAGGTACATACGTATTATCAGCAGATACTTTGACAATAGTAGCAAGTATGGGTGTTACTAGTGTATCTGTTTTACTAGTTAGCGGAACTGTAACTGTTAGTGGTAGTTTAAGTTTAGGAGCGAGAACAAGTGACCCTATAACTCTATCTAGTGGCACTCCTCTTAATGTATCATTTCAATTTCCTATTGATGGATATGTTATTGATGCATCAGCAGGTGAGGCTTTAATTATAGTTGGTAGATAATTATAAAACAATAATCAATGTTTGGAAATACATCATTTGGATTTAGTGGCGCAGGCGGAGGTGGAGGCGGAGGTACTATCGGAGGTGGTGGTACACTAAATTATTTGTGTAAATTCACTCCTGATGGATTAAATATTGGAAACAGTATGTTTTTCGATAATGGTATTTCAGCAGGTTTAGGAACTATTACTCCTGATGCTTCTGCTTTACTAGACTTAACCTCTACTACACAAGGTTTTTTAAGTCCACGAATGACAACTGTGGAGCGTGATGCAATTGTAGCTCCCGTTAATGGATTGTTTATTTATAATACCTCATCATCATTTTTCAATTATTGGAATGGTTCAACTTGGATTCAAATTGACACTTCAACAGGCGGTGATGTTTCAGGAAGTGGAACGACTAATCGTGCTGTTCTTTGGACTGATGGTGGTAACAGCGTAATTGGAGATGCTACTTGGTATTACTCAACTAATGATTATCTTCCTGTTACAACAGGCTCAAATATTGGAGATGCAACTCACAGAATAGGAACTATTTTTATGGCTTCTGTTTTTGATTATGCCAATGATTTGACATTCTATAATGGTACTTCGACTACCATGACTCTTAGTACAGCAGGTAATTTAGGTGTTGGTAAAACTCCTTCTGCTAAATTAGATATACTTCAAAATACTGTTAGTACAGGAGCAAAAGGACTATCTGTTAATTTTAATACTATTGGAGAAGTATTTTCTATTGACGATAATAGTTTTGCTACATATAATGGCAATAATTTCACTATGAGAGCAGGAAATGCTGCTCTAAATATGATAAGTAATGGAGGTTCAAATCCATCAATTTCTTTTAAAATAAATAATGGAGCTGTTACGAGTGGAACATTTTTTGGTGATAATTTCAATATGTTCTTGCAGCCGAATAAATACTTTGGTATTGGAGCAACATATTTTGCAGCTTCTTCTACATTACAAATTAGAGGAGAGGATGCAACAAATTCTAACTACGCATTAAAGGTAGATAACTCTGCTTCTTCTCCTTTATTCTATGTTAGAAATGATGGTAATGCTTATATGGGTAACAATACTTTTGTTTCTGTTGTATCACCAATATCATTAGACTTAGGGGGGCAATATTCAAATGTAAATGGGGCTAATCCTAAATTAGTTATTTATAATAATGGAATAGGAAGAAGTGGATTGGGTGTTTCTTATAATGGAGCAGGTCAAACAGAATTATTCTTTAGAGCAGATAGTAATGCTTATGATTTTACTTGGTATCATGGTAGTTCTACACTTGCAAGATTAAGCCCAAATACTTTTACTCTACATAGAAATGAGCCAAATTTAACTTATGGTTATGCAATTAATTTTGACTTAAATAATTCAGTTGGCTCTCAAAAAACGTATGCGGTTATAAGTGGTGGAATTGTTGATAACACTAATGGAAGTGAAGATGGTTTTTTGAAGTTCTTTACAACTACCGCAGGAACACCAACTGAAAAAATGGTTATTAACGAGTTTGGCAATGTCGGCATTGGAACAACATCTCCAACAGCTAAACTACAACTTGAGGAAAGCTCTTTTACACAAGAACACCTTAAACTTAGTGGTGCTGATTTTTTAGGTATTGCTTCAAGTACAGGTGGTATATCTATGCTTCTTGGCGTAAACACAGGTAATAACAGACAATTATGGATTGCTGATAGTGAAGCATTAACGCCAAATGCAACAAATTCTACTTTAGCATTTCAATTAGGAGGAACTAATGTGCCTAACATTCAAGCATTATCAACTAATGCTACTATACTTAATTTATCATTACAAGCAAATGGTGGAAATGTAGGTATAGGAACAAGTACTCCACAAAATAAACTACACGTTTACACAACGGGTGGGGCTTATCAAGTATTATCAAGAGTTGAATCAAATGCCACTAATGCTATGGTTCATACCGAATGGTTATCGGGAGGAAATACGGGTATTACAATGGGGGTTAAAGGTTCTGCGGTAAATGCCTTTACTGCTTATGGAGCTAATAATACAGGAAGTCTATATTTAGGTACAGGAGTAGCAGGGTTTCAATTTATAAACGCTGATTTAGGATATTGGAGGTTTTATAATGGAACAATAGATACTGCAACCTCTATTTTATCAATGGTAAATAATACTGTTGGTATAGGGGTTGATTCTGCATCAGCTAAATTACAAGTTAAAGGAGTTGATGAAACATCATCAAACTACGCATTAAAAGTAGATAACTCTGCACCCTCTCCTTTGCTTTATGTAAGGAATGATGGGTTTGTTGGAGTAGGAGTTGCTTTACCTGCTTATAAATTTCACGTTCAAATACTAAATGGTGAAATAGGCACATTAGTTTCTGACAACGTAACCAATTTAGTTCAAGCAGTAATAGGTCAAAGAGCATTATTTGGAACGACATCAGCGCATGATTTAGCTTTTGTTACAACGGGTTCTGAAAGAATGTCTATTAAATCAGGTGGAATTATAAACATGTCTTTACAAACAGGAAATGCTGGATTATCTAGTGGCGATTTATATGTAGATACCGCAGCCAATATTTTAGCAAATGGAGATTTAGTAGTAGGCAGAAAAGTTTAATATAATAAAAAAGTCATGACAATAAAATCAAGAAACACAGTAGTATTAGAATCTTCATTAAGATTTAACGAAGATAATACAGCAGTAACTTATCAAGCAAATACAGAACTTTATGTGGAGGGGAATACATATTTGGATTTAGTTACACCTCAAACAATATTTAATTTAGTTTGTCCTGTTGCGGATGTAGCAAACATTATGGCTGTTACACAAACACAAGTTGATGCTTATATTTTAGCGACTTATCCACCTGTTGCTTAATTTTAGGAATATATTTTTAGTAGTAATTTAAAATAATAATCAATGTTCGGAAATTCTCCATTTGGATTTAGTGGCGCAGGCGGAGGTGGTGGCGGAGGTACTATCGGAGGTGGTGGTACACTAAATTATTTGTGTAAATTCACTCCTGATGGATTAAATATTGGAAACAGTATGTTTTTCGATAATGGTATTTCAGCAGGTTTAGGAACTATTACTCCTGATGCTTCTGCTTTACTAGACTTAACCTCTACTACACAAGGTTTTTTAAGTCCACGAATGACAACTATTCAAAGGGATGCTATTATTACTCCCGTAAATGCTCTTTTAATTTATAATACAACAACATTATCTTTTAATTATTATAATGGATTAACTTGGATTGAATTTAGTGGTACGGTTATAAAAACTCCTTTTGCCCCATCAAATACAGCTATTGTAGTTGGGGATGATTTTCAAGAAGTGTCGGAAAAGGCACAAGGGCAAATAAACTATATAATATCAAATTATGCGGTGTTAAATTCACCTGCTTTTATAGGTACACCAACCGCTCCTACTCAGGCAGTAAATGATAACTCAACAAAGTTAGCAACAACAGCTTTTGTTTCACAAGCAATATCAAACAATACAGCCGTTTCAAATAGATTATTTAATTATTATCAATTCATATAACCATGACAAAACAAGAACAAATAGAAGTTTTAACTGATAAAATTTCTCAGTTAAAAATGACAAAGGAATCTTATCTTTTACAAAAAGGTAAACAAGTAAAAGGGATTAGTATAAGAACTAATACAGAGTCAGTAACTTTCAATACATTGGTCGAAAATCCTATTTATGAAAAAGTAGTTTCTGATTTTATTGATTCTTTAGTACCTAAAATAGAGGAAGAAATTACGATGTTAAATGATTATATAGAAAAATTATCTAATTCTGAAAACTAATGGCAGCTAATACTATACCTATATTTTGTGATTCAGGAAACATGCTTCCTGTTTCACTTGGAACAACAGCAAACACAGCGTCTGATGGCTCAGGAACTATTGTAACTTTAGTAACGGCAAACGCAGATGGAACTAGAGTTGACGGAGTAACTATAACCAATGCACAAGCATCCCCTGCCGCCTCTTCTGCCATGAGGATAAATATTTTCTTGTCTGATGTTGCGGGGGCTAACTTTAGGTTAATTGGGCAAGGTGTAATGGCATCAGCAACAAGGAGCAACACGGTTCTTGGCTCTTCTGTTACTATTACTTTTGCTCAACCTATCATTATGAGGTCAGGACAATTAATCGGGATATGTCAATCTGTTTACGCTGGGGCGCAAGACTTAAATCATGGAATTGCTTTTGCGAATGATTATTAATGGCTGATTATTACTTTAGAAATACAGGAAATGTTAATTGGGGAACTGCAAGTAATTGGAGTTTAACAGATGGTGGAGGTGCTGATGGTGCTGTTCCAACAACTGCTGATAATGCTTTCTTTACAACTAATAGTGGTAATTGTACAATTGATACTTCAAACAAAGTTTGTGCAAATTTAGATTGTACAGGTTATTCAAATACTTTTACATTCACCACTCTCAATTTACAGATTAATGGAACTAGTTGTATTTTTTCAAATACAATGAGTGTTGTTAGTACTACATCAAATACTTTTGTTTTTAATGCTAATATGACAATAACAAGTAATGCACTTGTTATTAATTTTCCAATTGCATTTGGTTCAAGCACAACCTGTACACTAGGAGATGATTTTTATATTAATAACGGAATTGTTAGAAGTTCTCTTTCTGTTATTAATGGTAATAATTTTTACATTGAAGATAATTCAACATTTATAAATAATGGAACTAATGTATTAACAACAGGAACTTCAGGTGTAATTATAACAGGAGATAATACCTCAATTGGTGCAAGTTCAGGACAAAATGCAGGTATTTGTTTAGATACTACAATTGATTGTGGAACAGGAACTTGTACTTTACTACATGGAACTTTTGTTACTACTGAAAAATTCTACAATTATTCAGGTAGAACATTTAAATATTTAAGTGGTTTTGTTAATATGGACTGGAGTTTTTTCCGTTTAGGAACTGGAACAACAACTTTTGAATTAAATGGACTTGTAATACATGGTATTAGAGCAGTTGCTGGGAGTGTAACTCTTATTCCAAATGGTGACGTTATTGTTAGAGATACTATACAACTTTCAACAAATGGTGCAATAAATGCTGGAACAGGTTATTTTTATACTAAAAATTTGGTTGCACCTAACATATTAAATATAAGTACAGGTACTATTGTTTTTTATGATAGAGGAACTTGGTCAGGTGGTGGACAACTAAGATGTAATGTTATTTTTGAAAATGGCTGTAATACAACATTAACAAGTAATACTATTTTCAGTAATGCCACAATGGAAGTAAAAAGGCTTGCAGCTGTAAGTGGTAAAAATGTAGATTTTACTGTTAATACAGCTACTCTTATAAATATAAATAGAATTGTATTTAAGAGAGTTTTTGTATCAGGAGGTGGAGCTTTAACAATGAATGAATTTTTTAGTGGGTCTGCTGAAATAAAAACTAGAATAACATCTACATCTACATCTAATTATATTATTTCTTTTACTGATAATTTTGAAAAAATATCTAAATTCATAAAAATAAGTAATTGTACCATAACAAATAGAAATCAACTGTTAATAATTACTGATTTGAGTAATGCAGGCTCTAATTTAGGTATAAGATATATTAATAATATTCCTAATGGAATAAGTAAGGGTCTTGGTGTTTCTTATCCACCTTGTTATGGTATAGATGACGGGTTTGTTAATGACCCAATAACTAAATTTTAAAAAATATTATTTATATTTGTATTAAAAATAAATAAAAATGGAAAAAGAAAAAAAAACAGGTGTTATTTTAAACAGTGAAGTTACACGTATTATTATTGGATTGACAGAATTAGGTAATCTTGATATTGAAGATTTTAAAACTAACTATCAAATAGCAAAGACAATAAATAATTTAGGTATGGTAGAAAAAGCCATTAATAAAACTATTGAATCTTTCAAGAAAAAACATATCAGCTTGGGTGAAGATGGTAATTACAAGGTAGAAAATAATTCTTATGTTTTCAAATCAAAAGAAGATAAAGATAATTATATTTCTGAGATTGAAAAAATTCAAGATGCTACTGTTGACACTAAAATTTTTACGATAAAAGAATCTGAACTTAAAAAAATAAAAGGATTGAAAGGAACAACTATGGCAAAGTTGTATGAACTTATTGAGCATGATGAAACGAAAGATTAAAATTTAAATGGAAACTATTTCTGAAAAATACAAAAGAGTTCGTGGTCAAATAAAAGATGGCGATTTTATTCTTTTTAGTGGAACAGGAGTAGTAGCTTCAGTAATAAGGGAGGCAGATAGTGATTCATTTGCCTCCCATATTGGAAGAGTTGTAAAATTAAAAAATAGATTTTTAATTGTAGATAGTAATGCAAGAGGTAATAAACCTGAATGGCTATCAACAAGAATTGAGAGTTATTACAAGAACTCAGACTTCATTGTTATAAGAAGCAGTGTAGACGAAGATATTATTCAATCTAACGTTGTTGATTTCATAAATGAGAGTGATGAGGCTAGAACAAAATATGATTTCAGAAATGGAATAAAGGAATTACTGAACCGAGCTTTCGGTTTTAAATTAAAAATTAAATTAAGAGGCAAATATAATATTTGCAGTCAATCTGTAAGAAAAAGCTTTGAAGCTTTAAACATGGGTACTCTTCAATTTACTTTACTTTCTATTGCCTTCCCACAGGACTACATTAGATTCAGGAATGAGTTCACTACAGAGCTACTTTTTGAAGGAAAGTACTAACGCAACATTTTATGATTTTTTTGTTACAAATATTATTCTTTAAGAAATAATATTATTCATTATTTTTACAAAAAATATACAATAATTATGTCTGACGAAGAAGTTGCAATTTTAACTAGGAAAATTGACAAGGTGATAAACTATCTTCACAATGATGAGGGTACGGGAGAGAAGGGTCTTATAGCTAAAGTTAATGATTTAAAACGAGAACTTACTGAATTCAAAGTTGAATATGAAAAAAATCAAGCTGTAAAGAAGGCTCAGATAGGAATATATGGATTTCTTGGCGGTGGAATACTTTGGTTAGCTAAATTTTTAGTTGAACTTTTTTACAGCAAATAATATTAAAAAAAATAACAGCCATGCCTTTAGATGTAACGAAAATTAATCAGGAAGAACTTACTCCGAATCAATACTTCAAAGAAGATTGTTCTGCTGTAAAAAAACAAATCTTATTGCATTTCACGGCAGGTGCGCCAAGTGCGGCTAATACTATTCATGGATGGCAGTTTAATCCTGAAAGAGTTGGTACTGCTTTTGTCATTTCTCGTGGTAGTAAAACAGAAAAAGACGGTGAAATTTTCCAAGCTTTTGGTTCTAAATATTGGGCTTACCATATTGCGTTTAGCAAAAATACAAACAAAGTGCCTTCAAAGTACCATAATTTTACTTTAGAAACTCAAAGAGCTAAAGAGTCTGTAGCAGTAGAGATATGCAATTGGGGATGTTTAATTAAAGATAAAGATGGTAACTTCAAAAATTATGTAAATGGAATAGTTCCTGCTAATGAAGTTGTCACTTTAGATAAACCGCATCGTGGATATTTATACTACCAAGACTTGACTGACTCTCAAATAGCATCATTAAAAGAACTTGTAATTTATTTATGCGATAAGTATAAAATATCAAAAAAATATAATGCTGATATGTGGGATATTTGTACAAGAGCATTGGATGGAGAAAATGGTATATTCAGTCATGTGAGTTACAGAAGTGATAAGTTCGATTTAGCACCACTTCCAAAGGTTATTAAAATGCTTCAAGAAATAGAACAAGGAATTTAAAATGCAACAGATACTACAACAATATTCAAAACAAATTTATGTACTAATAATATTATTAGTATACCTTATTTCTGTTTGGATTGTTAGTAGATATGTATTTAAAGATAAGGAATTGAAAGTTTGGTTTCTTGCATCATTTTCTGAAAATGGTAAGGCTAGTGGTAAATCTCTAACTGCGTTTATCTTTGCTAAGATATTAGCATTTGCAACCATTGTTGCTGTAATATATGCTCCATCACATTTGCTTCCTGAATATTATTTTATATCTATACTTACTTTTGTTTGTGGATTATATGGAATTAGAATGGCATCCAAATACTTTGGAGCTAATGAAGCTGCTCCTAAAACAGAAAACAATACTACTCCTGATAAATCAAATGAAGCACCTGTAGATGAAAAGAAAGATGCTAAGGTAGATGATAAGTCAAATGAAGAAAAAAATAAAATAGAAGACTTAGGATAGAAAAATGGTAAGTAGATTTAATATACCTCAATTTAATCCTGAATCAAAAACTCACAGGAATTATATAATTGCAATAATTATTATTGTAGCTATTTTTTTATTTCGTGAATGTTCTAATCAAAATAAAACAGATAAATTAGTTAGTGATATTGCTAATTATAAAACTGAATCATCTGTATATAAAACAAAACTTGGTTTAGAAATTAATACTAATAGAGCTTTAGCTTTAGAAACACAAGACCAAATGAAATCTCTTCTTGCATCAGATGATACAATGAGAGAATGGATTTCTAAATTTAAAGAAGTTAAAGGTGGTGTAATAGTAAGAGAAACAACAATAGTTAGAGAAGTACCTGTTCCTTTTGATAAAGTTATACCTTGTGATTTCAAGCCATTTCAAGCCAAGAAGGAAACAAAAGATTTTTTATTCTATACTACTATTGCTAATACAGGTTTAACGATTGATAGTTTAAAAATACCTAATGAAGCTAAAATAATTATTGGAGATAAAAGAACAGGTTTTCTTAAAATGAAATCTAGTTTAGTTGTAGAGGTTAATAATAGTAATCCATATATCAAGACATCTAATATTAGTGGGTTCGTATATGAGCCTAAAAAGAAATGGTATGAGCGTACTTGGGTTAATTTATTAGCGGGAGCTGTAATAGGTGCTTCAACTAGTAAGTATGTAGATAAAAAATTGAATCATTAAATAAAAAATAACAAAAACCAAAAAAATGAAAGAAAAAATAAAACCAATGGCAATCGGTGCGGGCATCGGTGCAGCAGGATTAGCAGGTGTAGCATTCTTAATGAAAAAGCCTACTAAAGGAATGTTAATGTTTGCAGGAATAGGTCTCGCAGTAGGTGCAGTAGTTGGGTATTTGATTAGTTCTAAATCAGAAGAAAAATCAAATGTTGCAGGATATACAAAAGTATGTGAGGCAGAAGATACTAAGGGTAAATGTACTAAATGGAGAAATGTTAAATCTCCAAGTATTGTAAAAGAATAATTATTTTTCGAATTCAATTATTTTCGCTCTAAAATCAATATTCGCCCCTTTAATCTTTTCAAAAAGTTTATTGAGGGCGATTTTCCTTGCTATAAATTTTACTTTTTCTTGTTCAGTAGAATCGCCATCTTGAAATTTTTTTATTGCTATCCTAAAATCTACTAATTCATATTTGTTTTTAGATTTTTCAATTGAGTGATTTGATTTATATTCAAGTACTGCATATTGCCAAATATTATCAACTTCTTCTTTTGTTAGGTCAGCTAATTTTAGCTTGTACCTGATGTAATCATAGAGATTATTTTTAGCATCAACAAAACTTGTTTTACCTGTTTCTTTGTATTCTTCATAAGCATTAATACATAATTTCAGCCATTCGAAATGTAAATACCTTTTATGGTCATCTGATTTTTCTTCAGGTTCTTTTTTCTCAATTATAGTAAGGTATTTTAATGATTCGGCTTTTGTTTCTGAAACGTATCCTTCTAGCCATGAATACATCATTTTGACATTCATCCCAAATACTTGACCATAATAACCTCTTAATCCTTTTTTTAACGCTATTTTAACCTCTTCTAATGTTAGGTTAGAGAAATCATTTTTAATCTCCTCAATCATATAGGTAACTAAAACAGTCTGCTCTTTTTCATCTAAATTGTGACCTGATTCCCAAATTATAGCAAGTATTAAATCAATAAGACTATGCTTTACTACTTTTTCATCTAATGTTCTTATTTTAGGGAAATTTTGAGATGCAATTATCACTTGCTTAGTTAGTTCGGGAATAGTTGATTTTTGAATATCACTAATTGTTAGTGTAGGATGATTCATTAACTTTTCACTCACAATTAAATTGTTATTTTTTTCTTGTTCCATAATTATTATTAATTTTCTTTTTTCATAGAATCAGCCAAAGAAAAAGTTATATCAGTCCTAGATTGTTTTTTTTCTTTTCCGAATGATTTAGAAACATATTCTTGTTTTGCTTTACTTATCTCATTTTTCTCAGCTCTTCTTATTGCGTTTCTAATAGTTGCTTGATAATCCTTTACAGGTGTTCCTCCTTTTGTTACCCATCCAACACCTACGTAGTGGTCGAAAAGTTCTTTAATATTCTCTGTTCCTGTATCAGGACTTTCTGATAAGTAATAAGCTTCAAAATCTTCATAAGAAGGAGGAGTGAATTTTACGCTTTGAGTTCTATTTTTTTTTACACTCTTTACTTTTTCTTCTTCAAATTCAACTTTAACCTTAACTGAATTAAGTAATTCAAGTATCTCAGGCGCATCATTGAATTTTTTTAGATTAGATTGAAGTTTTTCTATAATTAAATCTGACTCTTCATTTCCTTTAATAAGAGGTAATTTTCTTTGATGCTTCAGGAAATCCTTAATAAATAATTTCTTTTTCTTATCGCTAACTAATAAACTTGATAGTGCTATTAAGCTAGTTTTAATGAATTCTTGTTGCATGTTTAATTGACTAGACCATATAACCCAATTTAAATCTATGAATCCTGCCTCATTACAATTATCATACATATATGAAAGCAATAGCTTTGCATTGGGATGTAGTTCAACGAAAAAAGAGTCTTTCCATCTGTCTGTCTCGACAAGTCGCTTCATATTTTTATTATTGAAAAATTATTATACTTCCGTAATAAGCCCATCTTTTTTCGGCTTTTATATTCCAAACTGATTTATCTTCTTTTGCCATCGTATCCAAAAAAAATTTCGTGTAATTGTCAATATCGGGCTTCTCTTCACATGGCATTCCAACTAATTCACTTTTCTTTTTATCACTCCATGAATTTGGTAGGGGAACAAAAAAAACTGCTTCAAAAGTTTTTCCTAAAACGAATTTCATTTTTTCCGCTTGCTCTCTAACTCTATTTTGTAATTGATGATAACGATGAACAACTTCTCTTTTTCTTTTAAGTGGGTCAGGATGATTTGGGTCTGTTTTCCATTTATCTGATTGAGTCATTCTTGGTTTACCCATAGGAACAACATCAAATGCATAAAACCTCCTAGATTTATCTAAAACGTATTTTGAACTATCAACTGAGGTAGGAGTTCCATTGTTGAATTTAAAGCTACCTAGAGACTCTTTTACACGAATAACCTTGTCTATTTTGATAGTCTTTTTTATAACGACTCCACCTTCAATTTTTAATCCTATTTTTGATAAATCTTTTTTCTTAAGTCTCATCACAATTTTTTTACTTCTTCTAATAATTTTTTAATTTCAGTAACAGTTAATGATTTATGATTTTGTAAAAATCGTATATCAACATAATGAACTGTTCCTCTTTTAATTGAGTTGCAATATAATTGAAAGAAAATATGATATTTAATTCCATTTATTTCATAACTACCTGACCAATAGTAATTATGCATTGGTGATTTATTAAATAATAATGGATTAACTTTTTCTTTAATTAACTTAGCTAGTTCAGCCTTTGTATTTAAAATTTTTGGTTTATTCAGGCGGTTCATCATTAAGTAGGTTAATTGGTTTGTTACCTCCGTTAAATGTTTTTTTATTTCCAACTACAACATTAACTTCAGTTGAATTAGATTTATCATCAATTATTTCATATTGTGGATAATCGACAATTTCTTCGTATAAGCGGCTTCCACGTAAAACATCACTAAATATGTCCCTTATGGCAAATCCAACGGCTCGATACATCAACATTCTCTGAGGATATGTAACCCATGCTGTTGGTTTACCTGTGTTAGTTTTCTTTCCCCAAAGCAGAGCTATTTTTGCATCCTTAACTGAAAATGTAGAAATATGTTCTTTTCTACCTTTTCTTTTAACTTTACACACAGCAGTAAAATTATCATCATATGGTTTGCCTATGAATTCTTGTTCAAAGTTTTCACAAAAGCCACTTATTTCAACAAGAGCCATTGCCGCTTCTGTTCTTAATGATGGAATGTTATCAATAACAAAAATATCCCTAAGACCTAATGTAGTATGCATTCCTAATCCTTGCGCCCAACTTTTAGCGACAAAAACAGCTTCCCAATTTTTCAAATGGGAAGGAGCTAACCCTGAATTAAAATAAATTTTCGACTCTTCTTTTAACTCTTCAGTTGTTAATTGCTTTATTTCAGGTTTTAAACTTTGAGTTTTTCTTACTGATAACTTATTGTTTTCGTTTGTCATTTTATTTAAATCTTTAAATTAGCATTAATATTATTTTCCCAATCAGAAGTTTTGTCGCTATTTGCATAGATTCTAATTGAGCCAAACTTCCATTTAATCTGATTAAATTTGAAATCAGGATTAACTGCAATTTCTTTTGTGAATTGAGAATCTAAATAACTGTTTACATCTTCGTTATCAGTTTCAGAACCTCCGAATCCTTCTTCGATGTAGTCCTTCCACTTATTATTAAATTCCTCTGCCTTCATCTTCTTTTAATTTTTACTTGTTTGTTTGAGTTATGTAAATCAAATAGCTCATACCTTATTCCTGTTATTACCAAATCAATTTGGTCGTTTTTTCCTATTTGTTTCTCTAAAATTCTTTCGAAAAAATAAGCATATGTTATATCAGTAAAGATGTTTATATTATTTACTTTAGGAAACATCCATCTTTGTAAATCTTTAACAGCATCTTTAACTAACTTTTCTCTTATCTTATCTTTAAGAAGTACAGGTAGCATTTACTTTTTTAAAACTGTTTTTGTTGTTGAAGTAATTTCAATACCATCAATTTTGAACGAATTTACATCTTTTTCAAGTAAAACCCTAGCTTCTTGGATTGCTTTTTTAATTTTTGATTCATCTACGCTCCAATATTGAAGTGGGACTTTAGATGCATCAATTATTTCAAAGTCATAATCTACACGTTGATTCTTCATTTTTTGAGCATCAAGAATAGCTTTTTTTCTTTTCTCTTCTTGCTCCTCTTGGAATGATTCAATTATTTTTTCACGAGATTCAGATGCAGTTCGGTAGTTTCCATACTTCTTTAAAATATTTTCGATGTAAGGCTCAAAATCCTTAATGCCTAATGATGCTACAAGAACTGTAATTTCATTTTTAGCATTCATTTCCTCAGTTTCTTCCTGAGCCTTTTTTATAGCGTCTTCCTGTTCTTTTTTCTTTTTTTCCGCCTCTAGTTTTTCTTCAATTAATTTTCTCTCTCTATCGGCAGCATCTTTGTTTTTTTCTTCTAATTTGGCAGCTTTATCTCTTTGCTCATCTAATTCGATAAGAATAGGTTTTTTAGCTTCAATAAGAGATTTTATTTCGTTTCTTAGTGTAATATCAACTTCATCAAAAAACTCCATGAAATACTCTTGTTTTGGCTTCCAAGTAGCCATATTAGTTTCAATCTTCAATAAGTCAGCAAGTGTTTTTGTATCTCCAATGCTTTTAGAAGATAATTCTCTTAATTTTTGAATCTCTAAACGTATCTTTGCAATACGCTCATTGTTTAATCTTTCTTTTTCTTCTCGCTCTTTCTTCTCTGCTTCTATCTTAGCGATTTCATCTTTTCTTTTACGTTCTTTTTCAAGCTCGTAATTTGTGATTAATATTTTAACTCTGTCAATTTGTGATTCAATAGGTTCTATTATTTTTTTTGCTTTCTCAATATTAGAATCCATCTCTATTTTAAGAGGTTTGTTTCTAGCTAATTTTTCTGCATTAACTTTTGTTTTAAGGTCAGCAAGTTCTTTTCCTATTGTACGTGCGGATGTATTGTCTTCGTCAGTACTTATGGAAATTATTTTCGCAGCTTTTTCAATTAGAGGTTTACTCTGTAGCTCGAAAATTTGAATAGAATCTTTTTTTAGTGCAGATGTAACTTGTTCAGATGACTGAATGATAGGAGCAGCGGTAGATTTATTTGAAGACTCTATTTTTACTTCTTCAGTAATATTTTCCTTTTTTTCATCTTCGTTTCCAACGAATTCTTCTGTTTCTTCAATTTCAGGAGGCTCTGAATCAAATATGCTTGTGTCATTTGACATGAATGCATTTGGTTGTTCTTCTGAACCGAAAATATCTTCCGCTTTCAATATTTCATTATCCTGCGGTTTGTTTTCTCCTTCTGTTTCGAAAGTACCAAATGCTGTGTTTTCAAAAAGGTCTGCTTCTTGTTTGCTGTTATTCTTTGCCATTTTTTTAATTTTAATTATTTAAACCCTTATGGTGAGTAGATTTTTTAAGTGCTTCTGACAATGCTTTTGCTACAGGGATGAATTCATCTTCTGCATCTACATCAAATATTGTCATTGTTTTGTAATTCTCATCAATAGATACGATATTCCCGTATCTTCTGATGAAGTTATTACAGGTGTTACATGCATGCGTAGAGCTATTAGGGTCACGGAATGTTGGGTCATTATCAAATGATTTTAAGTACAAATCCCATACTTGTTGACCACTTAAGTCAACTCTAAATAATTTTCCTGTTGCGCACATTTTTGAAAATTGCGCTTGTATTTTCTCGTTAAATTTTTTCATCTATTTGAATTTTAAAATTGAATTTTAGTATTTGACCATTGCAAATATAATAACATTTTTGATATTACACGCAAAAAAGTTATTAACACGTTAAATTAGGTGGTCTGTGGCTGATAATAAAATATCTGAATCTTCGGGACTGCTGCAAAATGTTTACATCCTACTTTTAATGGGCAATCATGACATCTTACAACATCAGGATTAGCTTTGAATCCTTTTTTAAGATGGTATTTAATCCATTTATTAGTCCATACAATTCTTTCTTTGTGTTCTTTAATATGTTGGTCTTCATCAATATTAAATAGAATAGAACGGAAGTCGTACTCGTTTGTTTGGCTGAATAGTAAGAATAAAAAAGGATATTGCTTTCCATAAATTAATTCACTCACATACTTGTAATGGATTGGTTGCCTGATTATTTTCTCTTTACCTGAAAGATAGTCTAAATGCCATCCAAAGTCCGAAAATTTATCCGAAAGTAGCCCACTCGTTTTTACGTCCATGATGAACTTTTCTCCTGCTTTTATAATAACAGATTCATCAGTTTTAATTACTCTTTTGTTACCTTCATCTTTGGTGTCATAAAACCCATAAATATCTTTTGTTGCTCTGCAAATAGCATCTGTAGTGCCTTCAAGACCATCAATGTTAAATGGAACTATTTCCCCTGTATTTTTATCTTCTATTTCAATTATGGTTTCACCTACCTTTAGTTTTTCTTGAACACTTACGATTTCAATTCCATACTGAGTCATGAAAAGTTTGAAATTGTTTATATGGGATTGCATACGCTTGTAAGGAGCTGTTAACTCACCTGATTTTGTTTTCTCAGGTTGAGGAATTAAATCACTTTTTGTTGTTGCTCCCAAGCACTGATATTCAAACCAATTTCCCACCTGCATTGAATCAGATGGTGGAAATAAATCATATCTTTTGTTAATGTATTTTTCTACAAATACTAATCCACAAGCATTTCCAAGATGATACTCTTGGTATTCTTTCATCATTGACTGTGTAATAATAACTTTCTGTTCCATAATTTTAATTTAAAATTTGACCGATTTTACGAAGGCACTAAGTTAACAAAAAAAAGTGTTGCAATCTAGGATTATTATCTATTTATTTTTCAATGAAAAACCAATACAACTAATTACCTTTATCTCGCTGTTACGAATGCGTCTTTTTGCTGTTTTAAGATGTATTTAAAATTGGGTGTGGTTTCGGTCACACCCTTTTTATTTTATCCAATTTAGCTTTCTTGCTTTTTTATCAGCAGACTTTTGATTCAGTGCAAACAAGCTATTTTCGCCATAAAAAAATTCCTTCAATCCATTAGCTTTTTTTGTTTTAATTTCCGCTTCGGATAATCTCTTTTTGCGCTCTTCTTCTGTTTCTTTATGTTTAATTGGTTCGCTGTAATCGTAGGGTGTATCACTACCCATAGCTACCATAGCCGCTAACATGCCTAACGCTCCGAATTTACTTTTCATGCTCATTTTATTCGAAATTATTTAAGTTCATTTTTACAGTAAATCCAACATCATTTTTAATAGTTACGAACTGATTCCAATTTGAATCATATATGGTTGTAACTAATGTACAAAAATGGTTTTGAATAGCATATTTTTTTCCTTTAGTTACTGAGTTTCCACCTTTTTTAGATGTCAAGAAAGTTCCACTTTTAATAATAGGAGGTTTATTATTCCACATTACATTTCTTGTTTCTATTAATAACTTTTGGCTTTCCATTTTTTCTTTTTGTGAAAGTTTCAAGTACCATTCAGGCTTTAATGTTTTAACTGTTTTTTGTGAATACATGTTTGTTTTCTTTAATTACAATGACACTCATCTTCTCTAGGGAACATATCCTCATTAAAATCAGTGCAATCCATAGTAATCAATGAGCCTGCCATGATTAATCTAGCTATATAAGAAACAAAATCATCGTGCAAAATATCTCTTGTGAAAGGAAGTTCTAAAGTTCCACCTTCTATTGATAACTTCATAGTTTGTTTGTAGTCATTGTAGTTATTTGGAAGGGAAAGAAATTGATATTTTTTAACTTGCTCTTGTCGGCTACGATAGTCAGAGTGTAATGTTAATCGGTACTGTTTTTCTTTACATCCATATAGAGTTAAATCTAGCCAATCGTGTCTATCATTTTTTACGATTTCAACTGAACAATCATCCATATCTTTAGAGTCAGTAGCTTCAATAAACTCCTTAAGAACATCAGAAAAATTAATTTCTTTTTTCTCACGAGTTAGAAACTTATGTACTAATGGAATAAAAGTTTTCGAGATGGCTGTGTTTGCAATTGCATCAATTTCTTTTGAAAGAGAATCATTTATTGCAGCGATAATATTTGGCAAATCAAAATTAGCTCCGATTTCTGTTTTGATTAATTTTTCTTCCAATGCTTTTCTGTAGGGTGAATTATATCCGCTATAGAACTCTTCTATGCTTTTAACAGCACCTTGCATTGCGAATTTGTTAGCCTCGTCCTGAAGCTTTTGCATATCCAACTGAGGGATAATTACGTTTTCTTTTTCCATTTTTTTAGTATTTGACCATGAGTTGTAAAAATACAACTAATTTTATTATTATAGAATTTTGTTTAAAACTTTTCATGCGATTGGCTTGGCTATTGCCAAGAATTCCAATCACCTGTTCCTTCCATAGAAAGATGAAAATCCATCCTGTTTTTTTCAAGCTCTTCTTTGGTCATTACAACTAAATCAGAGCCTATTTCAACTTGGATACAGGCTGTGAACTACCTCGAACCTAAAGGAAACGAGGTTATTCAACCAACGCTTAGACTAGTGCCTTACGTTCACGATTGAGAGCAATGCCCTTGCTCAAAATATTTTTCGCTGCATTTGTATCAGCATGACTGATGTGACCGCAGCTTAAACAAACAAATTCGCTTTGTGATAACCTATTCTTTGAATCTTTTTCGCCACATTCGTTGCACTTTTGAGAGGTGTATTTTGGGTCTACTCGAACTACATTTGTTTTGTATTCGAGCATATCCCTAAACATTCCCCAACCTGCATCTAGGATTGATTTGTTTAATCCTGATTTTGCAGAAGAACCATTTAGAATAAACTTACCATTCTCATCCTGCTTTGGTTTTGGACGTTTCGACATATTCGAAATATTCAAATCTTCCAAATAAATAGTATGGAAATTTTTAGCCATTTTGGTGGATTCTTTATGCAAAAAATCCTTCCTAATATTAGATATTTTGTGATGCAAAAGTGATAGCTTTTTCGCTTGTTTTTTCCAACGGTTACTTCCTCTTTTTTTTCTAGCTAAACTCCTATTTTCAATACGAAGCCTATCTTCATATTTATTGAAGTGTCTTGGGTTTTCGATGAAGTTTCCGTTGCTGTCTGAACAGAAGTTAGCTACTCCCATGTCAATCCCTATGACTTGGCTTTCGTCAGGGTTTGAGATGCTTTTACTAACTCCGTCACAGACAATGTACAAGAAAAATCCTGTTGGTTCTATCTTTATTGTTACTGTTTTTATTTTACCTATAATCGGTGATTTATCTTTGAAAAATGATACCTCACCAAGCTTAGGAAGTTTTATTTTGTTTTTACTAAGAGTTATTAAAGGTGTCTTTGCATTTAAATCACCTTGTTTAAACAACATAGACTTATAATCTCTTTTTGATTTAAATTTTGGAAATCCGCCTCCTGATTTAAAATTACGGAAGAAGTTTTTATATGACCTATCAAGTCGTTCCAATGAATTCTGAAGGCATTGAGCAGGAACATCAGCTACCCATTCTACGTCTTTTATTGAGGGAAGTTGTTTCGATAAATCATAAGCAGAAACATTTTGCTGTTTATTTTTCCACGTTTCTTTTTTAATTTCTAAGCCCATATTGTAAACCAAACGACACGCACCAATCCATGAAGAAATTCTTTCCTCCTGAGCCTTAGTTATTTTTAGTTTTCTTTTATAGGTTAACATTGCAAAAGAGCCTTCTTACAAGTAGGTTTGCGCAATCAAAACTCCATGATAGAGAAGATTCCTACTTGCTTGAAGGTTTATTTTAAATATTTATTTTTTTGTGGTTTTCATGGACTAAAATTAATTGCGCATTGCAAATATACAATTTTTTTTTAATAAAAAAAAACATCCATGAACATTTTTTTTAATGATTAATTTTCTTTGCTCCTCTTGTGTATCCATTCTTTTTAAATGAAGAAATCCAAATTAATTTTCTTTTTGAATTATTTTCACCAAATGGCTGCATGCGGAAAAAACCACTTACAATAAATGCTCCTGTTATCACAATGTTTAAATTCCAAGTGGAATCAACAATAATAACTTTTGAGTTGCTATCATTTGTGTATTTTCCTGCTCTTCTAGTTCCTGTACTTTGATTAGGAAAAATAGACTTTGTTTCAATCGGAGAAAGTTCAGTGAAAACTAAAAGCTGAAGGAATTCAAGTGCTGTTTCTTCACTGAATGGTTTTACTGCATTATTAGGAAAAGATAATGCTCCATAATGTGTATCAAAAGAAAAAAACACGTAAGAAATATCATGAGTCGTACCTATTGGATATGCACCCTTCATGTAATCAGGTATTTCTTGTTGCTCAACACAAAGAACATTTATTTTACCTTCCGTTTTTGTCCAACGATAGAATCTATCTCCCAAAAGGAAAGTTATTTTGTTCTCAGTGATTGTGTCCAAAAATTTATAATCAAAATTATTCAAATCAATCTTAACTCTTGAGGCTAAATCTAAAACAGTTTTAGTTAGCAGGTAGAATTTACTTCCATCTGCTTCTATTGTTTTCATTAGTCTATCCTTAGAGGTTCTTTTTAAATTCTCATCAATATTTAAAGAATCAATAGAACCAAATCTTTCTTTTATTAACCTTTGTTTTTGAAACTCAGTGAAGTTTAATCCTGCCTGATTTTTATTTTTGATTATCATAAATTAATAATTGGTTTTGGATTTTCTTTTTTAAGTTTTGATTTGAAGTAATATAACGCTACTCCTACTCGTGTTTTTGAATTAGTCTTAATAATCAAAGCAGCAGTTCTTTTGTTTACTAGCTTTGTTTTTAATTTTAACTTAATTCCAATTTCTCTATCAGAAAGCTCTTTACACATGAGAGCCATGATTTTGTTTTCTTCTTTTGTGAATTCTACTTCCATTATTTCCGTTTTTTAAAAGTTATTTTCCTTAGTTTTTTTCTTTACCTCTTCAATCCTGAATTTCACTTCAGTGATTTCATTTTTTAGTAGAGCGAGTAATTTTTTCTTAGCTTGAGCAAACGTTTTGAAAACAGTTTCGTTATCTACAGGTTCATCAGTTTCGAAAATATCATTTTCAATTCCGTTTCTCCAAAGTACTTCGTAGTTTGTCTTTTCCATTTTATTATGATTTTAAAATCTTCTATTTTCTCGTTCTGTAATTCTGAATTGTTCAAGTGCTTCAAGTGAAACAAAACGTTGCAACTCGAAACCTTGATTTTTAAAGTATAGAAACTTACCTTTTTCAACTATGTATCTAACAGGTATTTTCCAATGATTACCTAAGTCGTCGGATAATCTAACCCAATCAATAAGAGATTGATTTTTTAGTACGTAGTATCCGAATCCATAAGCATTCCCTTTACGAAACAAATGTTTATCCCTTGTTCTTACCATAGCAATAGTTCTTGTACTTTTTGTAGCAGTACCTATATGGCGTGGTTTAGTTTCTCCTAATTTAAGAGTAAGTGTTATTAGTTTATTGTTTTGCTTAACAATAAGCTTATTCTTTCCTGTATCATCAATGAAGAATGAGCGGATTGTATTTCCTTTTTTATCGGTTGCTCCTTCCTGCATTTCTAATGGAAAAAATTCTAAATTAAATTCTACATTAGCTTTTGGAGACCAAAATTTATCATTTCTATCAAACTCATAATCATCTAGGCAATTACCTTCATGATAATAAACAACTCTTCCTTTTTTAGTAATTGATGTTACAGCTTCTTCAATTGTAGTTGCGGAAATCAATTCGGATTTTCCATTCAACCAAAACAATGTAAATTCTTTCATGGTATTTATATTAAATTATTTACCAACTTTTTTTAATTAAATCCCCATCTACTTTTGTAAATGGGGATTATTGTTTTTTTTAATCGTTAAATTTTAGTTTACTGAAATCAAATTTGTCACCCATAGTATAGGTTTGAGGTTTTTGCTCACCAACAATTTGATTATCTACTACTAAATTCTTAGTGTTTTCAGATACTACTTTTTTCTTCTTAGGAGCTTCTTCTGTTTTAACCTTGAATGTTCCGTCTGCTTTTCTTCGTGCAGCAGTTATGATTTTATTAATCTCATTGGACTTTTTAGTTTCTCCTTCTCCAAGAGCCTTAAGAACCCAATCATTAAATATGTTTAGTGCAAAAGTAGAAACCATTTTTGTTGATTCAGTACTACCAACACAAGGGATGTTGAAAACCAATTTATTAACTTTCAATCCTTTTTCTTGGAAATGATTTTTTGTAACTTCATCCATTGAAAAAGTAACATCAGCAACAGCGAATCCTGTAAGCGCACAAATCTTAGGTACATCATTGTACTTTTTGTGTAAATCAAAATTTCCGATTTGAAATACTTCTTTTCTGTTGATTGGCAAGAAGGAGAACATTAAATGGCTGAGGAATTTTTTTCCGCCTTCTTTTTCCCAAAGACCATCTAATTTTTCAGGTAGTTTATTCATAGCATTTTCAAATGCTAATTTAACTCCTTCTCCATTGTTTACTTTTTTTTCTGTGTTACCTGTGTTTTGTTTTTTTGAAGTAACTTCGTTTGCTTGTGTTTGCATAACTGTTTTTGTTTTTTTGTTTTTAAATTGGGTTGATTTTTTATAAAGAACGATTATTTTTTTAAAGTAATTCTTTTAGTGTTTTAATGAAACCTGCTGTTAATCTGATACATTCTTCGTAAGAATGAATTTGCTCATCATTTAGATGGTCAATTTCTTTAGATTGATTTTCCTTCATGTTATTCAACATTTCAGTATACTCGTCAATTTTAGATTGAGTATTATTTTTAGCAGGAGCTAATTTTGATAAATCTGATATAAAAGTTCTATATTCAGATTGCTTAGTGACAAGTCTTTCTCTTTTTTGTATGTCGTAAACACTTCCATTATGTGTTTGACTTTTGATTAATTCAGAAATATTTTCTAATCTTCTTTTATAATCATCAATGATTTGTTCTTTACTTAGTTCCATGATTTTTTTGTTAGGGTAAATAAATGAAAATATTTCCTTGTTTTCTGTCAAAGAAGTAATAAATACCTTCTTCTTTAATGCAATTACCTTCGTATGAAGTTTTCTTAATTGCTTCTTTTTCTATTGATGGTATAATGCTACCATTTTTAGAAATTCGATAACCTGTTGCTGTTGTTTTCATTTTGTTTTTAGTGTTTAAAAAGTGGTTTTAAATTATTTTTCTTTGACGCTCTGCCTTCTCCACATAAATCAATTACATTTTCTTGGCAGATAACAGAACAAAATTTTAATTTTTTGTTTTTGCCACCATAGTTAACAAATACAGGAAAAAATAAGTCACTCTGATAATCACAATTACACGCAGAACATTTAACGTGTTCGATAATTTTTTCTTTTGGAACACGTTTTACAATAATTGTTTGTTCTAAGTAATGAACATCAACTCTATCGCCAATCTGCTTTTTATTTTCATTTACCCCTTTTCCGCTTAATTTTTTTTGAATAAGCATTTCTGATATTGCATTAACTTCATCTTTTGCAGATAAGCCAAATGGGATTGATATTTTTATAGGTTTATTTTTCATTGAGCTTGGCTTTTAATGTGAATAATTGTAAGTAGGTGATTCAATATCCTTAATTTGTACACCTTTTTCATCGGTGATGTATTTTATTCTCATATCCCAAGCTTTATGGATAGCATGAGCCATGCCTAAAATAATTGCAGAATTGAAACCATTACAGGTGAATGTTTCTTCGTTTCCGTTAAGGTATATTACCTTGTATTTATACTGTTTCATTTTGAATATTTTTAAGTTTTAAAATTTCCTCTGCTAATTCTGTTCTCCCGTAGAAGCAGTTGTCACATGAGCAACCTGATTCGTATTCAGTTATTTTCACACCTTTTGCTCGTAGATTTTTCAAAGCGATTAAATTATTACGTTTTCTGCTTTCACGATGCTCTTTTAATTCCTTATCATCCATTGTGCAGTTAGGATTGCGCTTGTCATAGTAACAAAGGTTTTCTAAAATTTTATTGAGTTCCATGATTTTTGTTTTTGAAATTAGATACTAGCGTTTCAACAATCTTTCTATCTACAGTAGAATATTCTTTCTCGAATTCATATAATTCCCTATCTGTTTTTACCCAAGAAAATTTAGCGTTTAGAGTATATATTCTATTCTGCTCACTTCCTGCTATTAATCTACAAACTTCTTCGTGTAGTTCAATCTTTCTTCTATTTCTTAAAGGAATATACATGAACCCTCTATTGTTAAAATTGAATGCCAACTTTTGTTTTATCAAAAAAAGTTGTTTTTACCTCGATGCTAAACTTTTTGTGTATACCTAGTAAAAAGAAAATTACGATGATTGCTATTGTATTAAAAATTGTAAGGTAAATCATGGCTTTTGTTTTTTTTAAATTACTACTTCCGATTTTTTAGTTACGACAACATAATCTGAATCTGATGGGAGAATATCATCATGAGCGTAAAGGCTGTGGAACTTAGATACTTGGTTTTTCATCTTTGTAACTTGATTAATGAAGTCAGCTCTTAGTAATGCTTGGTACTCTTGTTCGTCTTCAGGATTACAATAGATTGAAGAATTGAATATTGTTTTGTAGTTGTTATCTGCTGTTTCAATAACACTCATTGTTCCTTTTACATCACCAATATTTTCTTTGTTTGTATAGCCGCCACCCTTGAAGTATAATCGGTGTTCTGTTTCTTTTATTACTTCAAACAACTTATGGTTTTCAGTTAATGGTTGAGTATCGTTTGTATAATCAACGTACAGGTTTATTCTTAGAATTAATCTGTTTTTAGTTTCAACTTCTTTAGTTTTCATTTTAACTTAATTTTAATGTTTCGTTTTCATTTAAACCTACTTCTCTAATTCTGCTTTTTGTTACATTTACTAATTTTTCTGTGAGAGTATATTCATTGTAATGTTGATTACATTTTTTAATTATTACAATTGATTTTTTAACATCAACAACAACTCCACAGATACACCCGAACTTATAAGAACCTTTTACAAAGTCCCCGATTTTTATGTCGTCCATAATCGTTTTTTTTAAAATTAGTTAAACTGACTTTTCGAAAATTACCCACCCTATGTTTTTTGAAGGACTAGTTTTGAATTTAAGCCCTTCTTTTTTAATGATTGCTAGTGATTGTAGTGCAAGTGATGTAAACGCTTTGTTTGAAGCTACTACTTCACATTTAACACCTTCTTTAATTTTATCATATAGCTCACCTCTTGTCTTTGGGCGAAATACTTCTGAACCTGAATTTATGTTTGAATTTTCCACGATTTGTTTTTTTTAAATTAATTTAATTGCTTCCTCGATTGCCTTGTTAATTGATAGCCCTGAAATTACATCTTTATTCCCTTTTTTACTTACTTCCCAAACTTTCATACTGTAAGATGGAATCTGAACTATTAAAATCTCGTGGTTATCGTAAAACCAATCAATAGCTTGTTGCCATAGTGGAGCAGAAGTTTCTAATCCTTTATTAAAGTTGTACATTCTTACAGTACCATTATATAAATCATTAGTACCTGCAAAAAAATATGTGAAACAAAGTCTATCAAATCCTAATTCTTTTAGCTTCTTAGCTATTTCGTATGTTACAAATAAATGTTGCATAGTTATTGTTTTTTAGTTGTTTAACTTTTAATTATACGTATAGGTTTACTTATGATTCTTTAATAAATGGTAATGAGTAGTATTTAACTAGTCTATCAAATTCTTTATTAACATACATGTCGTACACTGTTGTATCTTTAAATTCTTTTAATAAACCTGTGTTATATCCAACTCTTTTGTACCCACATTTTGTTAACAAATCATATACGAGTCTGAAAGCAATATCTGAGAATCTTTTTCTTTTGAATAATAATTTATCTTTATCTGTTGTAGGTACGTCTACTTCCCAAGCTAAAATAATATCGTCCCAAGCATCATATCCGTTATCTCTTCCACTAAAATAAGCATCATTTGGTACACTATTATCTTTCATGAATGATGAAAGTTCTAATGGCTTTACACCTTGAATGCTTATGCTCTCAGTTTTCCTTTTTGTTTGCGGTACTTGCTTTTCTAAAAGAATAAAAGCATCATTTAGCGAGTTAGTTATTAATTCTTTCATAACTTTATTTTTTTTATGATTAAAATTAACTAAAAAGAGTTTCTATTTCCTTAATTACTTCAGATGGTATTTGTTGACACAACCATCCTGTTCCATATTGGTATCCTCTATCGTGAAGAAGTCCAATTTTTTTAAGGTGGTTACAAGCATTAGTGTAATCATATTTGTTACCCTTAGCTTCCCATTTTCTGATAGCCTCAGTTTGAGCTTTAGTTCCTGCATTCATATCGTTTAGGTGGTATTCTTCCCAAATAGCTTTAATACGATTAAACTCTTTTGTTTTAATGAATTCAGAGATAGTATCTAAGCACTGACCGCCACAATAAACATCAGTTTTTTTGCTGTTCCAAATATTCCCACTGATTGCTAATTCGGTTACATTCTTAATTGGCTTCAATGTATCCCAATCGATGCACTCTTTTTTAGTTTCTATTCTCAATTCAAGACTTACCTCGTTTGACTTTGTTTTTCCGTCGTAGGCTACTTTACCTAAGCTTAATTCTTTTTTCATGGCTGTTTTACTTTTTAATTGTTTTTAAAATTTCTCTAATTCTATTTGAAAGCCCCCTTGTATCTTTACAGATAATGATTAGTTTTATAGCGAGTTCTAAGTCTGCAATTGTTTGTCTAGTAGTTGACCTGCTAATGAAGTAATAATCACTTGTGCTGATTATGTCTCCATTATTAGCTACTCTAAAAATATTTGATGGATTAGCACCTGTTATTTTACCTGCATTTGTTACTCCATTCGTTTCACAATAATAATCACCTTTGCTATCGAAGATTAAAATATGCTTTATGTCTTCTTGTATTTCGTTTTCTGTATCCATGATTTCTTGTTTTATTGGTGTTTTTTTTCATTTAACCATTTTTGAAAATTCTCCTCAGTAATTTCTTTTTCATTTACATCTGTAAATCTACTTTTTGCTTCTTCTAATGTTATATTTGGTATAACATGATTATCATTAGATGAAGCGTTAAATAAGCTCCAATGTAAAGAAGTTTTGCCATCTGATTTAACAATATGAGTGTACTTAACAACCTGCATGAAATCAGGATTATTTGGGTGCTTGTGACTTGTCCAACTCGTCTGTTGTTCCCCGAATTTATTTATTATGGTTTCCATGTTTTTGTATTTGATTATTTTATCCGAAAATTATCTCTTCGTAAAAGCAAGTTTGAAGTATGCAATCAGCCGTAGTAGCATCATCATTTTCATTTCGCATATCTAATAAATGTTGAACCTCCGTTAATTGAACTCTTTCGTGTACATGTTTAATGTTTATTGACTTAGTGTACTCACCTTCACACTCATGGTCAATAAGCGTTAATTCGCCACCATTTCTTAATATTTGCAGCCATATATCTTCTCTACATGGTGAACTATCAGGATTAGCCTTAGCCCAAACTTTTTTAGCTTTTTGGTAGTCTTCTGATTTATAATTGAACTCTAGTCCATATCCCGATACATAATCAATTCCGTTGCATAAAGCGTTATAAAAATAGCTTTCGCTCTCTTGGGGTGTTAATTTGATTTCCATATTATTGTTTTTATTTGTTTAATTAGGATTGTACATTAGAGCCATTGCCATAACATCTTCAAAGTTTAGTATCTTTTCTATGGTAGTTACCATATCTGAGAGTTGAATAGTTATTTTCATGGTGGCTTATGTTTTATTTTGACCGTTAATTACAATACAAATGTAGGTATTTTGTGATAAGTGCCAAAATTGTGAGTTAAAAGATATTAACAATTAGGGGTAAAGTTACCTGTTTTTAATGTGTTTTTAGTATTTCATTTGGTGATGAAACTATTGATAAATATGGTAAAAATACCATTTTAACATAATTTGTTAATAACTTGTAAAAATAATTTGTTTTCAGGGGTAAAAATACCCTTGTTTGGAGTTTTTGCACAATGATATTGATTCTAAATCTTCTTAATTAGACCTCCATAAGAGTAGTTTTTATCATCAACTTTAAAGCAGGTGATAACCTTGTATTCGAATCCTGCCGCAGTGAAAGCATCTTTAATCTTCTTTAAAGCGGGTCTAGTGACCATTATACCATCTGTTTTGTAAGCGACGAATTTATTTCCTGCAACACTCTTTGTTTCTCCTAAAAAGTTATAGCAGGTGAACCTGATGTTATCATATACATTCTCCCACAGGGTTCTTTCTTCAGTAACTTTATTTATTAGTTTGCCATTATCAAAATAGTACCTAGAGCGAGCTGCTTTAATTATGGCAAGGGACATGTTCCTGAATTGCTTTAAACTTGGGTTCTTTAATACTTTGTTGTATAGCTTTGGATTAATGTATCCTTTTAAAAAACCAATTCTCCAAAAACAATGGGAAATATCAACATAGAAGAACTCAGCTCCTACTTTCATCTTCTCATATTTTTTTCTGTCAACTTGAGTTTGCGGATGAATCTGCTTTATTTTTTCTACATCAAACTCATTTAGTTTTATGTAGTTTGAAACAGATTTTCCTACCTGACTAAATAGAGATAACATTTCTTTTTTTTCTTCACCTTTAGCTAAATGGTTTTTGTTTTTTGTAAATGCAAAATATTTTCCACTAATAATTATACTTTTAGTGTTCCTTTTTTCGTCTACAATAAATCTTGACCCTGATTCACTAAGATGGGTAACATAGTCATTGAAATCTTTATCTTCTAATTTTAGCACGTTTTAGGAATCAGCTTTAGTTAATTTTGAATGAGATTTAAAGTTAAATTGCTTTTTGGTCTTAGTTTGGAAACCTATCAGAATTCCACAAAGGAATAATATTACTAGATTTTTCATTTGAATTGATTTTAATGTTTGATAATGGAGATTTAATTTGAGATATTAATTTGGTTGAAATTTTTGCATAAATTTGCGTTGTTTTTATGTTTGAATGACCTAATAACTTTTGAATTATAGCCATGTCTATTCCTGCATCTAAAAGATGGGTAGCGAATGAATGCCTTAATAAATGAGCATGAATATGTTTTTTTATACCTGCTTTTTTAGACCAATATTTAAGAAGTTCATTTACAGACCTGTCACTATATTGGTCTTTTTTTTGACCATTGAATAAATAATTTATTGGTTTATATTCAGTGTAATAATCACGAAGTAATTTAAGTAAAGATTCATCCAACATTATTTGCCTGTCCTTATTTCCTTTTGCTTTTCGGATGTTAACAACCATTCTATCACTATCTATATCAGTTAATTTTAAATTAATTAATTCACTAACTCTAAGTCCACATCCATACAATAAAAAAATTATAGATTGATGTTTTAAATTTTTAGGAATATTAATTAATTTAGAAACCTCTTCAACTGAATATATTTCAGGCAAACTTTCTTGTTTTCTAGGATAAGGAACATCGTTTAAAGATAATTTAATACCTAATACAAATTCAGAGTAGTTTCTGAATGTAGCGACTATTTGTTTATGGTAGTTTCTATTTTCAATAGTTAATAAATATGACTTTAAAGAATCAATACTTGGATTAATTCCACATTTACTAAAAATAACTTTAAGACATGAACAATATGTTTCAACTGTATTAGGAGCATATTTCCTTATGGATAACTCCCTCCTTAATTTGTTAATTTTATCTTCCATTATTATGTAACTAATTGATTTTGACACTCCATTCCATTAAATACACGTTATGTGCAAAGCTACGAAAGTGCATCTAAACGAGCATTTGTTATTTCAATAGCTTTTGGATTAATATCGCAACCTATAAAATTTCGGTTCAGTTCCTTACAAACTACTGCCGTTGTGCCACTACCTAAATAATAATCTGCAACTGTATCGCCTTCATTTGTGGAAGCTAAAACAATACGGCTCAATAATTCTTTTGTTTTTTGGGTAGCATATCCTGTATATTCTTCCTCTTGGTAATTTATTTTAAACTTCAAATCAGTCCATACATCGGTTACAGGTGTGCCATCATTAAGTTCATCAAGTCTTTTTTTATTCCTATGTTTCCACAATAAGTTTTGTGAACTTAAAGCGGAGTATGGTTTCTTTTCGTTATTAAAATAGTATTTATCACTAACAGAATAAAACAAGATTATGTCGTGTTTTTTAGGATAACAATTCTTTGAAACACCACCCCCATTATATCCAAATACTATTTCATTGCGGAAATTTTCATACCCAAAAACATCATCCATCAAAATGCGCATCCAATGGTTTATTCGTGTATCCATTTGCAAATAAATACTACCTGTACTTTTTAAAACTCGTTTCATTTCAATAAGTCTTGGTAGGTAGTGGCTTTCTATTTCGCTTCTAATTGGTTTTAAGTCTTGGTAATCACCGAAATTCCTACCCGTTCCATAAAGAATATCACAGTAAATCAAATCTACACTTTCATCAGGTTGCGACAAAAGGAGTTCAAGGTTATCAACCGCCCTGCACATAACACGGGTTTGGCAAAATGGCTGTTCAGTAATTCTATCAATCATTCGTTTTTAATTATTAAGTTTTGTGCTTCTATCAAACATTCGGTTCAGCCACTTCGCCAAGCCCGATACCGTTATACGCAAGCACTACATTTCGTTTCCAAAGAGAGTTTGCGGTTCAAAATTTTTATTAAAATCTCCCACCCTTTTTAAAATCATATCGTAATACTTTTGTTCTTTTTCCATTACTATAAATTGCCTTTTAGTATTCAAACAAGCAATTGCAGTTGTTCCGCTTCCTGCTGTATTATCTAAAACCAATTCACCTTCGTTGGTATATGTTTTGATTAAATGTTCAAATAAAGGAACGGGCTTTACTGTTGGGTGTTTTATGCTACCTCTTGCACCAGTTGTAATATCTATTACAGTTCCAATCATTCTGTCTTTATTTGCATAATCAAAAGAACCATCTTTCATTCCAAATTTATGCTCTGAATTGTTTATGTAATTTACAGGATATTTAGCCCTTGAATAGCCAGTTCCTTTTCTGCTTTCAAATTGCTTATTGTATGTTGGCGTTTTGGTATAAAATACACAAATTGTTTCGTGGTATCTTAATGGTTTTATATTGCCATTTCCGAAGTCAGCAGGTTTGTCTTTGCACCAAACCATATCATACTTAAACAATTTTCTATTGCTCAATATTAGTTCTGTTGTGAATGGTTGTGTTCCAAACAATAAAATAGCACCATTGGTCTTTATAATCCTTTCATATTCTTTCCAAAGTGGTTCAAAAGGTATTACACTATCCCATTTACAAGCAGTTGTTCCGTATGGTAAATCACAAAGTATCATATCAATACTTCCGTTTGGTATATCCTTCATAAGTTCCAAACAATCTCCTAATAATATTTCTTTTTTGCCCTCGCTCATTTTAATAAAAATTTTGTTTTGTGTTTCAATTTAAGTTTCTCGTTTAATCAACCGTGCCAGCGTATAACACGTGCTATACAAAAGAGGCGGTTTGGTACTCCGCAGAAACATTTGTGGTTAAACAAACATTTGTACTCCGCATCAAATTTAGTGCTAATAATCGCCTCCTTCGTATAGCACCAATACGTTATACCTCATTTGGAAATGGTGGTAATTTACGCCAATGTGTGTATGGTAAATGTGCTTCTGTACTTTTAACTGCACCAGTAACCATCCAACATTGCTTATCTTCATACCACCAAACAGTATCCATAGTCCATCCACAATCATAAGTATCGCAAGCAGCTAATACTACTTCGTGTGGTGGTTTTTCATCCTCAAATTTTATCCAATCAGAAGATAAACGAGGTATAACAACAGGTATATTCAATGCCGAGTTCATCGGTTCATTAACCTTTCTGCTTTTAAATAACTTTTGTATAAAATTCATATTTTTCGTTTTTAAATTCGGCACTAAATATACCTGCAAAACGTTAGTTGCAATGTTTAGCAACCAACTCCGAAAGTACATCTCCGTGACAAGATTGTGGATGACACCAACAACCAAGCACCTTATCTTTCAATTCGTGTAAATCACTCATCAAATGTTTACCTTCTCCGTTGGTAATCCATTCAAGATATGCTTCGACTGCTTCATCTCTACTACCTACAATATGTTTTGCAAGTGTTTTACCGTCTTTTATGTGTGTGAATGGATTACCCCATTTGCTTGGTCTTCCAATATAAACATCATAAGGTGCTTTCTTGCAATGAACAACACTGCAACTAACAGCAGGTATATTCAATTGCGGTTTTTGTGGTTCATTCGAGTTTTGTTCTTCTTTCTTCATTTCTTCTAAATTTAAAGTTTTGTGTTACTAAGTCCGCAACTAAATATACCTGCGAACCGTTAGTGGCAATTAAATTATTAAAAAAGAAAAAGCCCACGCACTCTTTCAGTTTTTTCAAAACTGTGAAAAGGTTAAACACCGCAATCGCTTGTAAATGCTTCACAACTTTCGCTAAATAAATCTGTTTGTATTGTAACATTTTGTGCGTCATCGGTTACATTGCCATTCCATTCTTTAGCTTGTTCCATAATTTGTTTAGCTGTTCGGTTCTGCCTAAAAAATTGATACTTACCTTCTCCATATTGTTCTTCCATTCTATCAAAGAAATCAAATGCACTTGGATTTTCTTTAGCTATCTGAAACAATTTTTTATCACTTTTTTTGTAGCAAGTAACACAATTCCCTTGATAACCTTTTAATTCTAATCTAAACGGTTGTTGTTTCCACCAAAAATTAATCTTTGGCTTTGTCATTGGAATTTCTGAAATTAACGGATAAACAATTCTCAACTCTTTAAATTTATCATTCATCCTATCAAATTCATCTACTCTAATTCCTATTGCTAAATAATACTTTTCCTTTCCCCAAATACTTTTTGCAAATGAAATCAATGTATTATTTTTTAACTCCCTTGTGCAGTGAAATCGCTGTTGGTTTGGTAAACCGTATTTCTTTATCAGTTCCTCAAATGGTTGTCCGTTTCTACTTGCTGTTTTGTAATCAACAATCTTATGCCTTGTGCCTTTCCCTTTCTCTTGGTCTATTACTGCTTCCAACCAATTAACATTTATACCAAATTCAACTTCGCATTTATGCACAAAGTTTAAAGTTTCTTCATTCTCAACCCCAGTATTAGCAAAAGCAAATAACATTTCGTATTCACCTTGTTTATGTTTCCATAACCATTGAGCCATAAATGCAGATGTTTCTCCACCACTAAAAGCAATTAAAAGTTTCTTCTTGTCCATTATGTTTAGATGCCCTCGCACCCCTCCTTTTTTCTTTTTTAATAATTTAACAGTCCACTAACAGCAGCTAACAAAAAGCGGCAAGTACTAAGTTTGCTAAAAAGCCGCCTTCTGTTAGCTGCAAAACGTTAGCGGTAATTTAAGACAGAGAACGTGCCAACCTTTGCCTTCTCACCGAAAATGATAATACACATCGGCAACCAAAGTCCACGTTCTTCATCATTAAAATTTACTTCGCCATTGATAAAACGAATTTCTGCTTTTACACAAACTTCCGCCCACCATTTTGTATTGCTTCTTACAGGTATTAAACAAACTTTCGTTCCTCCAAACCTTTCAGCATCATTACACGCTTTCTTTACCCACTTATTCAAATCTCTGCTAAATGGTGGGTTCATCCAACAATTACCTTTCCAATTCATAGCAAGTGAATTATCTTCTTTTGTCCAATAATCGGGTAGTTTGTGGTTTAATTCACTTGCACAAACATCTCTTGTTAAGCCAAATTCGTTTATCAATGGCTGTACTATTTTCAACGGAGTGCTATACTCAACGCTGTTACTTTCTCCTACTACTTGTGTTCCCATATTTTTAATTTTAATTTTTGAAAAATAAACTACCGCTAACACGTGCTATAAGCAAGTTTGCCAATAACATTAGTGCTAAATTTGAACATTTCTGCAAGGCAAACCTGCTCATAGCACCATACGTTAGCAAACATTCCAAAACCATTTATTTTCTTTTTTGCCCACCCACAGTTAAAGAATAAGTATTTCCGATTTTTTCAACCTTCACATTTTTAGGCAACCTTTTTTCTTTAATTTGTAACAAAACGGCTTGACGAGTTACGCCAAGCTGTTTTGCATATTCTGTTACAGACAGTTTCATAGTTAAAACTTTTCGATTATTGTTATGTCATTTTTGTTTCCATAAACACCTCCTATTTCAACCCATTTCGGGAAATACATTGCTGAATAGTATGGCGTTTTATCTTTTTCAGAAACTAAAACAATAAACAAAACTTCTTGTCTTTCTGTTTTCTTCCAACTCTTATGCTTTAATCTAATTTCACCAATGGTATTGGATGGATAGAAATATCTAACCGATAATCCATCTACTATTGCATTTCCTCCTGCATCTTTTATTTTTGAAACGTGGCTGTTTAAAGCCTTTTTATCATAGTGTGTTTTTTTGTAAATCATTTTGTTTTGTTTTTAGATTATTAATATGGTTCAAAGATAAATATAAATTGTCATTTAGCAAGTATTTTAGTAAAAAAGTTTTCAAAACCTCCCCAAAAAAAAGAAAATAAATGGTTTTGGAACGAGCCGACACACAATCCCAACGCACTTTGCTAACACCGTATAAAGTAAATGCTCGTTCCTCGCACTTCCCTTATACGGATACCGTTAGTGGCAATACTCAGAAGCCCTACGAACAGCGACATCGTAATATTGTTTTTCCTTTTCTATTCCAATTGATTTGCGATTTAATTTTAAACAAGCAAGATTTGTTGTACCTGAACCCATACAGTTATCTAAGACTATATCGCCTTCGTTAGTGTAGGTTTTGACTAAGTATTGCAGGAGTGCTTCGGGTTTTTGAGTTGGATGAACCGCCTTTCTTTCTATCGGGTACACTAATATATTTTTCGGATAATTGGTATTCTCTTGAATATATTGTTCTTTTTCCTTACCACTACTATCAATCATTATCCCTTGCTTCCCTCCCTTTTTTATATTTGACTTTATAAGACCTTGTGGGTTATAAGTACATTGAGATTTGTAAAAGATAGAAATATCCTCCGTAGTGTTTAGATGTCTTCTTTTTGCCTGCATAGGGTTATCTGAATTAACCTTATCCCAAATAAGAGGTTGCTTAAAAATTTTAATTTCACTTGTTCTCAATATGCACGTAAATGGCTCTTTGCTAAACAGCACTATCGCACCATTAGGTTTAATCACTCGCTTGTACTGCTCCCATAGCGGCTCAAATGGTATAATTGTATCCCACTTACAAGCAGTAGTTCCATAAGGCAAATCGCAAATAATAGCATCAATTGATTTGTCCTCAATAAAAGGAAAAACATCAAAGCAATCAGCATTTACAAAAGTACTGCCACTAACACTGGTTTGGCAAAATGGCTGTTCTGTAATTCTATTTGACATTCGTTTTTAATTTTTAAGTTTAGTAATTCTATTTAGCTTCGGGTTCAGCCACTTCGCCAAGCCCGATAACGTTAGTGGCAATACTCCGAAGCCCTACGAACAGCGACATCATAATATTGTTTTTCCTTTTCAATTCCTATACCAATTCTATTATTTTTTATAGCAGCTAAAATTGTTGTTCCAGAACCCATTGTGTTATCTAAAACCAAATCGCCCTCATTAGTATAGGTTTTTATAAGATATTCCATCAATTCAAGTGGTTTTTGTGTTGGGTGTAATCTATTTATAGGGTTACAATCGCCTTTTCTTGCTGAAAAGGAAATTAAATTATCTGGGTAACTTTTTTTATTGTTATGCTCTTTACTCAACGTACTATTGTGTTTCCCTACATAACCGCCTTTAAACTCTTTTCTGTTTTCTCCGTTTCTATCTCTTATGTTTTTAAAATCCTTATCTTTTAAAATAGGATTGTATGTATATTTTCCATTTTTAACATTTGAAAATAAGCATATATCCTCAGTTCTTTTCAATAGCATTTTTTTAGCGTTTAAATGACCTCCTGCTATTTGTTTATCCCAAGTTATTCTTTGCTTAAAATTTTTAATGTTACTATTTATTAATATGCTTGTAAAAGGCTCATCTGCAAATAATATAAAAATGCCGTTATCTTTTATTATTCTGTTGTATTGCGTCCACATCAAATCTAAATTAATAATGCTATCCCATTTACATTGAGTTGTTCCATAGGGCAAATCGCAAATAATAGCATCAATTGATTTATCCTCGATAAAAGGAAAAACATCAAAGCAATCAGCATTCACAAAAGTACTGCCACTAACACGGGTTTGGCAAAATGGCTGTTCAGTAATTATATCAATCATTCGTTCTTAATTTTTAAGTTTAGTAATTCTATTTAGCTTCAGGTTCAGCCACTTCGCCAAGCCCTCGAACGTTATATGAAATGCCTTGCTGACCGTTTCCAATTGAAGTTCCGTTAATGAAAAACAAAAAGAAAAAAGCCACCACACTTTTAAAATAGTGTTTTTTCAAATCCTTGTTGTAAATATTTATTTGATAATTCAACATACTTTTCTTCTCTTTCAAAACCGATATAATTTCTATTTAAAATCTGACAAGCCTTACCTGTTTGTCCACTACCAAAAAACGTATCTAATACTAAATCGCCTTCATTTGTATTTAACTCAATCAATCCAAGTAGATATTCTAATGGTTTTTGGGTTGGGTGTATCTTATTTGTAGGCGAATTTAACCTTCTGTTTTTTGAGTAGTAGTTTTTCTTTTCGGGATATGCTTCTAAATCTATTAAATTAAGTGCAGTTCCATTGTCGTAAATCCTCACAACATATTCTAAATTCTGACTAAATCTATTTCTGTTTAAAATCGACAATGGTTTTTCCCAAGTTAAAATTGTAAACTTTTTATTGTTTTTAACTGCCCACATTGTATAATACGGTATCAAAGTGTCATTAGTAAATATAAAGCAGTTTAATTTTGTCATTATTCTTTTATATTCATCTAATAGATTATAAACATCTTCCTCTAAAAAAGAACTCATATCTTCCATCATAAATGAATCGAATTTATACATAGGGCTATTAGCTATTGAACTTTTACCCTCTGTTCCCGATGTTTTCCCACCTCCTTTATTATGTAAATATGGTGGGTCTGTAATAATAAGTTTGACGTTATCTGCTTTTGTTATTTGCTTTATAAGTTCAAAGCAATCGCCTTTGTAAATCGTATTTGCTTCCATTTTATGAATTTTCGCAATTAGTTGAAACAATACATATTTCTTGTTCAATAGCATCTATTTTGGTATCAAAACTTTCTAAACCAAAATCGTATTTAAGATTATGTGTTTCGCATAAAGATAAAATCTCGTTCATCTTTTCTGTTTCCCATAGTTCAAAGTACATATCGGTTAATACTTCTGTTGGTTTGTTTTTATCATCACATCTGATGAAAAAACCAAATTTTCTACCAATTTCTTTTTCTGCTTTTTCAATAAAATTCTTTTCCATATTGTTTGTTTTTAAAATTCCCTACGCTTTTTTTCTTTTTTGTTTTTCTGTTTATAGTTTCAATTTAAAATTCTGCTTAATAAGTCGGCACTTCATATAACACGGGTTTGGCAAAAGTGGGCAGACACATTGTGCTAAAATTGAGCATCCTACAAGCCCACCTTCGCCAAGCCCGAAAACGTTATGTACAAGCACTACATTTGTGCTTCGATTAAAGGTTGTATGTTAATTCCATAATTTTTAAAAATTTTTCCCACCCTTTCTTTGCCTTTTTCAAAGTCATTTGGGTTTTTCTCTATAATAATGAAATCTCTATTTGTATTTATACAGGCTTCTGCAAGTGTTCCGCTTCCACTAAATAAATCCAAACATATTTCACCTTCATTTGATGAATTTGTTATTAGTTTTTCAATAAAATTCAATGGTTTTTGTGATATATGTATTTTGCCATTTTTTAATGTTGGTGTTTCAACAAATTCATAATCTCTACTTGTCATATCGTTTATTGGAAACGCTTTACCTTTTCTAAAAAACAATACAAATTCAGTGTATTTTAAATACCATCTATTAGGCATTTTGGTATCTTTAATCATACTTATAATATTATGTAGTTTAAATCCACATTCTTTTGCAACATCAAGGTATTCGTGCAAACTATTTATATTGGTAAATACATAGAAATGGGCATCGTCTTTTAGTTTATCAAAACAAAGTTTCATCCATTCTTTTGTATTTGGTAATTCACCATCAAATAAGTTTTCACCCATTCCACTTTTCATATAATTTGGTCTGCAAGAATTACCTTGTTTCGTCATTTTATACGGTGGGTCAGTTACAATTAAGTCAATACTGCCATTAGGTATATATTTTATTTTATCCAAACTATCTCCTTGTATTATTTTGCTTTTTTCAAAAGCATATTTGCCATCCCACATTTTTAAAAATTATTAGTTTCGTTCATTTAATTAAGTTCATCGGTAATTTACCGTGCCTGTACATAACAAGGTGTATAAGAAAGTTTGCTATAAAATTCTGTGTAAATTTAAAAGTTCATCTAAGCAAACCTTCTCATACACCCAATCGTTAGGTGCAAGGTTTGTTTATGGGGTACTGCTTAACTTTAGCACCATTCCATTCCATAGCATCATTGTTACCATTCCACCACCTGTAATACTCCGTTTCTTCTTCATCAGTCATATCTTCAAATGGTGTTTTTATTGAGCATTCAACCTCTTTTAATCGTTTGTTTTCATCATTCAAGCTTTGTGCATATTTATCAGCATCTTCTTGCTTTTCAAATATTCCTCCAACCCACCAATGGTAACTATCCCAACTTCCTGATGAACATTCTACCAAGTAAACAAACCCAGCACCTAACAGCACATTGGCGTTATTGCTTTCCGTTTTTAAATTATCATTTCCCATATTATTAAATTTAGTGTTTCAATCAATCATTTGTGAGGCAACAACGCCTATCTGCAAAACGTTAGCCGCAATACGCAGACACCCTGCTAACGGCAATTTCAAAATACTTTTCATCCTTTTCTATTCCGATAAAGTGCCTACCTGTTTTTTTACAAGCCACACCAGTTGTTCCTGAACCCATACAGTTATCTAAAACTGTTTCTCCTTCGTTGGTGTAGGTTTTTATTAAATATTCCATTAATGCTATTGGTTTTTGAGTAGGGTGCAAACTGTGGTTAATAGTATCTACATCAAATTCTAAAACACTTATAGGGTATCTTGTGTTATCTTGCCAAATAACGTGTTTTTCATTTACACCAGTTTTACCTAAAACCTCATGCGTTGGTTTTTTCCTTGTCCTTTTCCTTTGCAGCCCACCAATGGTTTTTTGCGGATTATATGTAGGTAACTTTTTGTAAAATACTAAAACGTTTTCGTGTGCTTTCAATGGTATTTTATTAGCATTTAAAAACCCACTTGCCTTATCCTTTTGCCAAATTAATTCATACCTGAATAACTTTATATTGCTGCTTATTAATATTGTTGTAAATGGTTGCGAAGCTGTCAAAACTATTGCCCCGTTATCTTTTATAATCCTTTCATATTGCTTCCAAAGTGGCTCAAAAGGAATGACACTATCCCATTTGCAAGCTGTTGTTCCATAAGGCAAATCACATAAAATCATATCCACACTTTTATCGGAAATCTTATCCATTTCCACAAGACAATCACCCTGATAGAATGTACTGCGGCTAACATCGGCTTTGTGCAATGTGGGCTTTTGTACTATATTCAACATTTCGTTTTCAAATAAACTTTTCTGCATAATTCAAATTTTGTTTTTCAATTTCCCACACTGCACAAAGCCGTAACCGTTAGCAGTAATACTACGTTAGTGCTATTAATCAATGTTTGGCACATACTTTTTCAGTACATTGATTATGTGAAATTGTTGAATTTTTAACATAGCAATACAATTCAGTTCATCAAACCAATTAATATTAGAAAGAACATCTATTACGTCTTTTCTAAATTCATCATTTACTTTTATCTTGTATTCCGCACTATAAGTTTCACCTTCTTTTAGTATTTTTCCAGCACTCCCATTTCCCCAATAACACATTCTTATATCAAAATCATTGATAGTATCATATCCTTTGCTATCCTGTCTTGTTATACTAACAGAGTTTAGTTTGTTTTTTGGTCTGTTATTCAATCCAATTTCAGGTCTTTTATAAATGTTAAAGCAACAATGTAAATCTCTATCACTATATTTTACTTTACCTAAATCTTCACTATGAATCAAATCAAATTCAAATAAACTGTTAGTATTCCACAATTGACTAATTGGTAATATAAATGCAACATAGTCACCTAATTCAATACTTTTTTTGAAAAATTTTTGTGCTAAATTCATTCTACTGCCGAATGGTGGGTTTCCAATTATTAACCTACCATAAAGATAATCAACATCCAACGTCAAGAAATCTTGCTTTATAATACTTTCGTGTTCAGGTTCAATATCATAAGCCCAACAAGTAGTCGGCACTTGTAAGCTAAAACTACCGTTACCTGCGCTTGGTTCAATAGCTTCGCTTATATTATTCTCTCCGATAATTTCATACACCTTGTCAATACAATATTTAGCTTTATCCAATGGTGTATAATATTTATCTAAATCTATTTTATTACTCATTCTATTTAATTTATTCGTTAATAATCCGTACTACTGCTAACAGCGTGTATAAGCAATGGCACAGGAAGTTTTGTGGTCAAATTCAAGCGTTGTATAAGTGCCACTGCTCATACACGCAAAACGTTATGCGTCACCTTTAAGACGCTCCGAAACATAATCCTTAACCATCTTTTTAATCGGTTCGACAAATTCAATACGAACTCTAAAGGAAATAGTTTTAGTTTCGTATGATGCTTTTCTGCGACCAGAGAAGGAGCGTTTGCCCCCTCTCGTTTCTTTTTTCTTTTTCACTTTGCCAATTTTTTAACACTTCTACTATCTGGGTTTATTTCCAAATCACCAAACACCCAAGTTCTTGAAGAACCGTTTCCATGATTATAAATTCTATATGCAGTTGGCTTTTGAATTTCTATCCCGTAAAGAATTTTTTTCATTATAGGTTTTTTCATTCCCCATTCTTTTTCAATAGTAGTGTCTATTGTGTAACTGTTTTTAGTTTCAATTACGTTTGCTTCTAAAATCAATGTTCTCATTTTGTTTATTTTTTAATTGTTATCTGAGTACAAATATACAACCTATTTTGATAACTGCAAACTTTTTTCAAAGTATTTTGGATTTATTTTCAAAATATTTTCTAACTTACTGAAAATCAACACGAAAAAATAAGGCGAACGCATAACAAAGTATTGGCAAAAAAGCGGTTTTAGTGCTTCGTATGAACGTTTGTAGTAACATCAACATTAGTTCTTCGTATCAACTTTAGTGGTAAAAGTCCGCTTCTTCGCCAATACTCGTCCGTTATAGGTAATAAAATTTACTACCGTTCTACCTTAATCATATCATTTGAGAAGTAAGCACTTACCATATCTTCTTTTCCATAAGGTTTGAAGTAGAGTTGTCCACCTTCTTTCTTATATATTTCATGTTCACCATCCATTTGAACATCAACAATATCACCTTCTTTTAATTCTACTTCAAACTTATCTAAGCATCTTACATATTTCTGTTTCATAATCCGTAAATTTTACATACCTATAACAAAGTGTATAAGTAATGTGGCTAAATAAATTTATCTGTAAGTCGAGAGTATGTACAAAGCCACACTACTCATACACTCAACCGTTATGCCCCATTGCTACGATACTACTTCGATTGTAGTTTATTGGAAGCATTTTTATTCTTTTTTTGCCCACCCACAGTTAAAGAGTAAGTGTTGCCAATTTTTTCAGACTTAACATTATTAGGCAACCTTTTTTCTTTAATCTGTAACAAAACAGCTTGACGAGTTACACCAAGCTGTTTTGCGTATTCTGTTACAGATAGTCGCATAGTTATACTTTTTTTAAAATTCTTGCGTCAGCCACGTCAAATTGATAACCATTTTTACCTTCCTTGATACCCTTAACGCTTAATGTTTTTTTGTGAACTCTAAAAATGTATTGAGGTTCTTTTGTGATTTCTCTTAAAAAAACATACATTTTTGTTTCTCTAACTAATTCATATCGCACCTTTGAATCGGCAGATTGATTAGCAAATAATAATTGATAAACTGCTTTTGACATTGTTTTTAAATTTTAGTTTTCTGCATTATTGCGTTACAAAAGTAACTATATTTTGCTAATTAGCAAGTGTTATTTTAAAAAAGTTTTCAACCCTCCCACAAAAAGAATAAAAATGCCTTAGTGCTTCGATTGAAGTTAGTTCTAAAATTACCGCAACGAGGGCATAACAGCGTATATAAGAAATGGCACAGAAACATTTGTGCTAAATTTCAAGTTTGTGCAAGTGCCACTTCTCATATACGCAAAACGTTAGTGGCAATACTCCGAAGCCCTCCGAACAGCGACATCGTAATATTGTTTTTCCTTTTCAATTCCAATTGATTTGCGATTTAATTTGATACAAGCCAAGTTTGTTGTTCCTGAACCCATTGTATTATCTAAAACTGTATCGCCTTCGTTTGTGTATGTTTTTACAAGGTATTCCATAAGAGATAATTGTTTTTCAGTTGGATGAACCCTTGCTCTTACATTTGCATTAGTAAATTCTAAAATAGTGGTTGGATAATAATCATCATTAAAATTATCTTTTTGGTGTGTTATTTCTCCGTAATTACCTTTATTAGATGATGGCTTACTTGTACTTTTATTTCTAAATTTACCTTTTGTCATTTGTGGATTATATGTGGTTTTCCCTTTGCTAAATACTAATATATTTTCGTGTCTTTTTAAAGGCATTTTTTTTACATTCAAAGAACCACTTCCAAGTTTTTTATCCCAAATCCATTCGTATTTTAACCAATCTAAATTTGAACAACCAAGTACTTTGTCAAATGGAGTTTGAGCAAAAAGAACAACACAACCACTATCTTTTAAAATCCGCTTGTATTCTTTCCAAAGTTTATTAAGTGGCAAAATACTATCCCATTTATTTTGAGTAGTTCCATAAGGCAAATCGGCAATAATAGCATCAATTGATTTATCCTCGATAAAAGGAAAAACATCAAAGCAATCAGCATTCACAAAAGTACTGCCACTAACACGGGTTTGGCAAAATGGCTGTTCAGTAATTCTATCAATCATTCGTTCTTAATTTTTAAGTTTAGTAATTCTATTTAGCTTCAGGTTCAGCCACTTCGCCAAGCCCTCGAACGTTATGCGTCACCTTTAAGACGCTCCGAAACATAATCCTTGACCATCTTTTTAATCGGTTCTACAAATTCAAGACGAACACGAAAGGAAATAGTTTTTGTTTCGTAGTCTGCTTTTTTTCTACCAGCCCCATCCCGAACTCCACCTCTATTAGTTTTTTTCTTTTTCATCGGATGGTATTAAAAAGCTATCAACCCAAATTTGATTTCCAACTTTATACATCGGGTTTATTGCTTCGGTTATTTCGACTTTGATTTGTTGAGATGAGATTTGAATAATTTGGCAAACACAGCCATTTGTAATTACTTCCATTCCTAAGTTGGGGAACAGGGCTTTTATATTGCCCTGCTCCATTTTTGCTGTTACATCCATAATGCTGCGTATAATTTTGCTTGTGATTTAATGTTGTTTACTTGTGAGATGGTTCTTCTTAATTTCTTTGGTGTGTTATTCCACATTATTTGAAATTGTGTTTTCCATTTTGCTTCTGATTTTACTGTTGCTGTTGTCATTTTGTTTATTTTTTAATTGTTATCTGGTACAAATATACAACCTATTTTGATAACTGCAAACTTTTTTCAAAGTATTTTTGATTTATTTTTAAAATAGTTTCTAACTTGCTGAAAATCAACACGAAAAAATAAGGCGAACGCATAACAAAGTATTGGCAAAAAAGCGGGTTTAGTGCTTCGTATGAACATTTGTAGTAGCATCAACATTGGTTCTTCGTATCAACTTTAGTGGTATAAGTCCGCTTCTTCGCCAAGCCCGAAACCGTTATAAGCAAGCTGCTACGTTCCTGCTTCGTTTGACAATTCCGTTTGAAAAGAATTAAAAAAAAGCCCACCGCACTCTTTAATACGAGTTTCGATAATCTTACAGTAATCTTCTGAAATTTCACTGCCAATATATTTTCTATTATTCAAAATTGCCATTTTAGCCGTTGTACCACTTCCCATAAAAGGGTCATAAACCAAATCATTTTCATTGCTCCAACTTATTATTTGGTCGGTTGCAAGTTGTTCAGGAAAAACAGCACCTTGTATAAAATCCTTTTTGCCTCCGTATAGTGAATATTCAAAAATGTTCTGTTTTATTTTTTGCTCTTTTATAGGTTTATTCTTATGTCCTTTACTTGTTTTACTTTCATCTGTTTGGTAAAATGTTCTGTTCTTAACTATGTCTTTCCCAGCAAATACACAATCTTCCATAATAGGGTTAAATGTTTTCGGTTTCCCCTTGCTAAAAACAAACATATATTCAAAACTTTGCTCATATCTATTATGGTTTAGTGGTATCGGATTTTTCTTTTTGTAAATCATAGTATCGTGCAAATTAAACCCACAACCAACAAAATAAATAGCCTGTTTAAATGATGTTAAACTTTCACTACCGTTTTTTGTGCTATCGTTTACAATCCAAACAACTACACCACCTTGTTTTGTTACTCTAAACAATTCTTTTGCTACATTTTCAAAGTCAAAACAATATCCATTGTATGTTCTTAAATCGTCATAAGGCGGAGAAGTAACCGTTAAGTCAATGAAATTGTCAGGCATTTTAGCCATCGTTTCAAGGCAATTTTCGTTGTATATTTTATTTATTTCCATCCCTTCCTTTTTTTAAATTCTTTTCTTTAGTGCTTCGTATTTAGCTTTTCGTTTAATAAACCGCAGCCAGCTTATAACATCGGTTTTGCGTCAGTTTTTGCCTTTAAACATTGTGCTAAATTTGGACATTCGGATAAGGCAAAAAACCGAACGCAAAGCCGCAAAACGTTATGTGTAATTGCTAAAAGTCGTTTCCAAATAAAGAGTTTGCTATTAAATCTTTTTCTTTTCTTTTTTCTTCCAACGCTTTTTTAATTCGTTGCACAATCATATCACAGTATTCAGAGGATAATTCACTGCCTATCCAATTTCTGTTATTTAGAATACTCATTTTAGCGGTTGTACCACTTCCCATAAATGGGTCATAAATTAAGTCATTCTCATTACTCCAACTTAAAATATGGTCATTTGCAAGTGCTTCTGGGAATACCGCAGGGTGTTCGCCTTTTTGTGGTGCGATATACCAATAGTTGTTTCTTCTACTAAATTCGGCACTTGGTTTACGCTTTTCTATTTTGTGTTCACCAGTTACCAATCTTCTACCTACTCCGCTTTTATCTTTACCAAAAGAAGCGTTTGGTTTATCATAAATTAGATTTGTAGTATTTATTTTTCCTTTTGAAAACACAAACATATATTCAAAGTTTTGTGTGTAACACTTATTGCTTCCTACTGCACCACCACCGTCTTTAATCCAAATCATTGTGTCGTGCAAATTAAAACCAATCTCTTTGAAATATAAGGCTTGTTTAAATGATGTTCCGCTTTCATTTCCTTGAACGGTAGCATCTGAAATAACCCAAACTAATACGCCACCATCTTTTGTAATTCTAAACAACTCCTTTGCAATATCTTCAAATGGAAATGAATATCCATTATAAGTTCGCAATCCATCATAAGGTGGAGATGTTACTGTTAAATCTACAAAGCAATCAGGCATCTTTGCCATTGTTTCTAAATTACTTTCATTGTAATTCTTGTTTATATCAATCATATTTTTAAATTTTTCAAATTTATTTTTGCCATCGCTCAAAAAAGAAAAGAAAAAGTATCTCATTTCAAATTGAACTCCCTGCTATTAAACCGCAACTACACATAACAGCGTATATAAGAAATGGCACAGAAACATTTGTGCTAAATTTCAAGTTTGTGCAAGTGCCACTTCTCATATACGCAAAACGTTATGTACAATTTATTTTTTACTTTTTGCCAGCGCACGTTTGACGTATTTTGTAATCGGTTCAATTAGTGATTTTGGTACACGGAAAGAAATTGTTTGCGTTTCTTCTTTGTATTGGCTTTTTCGTCCTGCATTTAGCCTTTTACCTCCATGTGGTTTGCATTTTTTGCACTTCGCTTTTTTGCCATCCGTGTTGTAAATTTTCTCTCCACAATCGCAGGTTACAAAATTTACACCATTAGGGCAATCGCTAAAAATGCACTTTTTAAATTCAGGCTCTTTTAAAGCGCACATTGTACATTCTTTCATTTGTCTATACATTTTACAACGTGTCCAATTTCGTAAGCAATGTAATAATCGTTCTCATCACATTTTTTTCCGTATTTATTAATGAAAGCCATTACATCCAATTTCTTCTCTTCAACAAAACGAAACATTTTTACTAAAGCATATTGTGTTCCATTGTATTCAGCTTCCATTTGTGCTAATTTTTCAGTCGCTTTCATTCTTTTAGTGTATGCTTTCTTCACTTCCTTTTGCTCTTCAATAGTAGCACCATGCACTTTAAAAGCACAAACGCTTCCGTAATATGCAATTGTACCTTCCCAATCAATAGCGTAAGTTCCTTTTAAATCAGCCTTACCACAGCAATCACAAACTGTTATTTCTTCTGTGAATCCTAATATTTTTTTTTCAATTGTTTCCATGTTGTTTCGTTTTGTTGATACAAATATACGGCTATATTTTGAATCTGCAAACAATTTCAAGATTATTTTTGTTAAATTGTGTAACTAATTGAAAGCCAACGCAAAAAAGTAAAAAATAAACTGATACATAACAGCACCTAAATCGCAAATTTTGTGAAGAACAAAATCAGCGTTTAGCTGCAAACCGTTATGTGCCATTTTAAAGAGTGACACTACTCTCAACTTCATTTCCCCAAACATCCCAGCCTTCGTGCTTTTCACGAGCAAACATTTCAAGTCTTTCACATTCTCCAAATAGTTTTTCTATCCTATCCCTTACCTCTTGTGGTTTTTTACTATGCTTAGTTCTTTCTGCTTCAACTAATTGAAATATATTCTTCACTTTCCTTTTATTAAACATATTTCCTTTTGTAGCCAATAAACATATTTCTGTATTTTTCATAGTCCACGCTCCCAAGTTTGCACAAGTTTTACCGTTTTTAGTTACTTTTTTCCATACAAAAGCAATAGTTCTATATTTGAAACCCCACGCTTTAAATAATTCAAAACAAAAAGGTAAATGAAAGTCTGTTGTCCATAAAAACAAAGCACAATCATCAGCAGAAATATTTGCAAGTGGTAATTCTTTTAATTGTTCTATGGTCATTGTTTGATATTGGTCTTGCAAATGTCTGTTATCTCTATTGTTGTCTTGATAAACAGAATTACCAAATCGCCACGCTGGGTCTGAATATATTATTTGATACTTTTTCATAATCCGAATAAAAACGGCACATAACAAGGGTTTTGCGTAATAGCCCTATCAAGTGTCGTGGTTAATTTTAAGTTTCTACTAAGGGCTACTACGCAAAGCCCCGCTACGTTATAAGCAATAAAATAAAATTGCCTACGCACCACAGCATTTTTTGTACTTCCTATTGCTTCCGCATTTACAAGGCTCATTTCTGCCTATTTTCTTTTCATCTCTTATGTAAGTAAAGCCTTTTTGTGGAAGTGTTTTTTGCACATCCATAATGAGCCTCATTTCATCTGTATCTAAATATTTTAAGTATGTGTCCATCGCTCAAATTTTATTTTACAGCTTATAACAGCACCTAACAAAAATGGCTGCAAAGCATTTGTTTTTAATTCAGAAGTTCTTACAAGCAGCCACTTCTGTTAGCTGCAAACCGTTAGCTGCTATTTTACCGACCACTCCGAAAGTTTAGACTTGACAACTATTTTCAGTTCATCAACCTTTGACAATGGACAGCGAAAGGCAACCGTTTTAGTTAGCTCCGAGTATTTAGGTTTAGCACCAGCATTTTTGCGTTTACCACCTCTTTTTACTTTTTTGTTATCCATATAATTCTTCTACCATTTGGAGATATACATTTAACTGTTTTGCCCTCTATTATTTCGTTTATCTCATCATTTGTGAGTTCCCAACTTTTTAAGTTTTCTAAATTAGATACCCAACTTTCGCTACCTGTGATACTATCGTTACCCTTTACTGTTACTTCTATTTCATTCAAATTTGTCATTTTATTTTGTTTTTAATTGTAGAACAAAGATACAACATTATTTTGAATCTGCAAACATTTTCAAAGATATTTTTAAATTATTTTCTAAAGTACTGACAATCAAAGAGAAAAAAAACAGCAGCTAACACGCAATTGGCAAAATAAAAGCCATTGAGCATAGTGATAACCATCAGCAGCAGTGAAATGCTTTTACTTCGCCAATCGCCACCGTTATAGCCAATAGGGGTGAAGTGCTTCGATTAATCATTTTCGTTAGAAAAATTAAAAAAAGACCCACCGCACTCTTTAATACGAGTTTCAGCTATTTCATTATATTTTTCAGAATTATCAATTCCGATAAAATTTCTTTTCATCTCATAAGCTACTTTGGTTGTTGTTCCAGTTCCGTTGTATGGGTCTAAAACCAAATCTCCTTCATTGGTAAATGCTTCAACACATCTTTTTACAAGTTCTTCTGGAAATGTAGCATTATGTCCGTAAATATTTTTGTTTGGAACAATTCGCCAAATACTTAAATACTTTGCAGCTTCTTTATTCCAAGTAAATCCCTTTGCTTCTTTTCCAAGTATATAAATATCTTCATCAACCCTATAAAATCTAACAGGATTATACGCTTGCATACCACATCTATCCCATGTAATTCTCTGTCTGTATTTTGCATTTGTCTTTAAAATCCATTCCAAAGGTGATTTTACTTCAAATTCAAATATTCTATCTTTGTGGTTGTAGCAAATTGTTCCAGTTGGTTTTAGAACTCTTACCATCTCATTTATTATTTCTATTTGCCTTGCTTCATATGTTTCATCATCTTCTTTGTCTGTGCAATTATCATAAGTTATATTGGTTCGTTCCCAAAAATCTTTCCTACTTGCTTGTGTTCTTCTGTTTCTCCAATTATTATAATTTGGTGAGGTAACAATCAAATCAATAGTGTTATCAGGGAATGTTTTAAGCAATTCCAAATTATCTCCTGTGTATATTTTATTTATTTCCATCCCTTCTCTTTTTTTAATTTTTCTTTTAGTGCTTCGATTAAACGTTTGTGCTAAAAATCCCTACTGGCTATAACAGCGTATATAAGAAATGGCACAGAAACATTTGTGCTAAATTTTAAGTTCGTGCAAGTGCCACTTCTCATATACGCAAACCGTTATAGCACATTAAAACGATGCTATAACAGGGGCTATAAGAAATAAAACCCCTGCCAACGCACCGCTTAGATTAAACCAATGAAACTTTTTTTGCTTTTACTTTTCTTCCAAGATGAAATTCGAGATTTTTGTTTTTAATACAATTATCTGCTTTTTCTTTGGAATCAAAAAAAGTTGCACCTTGTAGATTATGCGTAAAAGCATATCCATTGTTCCTTGATGATGAAGATTCTGTTACATAATCATCGCCACCCATAATAACGTAAGCAATTTTTTTTCCCATTTTTTAAAGTATTATATTTATTTGCAATATTGCGTTACAAAGATACGAAATTTTCCACCGCTCAAAAATGGGTTTTACTTCTTATAGCCACGAACCGTTATGGGAAATTTTAAAAACCTTTTCCCACCGCACGGGTTAGTCCTCATCATCAATAATTCCTTTATCAATTAGCATTTCTTTTACCTTCTCCCAATTAACATAAGGTCGTCCAACTTGCTTAATGCTTTCGTCACCATCTTTTACAATGTCAACCAAAAGTGGGCAACCTAAAGCAGCATCATCAATGTAAAGTTGTGCGTATGCTTTTGGGCTTGTAGTCCAAGTGTGCTGTGTCGGGTTGGTTTGTATTCCATAAAGCGGTATTTCGTTTTGTTTAAACCATTCAATTGCATCAGTTAAATAGTTCCCACTTTCAAGGTGCAATTCGTTATCCTCGCCAGTTGGATTAACTATATCACTTCTCATTGTAAACAAAACTAATTGGTGGTTATTTTTAACCAACTCTTTCAATACAGGCACAGCACCAATGTCTTTGCCCACTTTGGGAAATTCGTGTGTTACGCAAGTTCCGTCAAAATCAATTGCTATTATCATTATTTCGTTTTTTAATGCCCACCCTAAAAGGTTTTTAAAACTATCCCATAACACGGGTTTGGCAAAATGCCGCAGGATAGTTTAGTGCTAAAATTTAAGTTTCGAGTAGCGGCACTTCGCCAAGCCTGATAACGTTATGCAACATTTCAAAACTCTTTTTCTTATTTTTTTTTTGCCCTCGCACAGATAAAGAATAAGTATTACCAATTTTTTTAACCGTAACATTTTTAGGCAACCTTTTTTCCTTAATCTGTAACAAAATCGCCTGACGAGTTACGCCAAGCGATTTTGCATATTCTGTTACAGATAGTTCCATTTTTACAGTTTTTTAGATTTGTATTTAATAGGAGAGCTTCCTACTGCTTTTTCTAATCCGTGTAAAATGTTGTTTAAGTCCCCAGCAGCACGAACTTTGCATACTAAACTTTCTTCACCTGTTTTTGTGTTTACCGCTACAACTGCGTACTTGTAATAACTACTTTTTGCCATTTTGTTTTGTTTTTAAATTGTTAATATTAAATTATCTGCTACAAAGATAAACATAATTTGTCAATTAGCAAGTAAAAGTTAGTTATTTATTTTTCTTTCAATTCTTTGCCTACCTACTTGCATATCCTTTTCTTTAGTATCAAAGTATTGTCGAAAAACCTCATATCCGATTGTTCTTATTTTATAATTCTTTGTGCCAAACTCCATCCCTGCTCTGATAGGAACTTTTACATCTATGAAAAATTTAGTTTTTGTGCCTTCTAAGCCACCGATTGAATCAGCCATTTTTTGTTGTTAAAAAAGAAAATAAAAATCCCTCCCTAAAAAATAAGAAAAAGAGTTTTGAAACGAGCCACCCACAAGCCAACGCACTTGCATAACACAGGCTATAAGCAATTCTTTCCATCGCACAGGCTACGCTCAACTGCTCATAGCCTCGTCCGTTACCTGCAAATGCTACTTTGTTGCTCCGAATGAACATTTGTGGTAGAAGTCGGGTTTATTTTTTTTCTTTTTTTTGCCCACGCACAGATAAGGAGTAAGTATTACCAATTTTTTTAACTGTAACATTTTTCGGCAACCTTTTTTCTTTTATCTGTAACAAAATTGCTTGGCGAGTTACACCAAGCAATTTTGCATAATCGGTTACAGATAGTTGCTCCATAATTAAGAGTTGTAAGTTCTTAATTTTTCTCTTTGCAGTTTTGAGCCAAACTCCTTAATGTATGCAACAACTTCTTTTGAAATTATTTGCAAATCGGATTTACTCACGCTTTCCATATCCTTTTTGGTTTTCAAGCCACGAAGGATACTTCCAGTTTTCGGCAAATTGCCATTAGTTTGAATACTAAAGTTTTTCGGTAAACTTGAAATTCCAAGTTTTACAACTTTGTTTCCGTTTGTGTCAAGTCCGCTACCTTCAAGGTAAAGGTTTGATTTTGGTAATGCGATGTCAGCCATTTTGTTTTTGTTTTAAATTGTTATTGTTAAATTATATGCTACAAAGATAAACATAAATTGTCAATTAGCAAGTAAAAAAGAAAAAGTTTTCCTCCACTAAAAAAAAGAAAAAAATTAAACCCTTAGTTTTATGTTCCAAATCAGCATTTGTACTATGAAACCGCATCAGCAGGTAACAGCACCTAAATCGCAAATTTTGTGAAGAACAAAATCAGCGTTTAGCTGCAAAACGTTATGCAAAAGTGTGGCAAGAAAGTTTTGTCTATAATTTGAAATTTTGCAGTTGCCACACCTTCGCATAACAACGGCTAAACTCAATATTTAAAAACTTTCCCACCGCACTAATGAGAGAATTAATACCATTGATATAAATACCTACTAACGGCACTTTCGCCAATTCTCTCGATGTAATCAATGGTTATTTTCTTTTCTTCTTTAGTCATTTTCTTAAACAAATCTCTTGAATCATAATGACTTTTTGCGAATACTTCAACGATGTATCTTGCTCTTGCAATTACTCGTTTCTCTTTTTTTGTTTGTGCCATTTTATTTTGTTTTTTATTGGTTTATAATTATCAAATTTACGAATTAAATTCCCACGCAAAAGTTTTTAAATACTGCATTTAGCCGATATACGTTATAGCAAATGTTTTTAAAATTTTTCCCACGCACCTAAAACAAAAAAAGTTCATAATCAATAGAAAGTTTCTTCCCTGTAAATATTCCAGAATAACCTTCTTTTTTTAAAAATGCTTCACACTCTCTCCATAGTTCACTTGGAGATACTTTCAATTCATAGTCATTCCATAAAATACCTTTATTTATTTTGAAAAGTTTAGGGAATTTTTTGATTATGGTATCAAAATAAGTTCCGCCATCTTCTAATTCAGAAGCATATAAAAACTTCTTGCCTCCTATTGATTTTGAAACAATTTTGTAACCAAAATTTCCGTAACCTATTGCATCATCTTTACTTAATGCAAACCAGTTTCCTTTTACTCCTTTTTTTTCTGCTCTATAAACTTTTTTATTGGCAGGTGCTTGATATGATTTTGCTGACATTTTTTTATTGTAAATTTAGTAATTATCCCCGCTAAAATTTTAAAAACACTCCCTATAACACAGTATTGTAAGCAATGCGGGTTTAGTGCTTCTAATAAAGGTTATCGGTTTATTTAAGTTTCATTTTTTATATCAACATTTGTGGTTTAAATCCGCACTGCTCCAATACTCGGAACGTTATGCAAAAGTGTGGCAAGAAAGTTTTGTCTATAATTTGAAATTTTGGAATTGCCACACCTTCGCATAACAACGGCTAAAACGACAATATTTAAAAACTTTCCCACCGCACTAATGAGATAATTAAACTGCCTTTATCTTAAATCCTTTAAAGTTCAATTTTTTGAACTCGGCTGATTTTTCCTTTAAAGCAGATAAAGCCTTTTCAGCTTCTTTTTTTGTCATAGGTAGTGTCATTTCACTTTCTCTACCTGTTGTTTTGAATGTAGCGAAAACCGCATACTTTTTTTCTGTTGCCATTTTGTTTTGTTTTTTAATTGTTTATAATTGTCAAATTTACGAATTTCCCTCGCAAAAGTTTTTAAATACTGCGTTTAGCCGATATGCGTTAGCAAACATTGTATTTAATAAAAAAGAAAAAGCCCACGCTCCCTTCAATTTTTTCAAAATTGTGAAAAGGTTTAAAATCATTCTACAATCTTATTTCTTCTTTTACATTCAGGACATTCCCAAACAATATTCTTCTTTGAGTTTTGGTAACTAAATTTTTCTCCACAATCACAAATGGCAATCATATCGTGTCCCTCAATCTTCGGTTTAATTCCTAATTCTTTTGCAGAGCCAAGCGGTTCAAAATTTCCAATTATAGTTCCACCTTCCTTTAATATTATTTTGTCTGCATCAGGTAATTTTATGGTTTCCCAATAACCTAATCCAAGTTCAATGATGCAGATGTTATTATTACTCGGCTTCGTTCCAATATTAGCACCGTTAAAATCTTTAACATAGATTTTTTTGTTCTTTAATTCCATTATCATTTCTTGCCAATCATCTGCAAATCCTGTTGCGTAACCTTGATTTTGCTTATACTTTTTAAAGTAGTTATCAAAAACCGCCTTTGATAAATCTCCGTGCAAAAATTCAGATGAAACAAATGATAATGACATTTCGTTTCCCGTGTATTCAGCAAAACTATCTATTAGTTTATCAAAATATGCTTCTCCAATATTGCAATATTCTTTAATTATTACAGCATACTTTGTGTCGCCATATTCAAAGTGATATGTTTCATAAACATCAGCAATATGTTTATTTTTCAGTCCTTCAATTTTTTTAGCATATTCATACTCTTTCAAATCTTTTGTGATTTTCAAAACCTTTTTTGGACTTATTTTAAAAGCACTTCCATATCTACCTGAACCAAGTTTTTTAAAACTCTTTGCTTTGAATTTGTCTTTTATTTTCTGTAATACCTCTTTCGGTAAAACTTCTTCAATATCTCCACTATTATTATATCTACTCATTTTTATATGATTTATGTTTATACAAATTTACAAATTAAAATAGCCAACACACGCCTTCCTTTTTTTCTTTTTTATTAAATACAACGAGCCACCCACAAGCCAACGCACTTTGCTAACATTGTGTTTAATGCAAGTTTTGCGAAAAGCAAAACCTGACATAAACACACGGTCGTTATATGAAATGCCTTGCTGACCGTTTCCAATTGAAGTTCCGTGAAGGAAAAACAAAAAGAAAAAAGCCACCGCACTTTTAAAATAATTGTGGTTGTGATACAATATCATTAATTCTTTGTTGTGCCATATCAACGTATTCCTTTTTACCATCTATCCCTATAAAGTTTCTCCCAAGTTCTAATGCTCTTATTCCTGTTGTTCCTGCTCCGCAAAACATATCTAATACTATTCCACCCTTTCTGCAACCGCAAACAATAGGTCTGCCAATTAAATCAGTATTGTAAGATGCTATATGTTTTGTGCCGTTAGGAGTTAAAGGAATATCCCAAACATCTTGTGTTACAAATTTTTCGTCAAAAAAGTATTCTTTGTTTTTAGAAAACATAAATATTACTTCGTGTGATTTTGTAAATCTGTCCTTTACACTTTCGGGCATTGCGTTTCTTTTAAACCAAATTATATTGTTTCGCAAAATCCATCCTCTATCAATACAGCCAATAGAAAAACGATATGGTATTTGTAGTAATGTTTTATCTTGTATTCCTGCAACTCCCTTGTTATTTCCGCCCCTTATCCCTTCTTGTGTTGCATACAATAAAGCGTTTGGTTGTTTTTTACCTAATGATTTTCCACCTGTTCTTGCATAGCCATCGCCAATATTTACAAAAATAGTTCCATCGTTTTTCAATATTCGTTTTGCTTCATCCATCATTAAAAACAATTTATCCAAATACTCATAAAACGTTTCTTCCATACCCCATTGTCCATCCCATCCGTAATCTCTTTGTAACCAATATGGCGGTGAAGTAACAATACAATCAATGCTTTCATTTGGCAAAGTTTTCATTACTTCTAAACAATCTCCTAAATGTATTTTATTTAATTCCATCCCTTTTTTTTCTTTTTGTTTTTCTGTTTAGTGTTCCAATTTGGCTTCAACGTAAATAAGTCGGCACTTCATATAACACGGGTTTGGCAAAAGTGGGCAGAAACATTCTGCTAAAATTGAGCATCCTACAAGCCCACCTTCGCCAAGCCCTTCAACGTTAGTGGCAATTAAATTATTAAAAAAGAAAAAGCCCACGCACTCTTTCAGTTTTTTCAAAACTGTGAAAAGATTAAAAAGTAGTGGCTACAATAAGGCATAGCCACTACATAAATAACATTAATCTACTCTGTGAATATTATCTTCTTTGTGGTATTTTTCCAATGAAGCAATAGTCGGGTATTGTTTCTTGTTTTTAAATTGCCCTGTTCCGCTTCCGTATTCAGGCACAGTCCCTAAATATGCTTTGCCAACTGAAACAAACCACCAATTAGGATTTTTTGTTTTGTAATAATAAATTTTATCACCAATAAAACTTCCTGTTTTAGATGATTTTTCTTGAAAAATTGCTACTGATTTTGCCATAACTTTATTTCGGTTTCCTATACTCCGAAAGGTTTTAGTTAATAATTACAAATTTACAAAATCCACCGCACAAAAAGGGGTTTTACTTCTCATAGCCCACACCGTTAGCAAACATTCCAAAACCATTTATTTTCTTTTTTGCCTACGCACAGATAGTAGATAAGTGTTCCCGATTTTTTTTGCTGTAACATTTTTCGGCAACCTTTTTTCTTTAATCTGTAACAAAATCGCCTGACGAGTTACGCCAAGCAATTTTGCATAATCGGTTACAGATAGTTGCTCCATTTTATTTAATATTAAAGTGGCTTTTCAAATAGCCGTTAAACTCTGTTTTTGTTTTTGCACTCATTTTATCATACACTTTAAAAATGTAGCTTTTACCTTTTGTGTTCCATTCGGAAGGCGTTTTCATTGAACGGAAATCGCAAGGTTGAATATCTTTGCCTTCTATTTCATTGTAATATTCTTTTGCTGTTCGTGCAATATCACGAACTTCATCTGTTGCTTTAGCCCAGCTTTTAGTGTCATCTGGGAACTTTGCTAAAAATTTTGTTAATCCTGCTTTGCTCATTTTGTTTTGATTTTAAATTGTTAGTATTAATTATCTGCTACAAAGATAAACATAAATTGTCAATTAGCAAGTAATAAAGAAAATAAAAAAATCCCTCTCTAAAAAAAATAAGAAAAAGAGTTTTGAAACGTGCCACCCACAAGCCAACGCACTTGCATAACATCGGCTATAATTCCATGCCGTGAAAAACGGCACGAGAATATAGCCGTAAACGTTAGCACCAATATTAAGGAAGCAACTCGCATTCACGAACTCCCCACCATTGGTCAAAATCAAACGGATATTCTTTTGTAGGTGGATATTCTTTGCATTCTTTTTCCCACTCTTTTAGTTTTTCGTTTTTATGAAACTCCATTGCCATTTCAGCACCTTTCTTTGTTTTGTGAATGCTTACAGTTGATGCTGCACCTTCGCAACAATCAGAATTATAAAGAAATTCATAAACAAATACTGGTGCTAACACAGGCTCAACCGCAATAGCGGGTTCAGTGGGTTGCGTTACTTCGGTGCTTGTATTTAAGTCTGTCATATTTTGATAATTAAGTGTTTCAAATTCCGCTACGTGCGGTTAGCCTCAACCGTTGGCAAACATTACATAAATGGGTTCGAGTACTTTAAACTCAACCAATGTTGGTCTTTTTCTTCTGTATATCCATAATGAATTTCGCCCGTTACTTTCAATCCTGTTTCTTGCTCAAATTGGTTGAGTTTGTCACGCAGCTCTCGTTTAAGCTGCTTTTGCTTTTCTTGAATCTGTTTTACTGTTAATTCCATTTATGAACGAATTTGCCAACAATAAATAAACCCAATGCAGCGAGTTGGCGTTTCGTCTGCTATTAAAGTGCAGTAGGTCGCTGCACTGTGTTTATTAGAGCCGTTATGGCACATTAAAACGATGCCATAACAGGGGCTATAAGAAATAAAACCCCTGCCACAGCACCTGTAAAAACTACTTTTTGTTTGGAAAGTTGCCAATCAATTCGGCTCTTGTATATCCATTAGCTTTTTCATCAAAAACTGCTATTTCAACAGCATATACTTTGTGTTTTTTAATCAAATCTTTGGCTATTTCATTAGCTTCTGATTTACTATCTGTTTCCAATGGTTTTTGATAAAACTTTCCTGTTTTTGTAAATGCAGAATTTGTTTTCCACGATTTGATAAGATATTTTTTTGCCATAACATTTACTCGGTTGCCTATACTCCGAAAGGTTTTAGTTAATAATTACAAATTTACAAAATCCACCGCACAAAAAGGGGTTTTACTTCTCATAGCCCACACCGTTAGTGGCAATACTCCAAAGCACGCCGAACAGCGACATCGTAATATTGTTTTTCCTTTTCTATTCCTATTGACTTGCGATTTAATTTGATACAAGCCAAATTTGTTGTTCCAGAACCCATTGTATTGTCTAAAACCATATCGTTTTCGTTGGTGTATGTTTTTACAAGGTATTCCAAAAGTTCAATCGGCTTTTGTGTTTTATGTTCCATTCCTACATTGTGCATTGCATAGGTTAAAATTTGCCTATTAAATCCTGTCTTGGTTTGTTTGCTTTCAATATCATTGCAACCATTTTCTAAAAAAGCACCCATTTTATTTTTTCGCCATCTTTTATTTGGCTTTTCAAGTTCTTTTAGTTCTTGGTTGTAAGTCGGCTGCTTTTTATAAAATACCATAATATTTTCGTGGTCTTTCATTGGTCTTTTGTTTGCGTGTTGGAATAATGAAGGTCTTGTTTTTTGCCAAATCCAATCATATTTATAATTCAAAATATTACTACTTCTTAACATAGTCGAAAATGGTTCAGCACCAAACAAAACTACCACTCCATTATCTTTTAAAATACGATTATAATGTTTCCATAATTCTGTAATAGGTAAAATTTTATCCCAATTCAAAATAGTCGTTCCATAAGGCAGGTCGCAAATAATAGCATCTATTGATTTATCCTCAATAAAAGGAAAAACATCAAAGCAATCAGCGTTCACAAAAGTACTGCCACTAACACGGGTTTGGCAAAATGGCTGTTCGGTAATTCTATCAATCATTCGTTTTTAATTTTAAAGTTTAGTAATTCTATTTAGCATCGGGTTCAGCCACTTCGCCAAGCCCAAAACCGTTATACACAATACTACATTCATGTTTCAATCATAGTTCTGTGTAAAAACCTTTTAAAAATTCTCCTTCGCTCTTTTTTTAAATTCTTCAATTCTGTTAATTATAGATTGTGCTTCTGTTATTCCACCACCTAATTCACCAGCAGTTTCAAAGTTCAATTCAATCATATCAATAATTTCTTGATATGCTATTTTAACTGCTTCAATAGCAGTTGTAATTGAAACATTGCCAGTATCAAATCTATCAACTATTTCATTATTGATGATATGTTGAATTGATTTCTGTTGATTAACTTCAACATTTTCTTTTAACATTCTACCTTTGAATGTGTCTATGTATTTTCTCATTTCTTTGCTCATAGTTTTATCTTTATATATAAATATTTGAAATTAATTTTTCCATCGCACATTTTTAAAAAGTTTTTATCTGTTCTTCGTATTAACATTTTACCTTAATAAACCGTACTGTGTATAACAAGGTGTATAAGAAAGTTTGTTATAAAGTTTAGTGGTAATTTGAAAGTTCAGTTAAGCAAACCTTCTCATACACCAAACCGTTAGTGGCAAATGCTACATTACTGCTTCGATTTGACATTCTGCTTCTTTACAGCGTTATTTAAAGCGTTTTCCATCCATAGGGTAAGATTACCACCAGTTGTTAAATTGGCTTGTTCTTGCCACTTCTTTACATCTTCTGAATTAAACCTTTTAGGTAGGCTTATATCTCGTTTTTTCTTTTCCATATTACTTGGTTTCGTATGTTAAAATGCTTTCCTTTTGTTCCCAATGTTCCAAAATGTATTCCCATTGCGGAGCGTTTAATATAAAGTTGGCTGATACAGTAAAAGCAAAGTTTTCATAGCTATTGCCATATAAAAATTCCTTTGCATAAATAGGATAAATTATTTTGTAAAATATATCCTCCGTGCTTTTCGAGTAGTCAAATTTTTTGATAGTCATAATTAGTTATTATTAAGTTGTTCAATAAACGATGTAACTAAATCACAAGTCATTTCTGTTTTTTTAGATAAATCCCCACAAACTAAACTTATAATAGGGTTTTGTTCATCCATAACTTTATAAACTTGGTAGCTTATACCTTTAATAGCTACTACATACCCTTGCTCTTCTATTCTTTTAATAACAGGTATTAAATAATTAAAGTCTGTATCAAATGGGTAGTTTACTCTTTCCGTAAACCTTCCAGTGAATTGTAAATCTAATCCACCCCATAAGGCTTTTTGTTCACCTACTGTTTTAGCATACTTATTGCCATTATAAATTGGAACATTTTTGTTTCCATTATAAGGGATAGTTTCATAGCCCATAAATTCAGCTATCAATGTGTTTGTTTTTACTTGCTTTTCCATTTTGTTTGTTTTTAAATTGTTTTACTTAATTATTGTAATGCAAATGTATATACAAAAACAATACAAACCAAATTTATTTTCAACTATTTTCAAAATATTTTCTAACTGACTAAAAATGAGTGCTAAAAATCCGCATCAGCCACTAACAAAGTATTGGCAAAAAAGCGGTTTCGGTGCTTCGTATGAACATTTGTAGGTCAATCAAGTGTAGTGCTTCGTATCGGCTTTGGTGGTATAAATCCGCTTCTTCGCCAATACTCGACCGTTATGCGCAAGGCTACGAAACTGCATCTAAACGAGCATTTGTTATTTCAATAGCCTTTGGATTAATGTCGCAACCTATAAAATTTCGGTTTAGTTCTTTACAAACTACTGCGGTTGTGCCACTACCTAAATAATAATCAGCCACTACATCCCCTTCATTCGTAGAAGCTAAAACAAAACGGCTTATTAGTTCCTTTGGTTTTTGAGTAGGGTAACCAACCTTTTCACTACTATTTAAAGCATTTATCTGAATTAGGTTATCGCACTTCCTTTCATCTACCATAAAGTATTCAATTCTACCACTTTCATTTCTCTGCCTTTCAGCTTTTTTTGTTATTGGATTAAATTTATGCTTTGAGTTTTTATAAGGTTTACACTTTTCGTAAACATCATTCCAAATATGTTTACCCTTTTCTTTTACATAGTAAAGTATAGTATCTGTATTCTGCCTAAATTTATTTGACTTAGCTTTCAATGCGGAATTTTTGTAGTACCATATAATTTCATTTTGAAAATTATTATACCCAAAAACATCATCCATTAAACTTCTAATCCAATGGGAAGTGTTTACTCCCGTATGAATGTATATAGTGCCGCTTTGTTTTAAGACTCGTTTCATTTCGATAAAACGTGGTAGGTAGTGGCTTTCAATCTCACTTCTAATTGGTTTCAAGTCCTGATATTCACTGAAATTTCTACCTGTTCCGTAAAGTATATCGCAATAAATCAAATCTACACTTTCATCAGGCTGCGACAAAAGGAGTTCAAGATTATCAACCGCCCTGCACATAACACGGGTTTGGCAAAATGGCTGTTCAGTAATTCTATCTAACATTCGTTTTTAATTTTAAAGTTTAGTAATCCTATTTAGCTTCGAGTTCAGCCACTTCGCCAAGCCCGAAACCGTTATGCCCCATTGCTACGATACTACTTCGATTGTAGTTTATTGGAAGCATTTTTATTCTTTTTTTGCCCACCCACAGTTAAAGAGTAAGTGTTGCCAATTTTTTCAGACTTAACATTATTAGGCAACCTTTTTTCTTTAATCTGTAACAAAACAGCTTGACGAGTTACACCAAGCTGTTTTGCATAATCAGTTACAGAAATTCTCATTAAGCAATTTTTTTAATGCGTTCAAGAGTTGTTTTAGCAACGTAAACCTTTCTTCCCCCTTTAATAGCATCTTTTGGAATACCAGTAGAAGCCCAACCTCTAATGGTTCTGAATAGTGATGAATTTACGGTTACTGAATCTGTTCCGTTGTAAAATTGGCAAGTTGTTGTTCCGAATTTTGTCATTGTTTTTATTTTTTAATTGTTTTTATTTTTTAATTGTTAATATGGTTCAAAGATAAATATAAATTGTCATTTAGCAAGTATTTTAGTAAAAAAGTTTTCAAAACCTCCCCAAAAAAAAGAAAATAAATGGTTTTGGAACGAGCCAACACACAGCCCAACGCACTTTGCTAACACCGTATAAAGTAAATGCTCGTTCCTCGCACTTCCCTTATACGGATGCCGTTAGTGGCTATGTTGACAAGCTTTGCGTTAAAGAGCCGTCAACATCTAATCTACCACTATTCCAATAGTTCCCTAAACCAAACCAACCACCGTTTTTAGTTCTTGCAAAAACTCCGTTTGGTTCGTCTTTAAATTCTGTACTTTTAAATTTTATGAAATAATCTGTTTTTTCAAACAACCAATAACTCGGTAATCCTTCTTCTTCCCATAATTCTAACAATTCATTATCGGCTTTTTCAAATGGGATTATTTCACTTATTGTAACTTGATACATTCTACTTTTACTTATTTTCCCATCATCAAAGCAATTATATGTTTTTCCAATTTCAGGTAATCCTAAAACACAGCCACTAACAGCGGTTTTGTCGCATTGTGGCACTTGGGCATTTTTTGAAAGTTCAGTCATAAATTTAATTTTTAGTTATTATTTGTTAAGTTTGGTCTTAAATAGCCACAACGACAACAAAGCCACGATACGTTATCGGCAAGTTGGTGGAACGGTCAACGGCATCCAATGAGTAATATAATCACCTTCATTGTCATCATCACCTTCCCAATCTTTATTATTCCAAAGTTGAGTTATTTCCCATTCACCATATTTAGTATAACCAAGAACGTAACCACTTCCATAATCATTTCGGTGTTGACTCCAATATTCAGGTAATTGCTCTTTTACAGAAATCCAACCAGCCGATAACACGGGTTTTGTGCCATTGGCGGTTTCGTTTTTCAATTCATCATTTGTACTCATATCAAGTTTCGTTTTTTAATTTAACATTGGTGGGTTAAGTCGCCAACGGACACAAAGCCCGATGCCGTTATACGCAAGCACTACATTCGTTCTTCGATTCAACATTTGTGAGAGAAAAAATAAAAATCTTCCCACGCACTTTTTAATTAAACCAACGTAAAGTAGTTTCGCCTTTAAATCCTTTTTCCCAAACATACCACGCATAGCAATTAGCGGAAGGTGTGTTGTACTTTACAAAGTCTGCGTTTTTAGCGAGTAACAATCGGCTACTGCTAACATAAACATACTTTGGCGGGTTTTTCAAAAGAAAAGGTTTACGTCTTTGCCCTTCTAAGAATTGAATACGCATAAGCATCACTACTTTACTTCCTTCATCCACACAATCAAGAGCGTGTTGGCAAAATTTCATAGCATCTCCGTATGGTGGATTTGTTAATATATCTCCTTCCCATATTTCAGAAAAGTAGTAGAAATTACTCTCCGTTATTCCATAACCTCTATCAATCAAATCACTTGCTCTTCCAAGCAATCCTCTTGCATCTAATACTTTTGCCAAATGCCCTTCTCCACAAGCACATTCCCATACGTTTCGCAATTCAATCCCTGTTTGTTCAAGGAATATCTCTAATGCTTTTGGGTCTGTTGCATAAAAGTCATTTTCTTCACGCTCTTCTTTTGAGTGTGCTGATGCTCCTAATGTTGTAAAATCTCCTTTGCTCATTTTTATTTTTTCTTTTAGTTTTTCAAATTAAGTTTCTGCTGAATTTACCGTGCCAGCGTATAACACGTGCTATAAGCAAGTTTGCCAATAACATTTTCGGTAACTTGAACATTTCTACAAGGCAAACCTGCTCATAGCACCATCCGTTATGGTTAATGCTACGATACGTTTTCAAAAAGACCTTTATCTACTTTAATACGTTCTTTTATAATATCGCAATATTCAGCACTCATTTCAGACGCTATCCATCGCCTGCTATTAATTATACTCATTTTAGCAGTTGTTCCGCTTCCGCTAAAGCAATCGTAAACAATATCGTTTTCATTGCTCCACGAAATTATATGGTCGTTTGCGAGCTGTTCAGGAAATACCGCAGGATGTCCCGTCTTGCCTCCACCCACTCCGTATTTCCATATATTTTTTCGCTTACCATATTCGAGCATTTCTTTTTTATGCCTGTCTGTTTTAGTGCCGTTTTTATTTAAGCCTCCTTTTCCCATACTCTCAACGCCACTACGCTCATTTCTGCGGTCACGTAAATGATTAATTGCTTTTGGTTTAGTGCCTTTAGTTAAAACAAACATATATTCAAACGCCTGCAAATAATAGGTGTTACTACCAAAGCAAGATTGCGCCTTTTCATAAATCATAGTTTCTACAGAAAACCCAATATCTTTGAAATAAATAGCTTGTTTAAATGATGTTAAACTTTCACTGCCTTTTACTGTTGCATCGCCCACAACCCACACTACAACACCACCCTCTTTAGTAACTCGGTATAATTCTTTTGCGACACTTTCAAAATCAAAACTATAACCGTTGTACGTTCTTAATCCATCATAAGGCGGTGAGGTAACAGTTAAATCAATAAAATTATCAGGCATTTTCGCCATTGTTTCAAGGCAGTTTTCATTATGAATTTTGTTAATCAAATCCGCACTAACCATAACACTCGTTTGGCAAGATTTGGGATTTTCGTTTATATCGGTGTTCATTATATTTTGTTTTAAATTAGAAATTATAGGGTTTCAACCCCAAACCTCGCCAAGCGAGATAACGTTATGCAACATTTCAAAACTCTTTTTCTTATTTTTTTTGCCCACGCACAGATAAGAGATAAGTATTACCAATTTTTTCAACTATAACATTTTTTGGTAGCCTTTTTTCTTTAATCTGTAACAAAACAGCCTGACGAGTTACACCAAGCTGTTTTGCATATTCTGTTACAGATAGTTTCATTGTTTTGTTTTTAGTAAGAGCCTCTTGTTAGTCTTTCGGCTTTTGTTCTTGCACTTTCTTTAGTTGTAAAATCGTCAATCAATTTACTGCCTTTCCAAATCTGCCAAGTTTTATTTGATGTAGACCATTTTACTTTGTAACCGCCTACCTGAAACGGTGCTTTAGGTTTAGTTGCCATAGTTTTTATTTTTTAATTTTAGTAACACTTACATTTTTCAAGTCGTTGTAATCAACAGTTATGTAAGTTTTCCTGCCGAGTATTTTTATTTTAATTGTTCCTTTGTGAACATCCTTAGATGCCCAATCAACCCAAGTAACGAGTTTGTTTTCGTAAACAATGGTTCTGCTTTGGTCAAGTGTTTTTGAAATTCCCATTTTGTTTCGTTTTAGATGTTAAAATTTTACATTTGCACCAGCTTTTAAAAGTGCCATTTTAGCAACCTTTGTAGCTTGGTCTTTTGTGGTAAATGTTCCAACAATTTCCTTTCCAGTCAATCCTCCTTTGAACTGCAATTCCATTCGTTTCATATCTGCACTAAACAGAATATCTGCCAATGTTGAATTTTTCGTTGGTTTAGTAACCACCCAAAAGTCTGTGATTTTGCTCATTTTGTTTTTGTTTTTAAATTGTTAGTATTAAATTATCTGCTACAAAGATAAACATAAATTGTCAATTGGCAAGTAAAAAAGAAAATAAAAAATCCCTCCCTAAAAAAATAAGAAAAAGAGTTTTGAAACGAGCCACCCACAACCCAACCCACTTGCATAACATCGGCTATAATTCCATGCCGTGAAAAACGGCACGAGAATATAGCCTTGTCTGTTACCTGCAAGTGCTACGATAGTGCTACTATTGAACATTTGTGGGAGAAAATTTAAAAAGTTTTTCCACGCTCAACTTATTGCCACCGATTTTGCCGTTTGCCGATAAAGAAGATTTTGCCTCTTTTTGCCAAACACATTCAAAGTCATCAGGTGCATTGTATTCACTTACAAAAATCGTATGTCCTTGCTTTGCTTTTTCTCTACACCAATTCCAAAAATTAGAATGGTTAAAATCTTTTGATGTTGAATATTGTTTTGTTCCTTGATATGGAATGTCGCAATAAATAATACTGCAATTAGGAATTTCCAATTTGGTATAATCTTTATTTTCAAATTTAACACCTGCCATCTTTGGTAATTGCTTTTCAATATTACTTATTGCTTCCTTAATGTAATCACGGACAGTTCCAATTTTTGTGTTTGATTTCCCACTATATCCACCATCAAAAAATCTTCCATTTGCAGAACCCATCCAACCAATCCATCCTACCATATCGTCAGCCATATTCATTTTATGTTCAAACCTTGTTTCTCTGCCATTATACACATCTCTTGCAAGGTTATACAATTCTTTTGGTATGTCCGTTGGATATTTAATTCCGTTTGCTAATCCTTTCCACATTTCAATTAAGTGATAGTTTTTATCGTTAGCAAGTCTATTACCACCTACTTCGCAAATAGCGTTCATTCCTCCTGCAAATGGTTCAACATACCATTGTTCGACTGTTCTATCTTTTAATATTATCGGCAAAATATCTTTACTAAATCTTGCCTTACTTCCCATATATTTCATAAGTTTCAATTGTTTCTTGGTTAATAAAAGTGTCGGCAAAATCATCATAATTCCAAGTTTCGCCATCTAAATAAATTCTATCCTTATTAAAGTCTGCCGTAAATAAAAACATAGCATTTTCATTACTATTAGCAAACGCTAAGGCATCATCATAATTTTCAAATATTTCATAAGTAGAACTACTATCCGTTTTATATTCTACTGCATACATTTTTTGTGTTCCCATTTCTAAAACTTTTTAAATTTTCTATTCGTTTTCAAATCAAAATCCTGCTAAATAAACCACACCAGCAGGTAACACGTGCTATACAAAAGAGGCGGTTTGGTACTCCGTAGAAACATTTGTGGTTAAACAAACATTTGTACTCCGCATCAACTTTAGTGCTAATAATCGCCTCCTTCGTATAGCACCATACGTTAGTGGCAATACTCCGAAGCCCTCCGAACAGCCACATCGTAATATTGTTTTTCCTTTTCTATTCCAATTGATTTGCGATTTAATTTGATACAGGCTAAGTTTGTTGTACCTGAACCCATTGTATTATCTAAAACCGTGTCGCCCTCGTTGGTATATGTTTTAACAAGGTATTCCATAAGTTCAAGCGGTTTAGCTGTTGGGTGTATTTTTTCTTTATCACGTTTGATTTTTAAAATTGAAGTTGGAAATCTATCTCCGTTATTTTCAGTTGTGATATTGTTTTCTTTATTTCCGTAAACATCAGAAACGCCACCTTGTTTAATTACATAAGGTTTACCATCGGTTTTTATAGGGTTGTATGTTCTATCAATCTCAAATGCTTTTAAATATTCATTTTTCAATTCATTATAAGGAGTTTTACAAATACCTATTTTTTGCAATGCTTCATATTTTTCTTTACTTGGAAAACTCCAACCTTTCTTATAACTCGTTAAAATATTTGAAGCCATACCACCACCATTTGAAGCACTACCAAAACATTTTTCGTTTATTTCTTTATACGATAAATTTGTTTTTTTTCTTTCTTCTTGAAAATAATCCCTAATATCCGAGTATTTGCCAAAATCATTTTTCACTTCATTTATTGGTCTATTAAAAACCAATATACTTTCGTGTATTTTTAGTGGTTGCTTGTTTGCTAACATAAAATTGCTACCCATTTCTTTTTCCCAAATCCATTCGTGAGAAAACCATTTTAAATTACTCATAAGTAAAATACTTGTAAATGGTTGTGATGCTGTCAAAATAATACTTCCTTTGTCTTTTAAAACTCTATCATATTCTTTCCATAATTTCTCAAAAGGTATTATTATATCCCAAGCACAAGCAGTAGTTCCATAAGGTAAATCGCAAATAATAGCATCAATTGATTTATCCTCAATAAAAGGAAAAACATCGAAGCAATCAGCATTCACAAAAGTACTGCCACTAACACGTGCTATACTCAATGCCTCATTCTCGGTTATTTCGTTTTTTAACATCTTTTTGTTTTTAATAATTAACATTCGTTTTCATAAATCGGCACTAAGTATAGCACCATACGTTATAAGCCATTTTAGAACGACTACACTTCACAAGAAATATCTTTATAAAAATACCTTGTTCCTTGACTGTACCATCCACCACCTTCACAAATTTTGCATTTTTCTGACTTTAAATTAATTCCAGTTTCTTTTAATATTTGTTCTAATCCTTTTGGTAGTGTAATGTATATGTAATCAAAATCAATTAATTTTTCTTCGTTCCTAATTGTTTGCCCCAGCATATATGGATATTCATTTCCATTAGAATCTACAATTATAGCATCGTGAAAAGAATTGATTTTTCTTTTTCCATTTTTTATTGGAAATTGACTTAATTTAGTTTTATGCTTTTGATTTAACTCAATTTTTAAATCATCAGCTATTGTTTTACAGAATTGATAATATGTAACTTCCATAATTTAAAATAAAAACGGCTTATAACATCGGTTTTGCAATAGTGGGGCTGACGTGCAAAATTCAATATTAGTGCCTTGATTAAACATTTGTAATAAATTCAAATTTCGGCTTCGATTTACCTACCATCGCTTAGATTTCCCCATCTGCAAAATTGCATTTCACAGTTGTAAATTTAGATAGCTTATCATGCCATTTTTGTAATTCTGAATATGTATATCCATCAATACCTCTTTGTGAACGACCTTGTTTGTTAAGTATCTTCATACCATCCTCTATGAGATTCAAAAGTCTTGATGCCTCATATTCATTTGTAATTTCAATAACTATTTTGCTTTCCATTGTTAAAAAATTTATTATTAGTACTTGACCATTGCAAATATAATAACAAATTTAATACTAATTACATAAAAGTTACTAACAGGATGATTATTTTAATTTCCTCTTAACTAATTTTAAATATTTATCAGTCAATAAGTCGTATTCCTTGTTAACTTGCTTTAATTTCTTAGTGTTTTTTTCTTTTTTATATTTACGGATAAGCTTTTCTAGTTCCTTTCTTAAGCTTTGTAAATCGGATAGTTCTTGGGCATATTTCTCCATTTCTTCTTTTTCGGAAGATTTTTTTACTGATGAGAAGAAGTTGTTCCAAGAGTTTAGGGAGTCATTTATTTTTTGTTTTTTGATAATCCTCTTAATTTTGCTTTTTTCTTTTTCAGAAATTGGTTTTTCTGATGCCTGAGATTCAGTTGGAAGTCTATATTCGGGTTCTTCATCTCGTTCTAATTCTCCTTCAGGTTTGAATCCAAAGTCATATACTTTCCCCATAGAAGTACAGGTGTAAATATATGTTTCCCATCTTTTTTTGGATTCATTGTACTCTGCATCTGTCATTTTAAAATAGATGTCTAAGTCTTCAGAGCCTATAGTGCTACCGTATTCGCTTCTCATAGAGGCATTACACCAATTAACCCATTTAGCAAAGAACTTGTCGTATCCTTTTGATTCGATTGATTCTACTATCCCCGTTGGGGTATCACGGATGGTTTTTTTGAAATACTCAGTTATCCTAAATTCATGAGGATAAGGAATTATCATTGGGCTTATTACGTATAGGTATGGTGATAATGTTTCAAATGGAACATCCTTTATTTCGTAATAAACATTTGGGTTTTGGAACTTAGGAAGTATGTATGGTTTGGGTCTTTTGTCATCAGACTTTAGCTGCTCATACTTTTTTTGTATTATTTCTTCAGTACAATTTACACCTGCTGCCTTGCAGTCATTGAAAATCTCTCGTACTAACCTTATGAATGAAGGGTCGAAATAAGAAATAAAGTCACTTCTATTGTTTTTCCAAAGAAGTGACCTTATGAAATTGAAATTGTTTTTTGAAAACCCGCCAACTTTAGGTTTTTCCTTACTTTTTTTAGAGGATTTTCCTACCGATTTAGTTGTCGGTTTTTTTTTTACTTTACTTGAAGAAGTAGATTTAGTTTTCTCTTTGGCGTTTTTAGAAATAGGACTTTTTTTGGCTGACTTTTTTGAATTATCATCCGTACTATTTTTCGGTAGTATTTTTCCTTTTTTCTTTGCCATTGAACATGCTCAATCCAATAATATTAATCCTCAATTGGATTAGAGTTGTCAAAAGTTTGAATCATCTTCTCAACCTTTTTTTCATCTATTTTGTACACTAATGATAGCAATTTAACTACACTAGCATTAGCTGTTCCTTTGTACCAAGTAGAATGAATTGTACCGATTGAAAGTTCAGTATCTTTTCTAATTTGTCTTTGTGTAAGATTCTGTTTAATGCACCAAATTTTGAATTTAGTTACCCCCTGAATCTCTTTTTTCTTTTTCACTTCTGTTTCTACTGAAACAGTCTTCTTTGCTTTTTTTGCTGTTACTTTTTTTGCCATTTGTTTGAATTTAGGTAGGGACTACAAATATAGTCCTTACTTTGGTTTTTTGTTTAAAAAATTGTTCTGTTTTATTAACCTGTTTTTGATGTTACTTTGTTACATTGTGCCACTGTGTTTCTTTGATTTTTCGCTCTTCTAGGAGTTCAAAAGCACTTTCTAGCGTCTTCAAGCTAGTTTCCCTCCTTGATGTCCAATCTGAGCTTAAAATCTGTCTATACTCGCTTTCTGCAACAGATTTAAACTTACTGATTCCCATTGGCATTATATGACACCAAATGAAGGCAGCATCAAAAAACTCCAAAGCTTTTTCTTCATTTTCAAAATATCCCTTTTCTTTCAAGGATTCTTTGAATAATTCTTCGGTAAAAAACTTGTAATTAACTGATTTGCTTCCAATTATCCACATGTACATCTCGTAAGATGCTAATTTGTAGTTGTAAAATATTCTGCTCCAATCCACTTTTCGTTATTTTAGTTAAACAATTAATTATTGATTCATTACTCTAATACTATCCCAATTGCTAAGAAAATTAGTAATGTCTCCATATTCTACAATTCCATCATCTTTTCCTGCGAGTTCTATTCGTATGTTACCATTTATTGAATTACGATATACTTTTAAAGCGTATCTTTTATTTGTATTATAACGACAAGAACCATTTTGTCCTTTGAAAACTGCTGTTATTATTTTTGAGTTCATTTTTTTATGAATTATTAAAGTGATATTTTCCTAGTTCCATGTAAGTCCAATTCATTTCCTGTTTAGTTGCAGGTCTAATTTGGATTTCAAATCCTTTGTCTGATAAATTTTGAATATCAGAAGGAGTGAAAGGTTTAAAAACTTCTGCTTGATAATATGGTTTAATTACTCCATTTGTTAAATGTCCAAACTTAGTTCCAACATTAAATAATGTAATAATATTATTTTCTTTTTTTTCTGTTTCTGCTGCTGCCATTACGTTTATTTAAAATTTTAGTTAGTCTTTCTTCTTCCGTCAATTTTTATTTTTGGTTCATACAGGATAGCCATTAATTCATCATAAGAATAATCTCCTTCAATTAAACTAGATATGAATGTGAATAGTTCTAGTTTATCTTGACGAATAACGAGACCTTCTTTTTCGTAGTGCCTGTAAGCTTTTTTTACAGCGGAGAAGGAATTAACTTTGTCTTTTGCCTTTCCAATATCCCTTAGTGTAATTTTAGGTGCTTCTGATGTCCCTGATGAATTTGCTTTTTTGAAAGCTATTGTTTGCTCTATTGTTTCGATGGCTTTATCATAGTTTTTTTCTTTTCTCATGACATCCATTGCAAGTGTTCCTGTTATAACATTGTCTCTAACCATATTTTTTATTTTGGTAGGAGCATTGTATAGCATTTTCAGGTTAGACATGTATGTGTGACTAAAACCTGTCTTATTTCTAATTTCTTCTTCATTCATTCCGCAATCTACTAATCTGAATACGGCTTCTGCTTGTTCAACAGGATTAAGAGGCTTACCTTCGTTACAAAGAATCATTTCCATAATTCTTTTTTCTTCTGTAATTCCATTTTCTAATATGAATGGCATAAAAGTAACATCACCTGTTTCTTCTAATATCAGACTACAAGCTTGAAATCTTCTGTGTCCATCAGTAAGATAAACTATCCCGTCCTTTTTTAAACCCTTACAAGGCATTAAAACTCCATTCTCTTGGATTTGTTTTGCTAACAATGGAATATCCCCCATATCAGTTCTAACGTTCTTGGAGAATTCTTTACCATCAATTTCGATTGTATCTTCAATCTCTCTAACTTCAGTAACAGGTACTAAAATTATTTTTTGTTCTTGTAATCCTTCTTGGCTCATATTGTTTTTTTAGTATAATTTTTCACCTAATTTTTGTTCACACAATTTTATTAATTCTTTTCTAATCGGAATTATTTTTTCTTCATCAGCAACCTTACCTATACAATCTAAAAGCATTCTTAATACACCAAAATCATACTCAGGAAACATAAATACTTTTAAAAACTCAATAGCTCCATCTAAATCATTTTCAATAATAAACTTGTTTAAATATCTGTATGCTACCTTCAGTCTTTCTGTTCCTGATGGATTTTCAATTTTAGGTTTAGAATGGTATTCTTTGGAGGCATCTGATTTTACAACATACATGAAAACGGACTCCATCCAAGATGAATCAAAGCTTTTAATTGCACCACTTTGAATCAATTCCTTAGCGTAATTTTTAGCGGCTTTCTCTAATGCGTACTGCTTTTCCTTAGTTGTAATCGTAATTCCTCTTTCTTTTTCAGAATCTTCTATTTCACCCTGCATAATTTGACCGTATTTTGAACTACAAATATAACAATAAAATTGAGATTAATATCAATAATAAGTATAATTTTAACAATTAAATTAATTCCTTTTATATTCAGCGATAATTTCGTAAGTATCAATTGTAGAATCAAAAACTTCTGATTTAACTTTTTTGAAAGGAATTCCCACCATCATAGCTCCATTCTTGTCTTCAGTGAAAATATATTCCTTACCAATTACCCATTCTTCTCCTTGCACATCTATTACAATTAAACCATTATTGTTTTTTAGAATTATTGGATAAGCCCAAATAGGAATCATTAAAGTTTTATTTCTCCAATTAACAAAACCTAATTGCTCTAATTGTTCTTTACTGAATTTAGTAAAGTCGCATTTGTCGAATTCAGAAGTGAGCATAATTAAGGCTTCATCAATTTTATTTTTTATCGATTGAATTGGTTCGTCTTGAATATTTATGAATCCACTTATAATTCTATTAGCAAAAATAGAGGAATATCTTTGGAATATTTTAATGTATTCGTCAGTAGAATATTCTTTAGGGAATGGAGAAGAAAAAAGAGGAGTGAATAGCCATTCTAATTCTTCAACAGCTTTTTGTTCATCCATTCTATCATCTTCGTCATCCGTGTCAACTTCTACTTTGTTATCTATGTTTTTATTATTAGAAGCGTTATTTTTAACTTCAGCTTCTTTCAGTAGATTAGTTGCTTCTTGTTCTTTAATTCTTTTAACGTGGTCTAGCCATCCATCAATATCTGATTGAGGATATATTTCAATATCTGTTATTACTAAATTAGTACCTATTGCATTAGCCATTCCATTAGGAGTAGGTATTGCAAACCCCAAATTTTGAATTGAAAAACTTAGTGATAACCAAACAAATTGAAAAGGTTCTTCTTTATCAAATCGTTCTGTTATTTCTAAATTATAAGTCGTATTTTGATTAGAATTATTTTTAATTTTGTTAATAGCTCCCTCTATTAAGGCGTTAATGTGGTTTTGTCTTTCTTTCGAAAGCTTATCCATGATTATTTCAATCTTTGTAGCGTTATTCATAATTATTTTTTTATTGCTTTTTAATAATAATTTCTAATTTGTATTTTTAGGTAAAAGACCATATTCCATTAAAAACTCACGTTTTTTTCCTAGTGCATCTTCGTTCATTTTGTTTTTTAGATATTCATACCTTTCTTTTTCTTCGTCTTCATATTTTTTTAACTTTTCAATAACATCTTTGTACTCCTTATGGATATAAATTAGCCATTCAGATGGGTTATTAAAAAAGAATTCCTTTTTAACACCATTCTCATCTGTTGTGTATATTTTAGGTCTTGGAAGAGATTTTGAAATCATTAAGTAATCTTTGTTACTTTCAAATATATCACTCATCTTTTTCATGACACTTATTTTACCAACTAGAGTCTCATTTATTCTAACCCCATTGTAATGCTCTGTGATAGTCTTTATCTTGTTGATATAATGTTCTTGAACTATATCTTCTTTGGACTTTTCTGACTTAAATATTTTAGATAACATGTTTATTTTTTTAAGATTATAAAAATGAAAAAAACATCATTAAATTTAGTGATTATTTTTTACAAAACATAATTAATTCGCTTTCTCTCCAACTTCAAACTGCGCAAGTTCTTTTTCGGTTAAAAACCACCAAATATGTGGGCTATTAATCTCCACTTTCAATGTATCTACTCCGTCAAAATTACCATTTTCTAAATCTTCTACTTCTGAAGCGAATGGTTGTCTTTCTTTTCCATCAGGAGTAACTAGAATCATACAGGCTTGAGAGACAACGAAACTTTCTATCTTAAAAATTTGACCTTCATATTTAATTAACTTACCCAAGTATTCATTCAAATTATTTGGAAACCAAGACCATTGTTCTTCCATACTATTAATGAATCTATCGATATTTTTGAATGTATATTCATATGTACGTCCGCCACACTCATAAATTTGAACTCCATTTAAAAATAATTTTCCTTTACAAGCTTTTCTGATTTCATTTCCACTTAGGTCAGAGCGTTTGATATAATTACTTTCTTCTATTTCAATTTTAAAAGGAAGTCTATGCCCATCAAATTCATAAATTTCTTCAGGATTTTCCTTGCTCCTTGCGTAAGTATTATTATCCTGTCTTGAGTGCGGAAACTCACCATGAATCAACTCGTAATCTTCGCCACGAACTTTAACGTCTCTCCATGCTTTTGAGTTCGCTTCTTTTCCCACTCCCCAATTATAGTGTTGTGGTTTTTTAGGTTCTTTTTCTTTAGACTCTTCCTGATTAGGTCTTGGCTCTCTACCATAGTATTCATCCATAATAGCTCCACCCTGTTCGCTAGATACCTTTGTAGTTAATATTGTTTTTAATTCAGAAACAATACCATCATCTTGAGCTTCAACTTTTTTAACTAAATCTGATTTATCTTCAATTAAATCATGAGCATGTAAAATATTGATTAAGTCAATTGCTTCTGTTTTAATTAACGTGTCAGAACTAACTGCATGAATGAAATCAGCAATAATCGTTCTCTCTTCTTTTGTAAAATCTATTTTCTCCATTTTTCTGTTTTTAATTTATAAAGTGTTTAAGTGCTTGTCTTATTGTTTTCTTCCATTGCTTTTTTTCTACAAAAACAGTAAAATTACCTTCAATTCTTTCTTTACCTGTCACTATTGGTTGGTATCCCTCTCCTGTAACAGCAAACATCCCATTGTCATCGTAAATCAAACAAGGGGCTGAACCAAATCGTGTCCACGTTTCCAAAATGAAATCAACTTCATATTTATCGAAATTCTTTTTAATAGCATTTGAAATTTCTTTTTGTATTTCATCTACTCGTTTACTATTACTATCTTTTTTGTATAAAGCATCTCTTTCGTCAAGGAGTGCTATAATTTTTGTTTTTGTCATTTTTTATTTATTTAAAATCATTCTTAAAACTGCTTTTGTGTTCCCTGAAAAGTCGTTGTCTAGCATCCAATTTGCATAACTAGTATTTTCTAAAACTTTTTGGTTTTGGTGTTTCCCAAAGTTATACAGGTAATCTCCATTTTCATTTTTGATTATTTTACCTGCTAAATCAACTCTATTATCAAGTTTGCAGAAGTTAGAAATTTCATCAATAGTTTTACCTTGTAGCTCTTCATACTTTTGTAATTGAGCTAAGAACACTTCGTATGTAGCTAATGTATCTGCTTCACTACTATGAGCATCTTCAAGTGTTTTATCACAGTAAAATTTGTAAGCAGCGGTAAGAGTTCTTTGTTCCATTTTTTTAAATATGGTACAAGCATCAACACTTCTCACATCTACAGCAGGAAAAACAATATTAGCTCTACCAAATTCTTCACAAAGAATAATATCATCAAATTGTCGGTTATTGAAACCTCCAATATCACATCCTTCAATAAACTTATTTAAGTTTTTTGATATTTTCGAAAACGTAGGTTTATCTGCCACGTCTGCATCATGAATCCCATGTACATCACTAGCTTCTTTCGGAATTGGCATCTCAGGATTAACTAATGCAGATTTTACTTCTTTTTCACCGCTTGGAAAAACTTTAAGTACCGTTATAGAAACTATTCTATCACTCGGTTTAATTCCTGTGGTTTCCAAATCATAAAAGCAAATTGGTCTTTCTAATTTTAATTTAAACTGCTCCATTATATTTTTTTTAATTATTTTTTGTCTTTTGACGGTGTAAAAACTTCTGATGAATCATCTACATAAAATGAAACGCCATTTATTTCTTCTGCTGTATCTAATCCTGTTTTTATACATTTACAAATCTTAGGGTAATCATAATTTATTAATGAATCACCATAGCACTCAAATTTATCTCCAATTTTTAACTCTTTAAATTTAACTTTCTCGTATTCCATATTTTTTTATTTTGAATAAACTTCTTTGAGTATAAGTGATAGTGCTAATATTGAAACTAGAATTATATTATACTTTCCATGAAGACTAGTGCTTGATTCAACAGCTAGTTTGTGTGAATTTGTTTTTCTGTATGTACTTAAATATTTTAGAGTTAAAACAAACCCAATGATTATCAAAAATATTCCAATGTAAACAGGAATACCTATTAAGCAATGAATCATTCCAAATTTAATATTTGATAAAATAGATTGACTGAATTTCTCATCACCTTGCCTGAATTTTTGTTCTTCCCAATAAGCTGCTTTAGGTAATAGTAAAGCGAAAAATAAGAAAATAATTATAGTCAAATATACCGATATATCATTTGATTTATTAATGATTTCAATATTTGCATTTGTACCATCTTTATCTAATAGTGAAAATAAACTGAATTTAAGAAATTCAGGGATGTATGGGTATAATAATCCAACAGATGTAATAAGGCAAATGATAACTAGTAATGCTAAAAGCCAATCTAATGGTCTTCTTAAATAAACTAATTTGTAGCAATTATTATCTTCTTTTCTTGATAAATAAAGTTCAGCAATATTTACTGCGAACACTCCAAATATCACGATGTAGTAAATGATTTCTTTCATATTCTAATTTAAGTATTGCATTTTAACTTTTATCATATCCTTTATTTTTTGAACCTCTTGGTGATGTGAAGGATGAAACAAGTTAAGTTTTTCTATATCTGAAATACACTCTTCAAGTTCTATAATGCTTTTCGCTACAGATACTCTTTTTTCTAATTTATCTAAATTCTCGTATATGTCCCAAGACTTCCGTGCCATCCATAATGCAAAATAGCCTAATATTACGAATACAATAATTATCCCTAATAAATTAAATAAAATTGTTTTTTCTTCTTCAGTCATAAATTAATTTTTAAAATTTGCGTGTATTTTTGAAAATAAAGATAGATTTTCAGGAGTTTTTGGTCTATCTGAAAAAAACTCTTCAGAACTCACTCCTGTTACTATTTCAAACTCTTTTTCTTTATCTATAATAAATTCAGTTAATTCGTTACATGTTCTTTTACCCATATTTCTTAATTTAATAAGGTGTCTAGCTGTTTTATTAAATGTATTGAAGTTGACCAATATATCATAAATATTAATTTTGTCAATACCTCTTAATATGTTTAATGCTCTAACACTTATGTCTTCATCTAAAATATTCCTAGATAGGAAATCAACACATGTTTTCGTTTTTTGATACTCGTTAAATTCAGTCTGCTTGGCATCTGAACTTGCCAATTTTTTTTCGTATATCAATTCTCTCAAATATTTTATTTCAATGTCCTTTTGAATTATTTTTCTTTCTAATTCACCTATATCGAGCATGTTTTGAGTAGTTAATTTTCTATTAAACCTATTCATGGCTTTATAAAAAATTGAACGTACTCTAATTGGAGTTAAATCAAAATGTTTCCCTATTTCAACAAATGTTTTTCTGTTAAAAAAATATTCATAAACGACCTCGTGTTCCCTTATTGTCACTACGTTTCTGTATAGTTCAATGTAATTTAAAAAAATGTTTTTCATTATTTCATTGCCAACAAAATAATTTACGAACTCGGTATTACCTTTAACATCAGTTTTCAAAAAAATGTCTAGTTCTGATTTTCTAAATAAATAACCGCTCCCTTTTACAGATTTCATCCTATAACTAGGAACTTTATTTTGAGAAGCTAAATTTTTAAGGTGTTCTGTCCCTAAGTTAACATATTTAGCAGCTTCTTTAGTAGTTATAAAAGCCTCATCAATATTTTCAATGTTAAAATATTTCGAAACTTCTTCTTTACTAAATAGCATTTCGCCTTCATTGAATAAAGGTTTAGGAAATCCTTCTGTAGTTAATAGAGACCTAGTATCTTTAATACTAAGCTTTTTACAAAGTTCCTCTGATGTAATACTATTAAAAGTTTGATTCATTTGACCGCTAATGAAATGCAAATATAGTTATAATGCAACTAATAACAAAAATAAGTTATTAACAGTTTTTATTATTTTTTGATTGCTACCTTTTTGAATTTAGTTCTAGGTAATTTGTCCTTTGGTTTTAAAGCGACTTTTTTAGCGGGAGACTTCTTTTTCTTTGATTTAACTGTTGAAGTTAAAGTCTTTTTATGTTCTTTAGTTCGTTTATCTAATCGCTCCATTTTACTAGCGAAAATATCATCGAATCGCTTTTTTACTGCGTCAGAAGAACAGAGATGAAACTGCATAATGATGATTGAAACATCTACCATTTCTTCAACTAGATTATCTTTTCTTGATATAAGATTAGCTTGATTGTTTTTTCTTTGAGATGCAATAGGACTGCAATTTGTATATTCAGCTCTTTTTAGTTTTTGAATAGCCATTATAAGTTCACTACATTCTTCTACGAGCATGTTTCTTTGAAACTTAACTCCAAATGTTTTGAAAGCTTCTTTAGCAATCAGTTCAAATTTTTCTTGTTGTTCTTTTTTCATTTACTCCATTATTTTTTTCTACATTATTTTCTCTAAAAAAGCTTCTTCAACTAAAATGGCAGTTAATCCGCTATCACGATAGCTCTCAGGAACTATTTCTAAATCTACGAAAGTATTTATATCGTAACCTCCTTCATGCTTTATCAAAGCCATTTTTATATCTTCTTGAACTAATGCAAGGATGTTTGTTGTTTGTGGTTTGAAATGAACTTTTTTTAGTTCTTCTGAGTTTTCTTCCTGAACGAATGGTACTATGTAATCTTCAGTACCCTTAAAATAAACTTTTTCTTCTACTATAAACATGTTTTTAATTTTTGGTAAAACTAATCTTTTTTTTCTAATTCATTTTTTTGTCCATTGTCAGCACTTCTTTCGTTTCGCTTTTTCATGTCTTCAATCTTACTTATTCTGTTTTCTTCATAGAACGCTTCTGCCTTTGGTAGTATATCGATATACTTTTTCAGTCTATCATAAAAACTGAAATGAGTAAACTTACCAAATGAAACATATTCTCCATCTTTTACTCTATTCCATTTAAAGTAAGTTGTAAAGTATTTAGTATTATCTAGCCTCCATTTGTAGAAGTTGTCCTCAACTGACTTTAATGCTCTTTCATAATTTGTAATAATATTTACCAATGATTCAAATTGGTCTCCATCTCCAAATGTGCCGTAAAGCTCAACTGCTTTCTCAATACTTAATCTTCTTTGTGCAGGTAAAATTTCTCTACTCTCCATTATGTTGTTTTTTTGATGTTTAATTTGCTTTTAACTTCTAAAACTCTTTGCTCTATTTTAATTATTTCATTCATTAAAATACAGGTGTGTATAAAGCTTGGTGTCTTAGTGCCAAGCTCTCGTCTTTCTTTAATTTGACTTTCCAACTCTTCTATTGATTCGAGTTGAAGGACTTCTTTAATTTCTTTCATTTTAATTCATTATGATTTCGTTACTAACATGAAATGTTATATGTGCAGATGGACACGATTCACTACACTTAATAAGCATAGTCATTGGAAAGCTGTTATTATCAATAGAGCATGAAATGATAATTGGGCTATCTAAATCAATATCTCCTTCTTCAATAAGAGAAATCATTTCTCCAATCGATACACAATCTTCTTCATCTGATTTATCAATGTAAACAACATCTCCCGCACTATAATGATTACTTATGTTGTATCCACTATCTAAGTGAAGGCATTCGCAGTCTGTACACTTGTATACTACTGTTAATAATTCTGTAACTTCTCCTGTTGTTGAAATAGTAATAGGAGCTTCTTTACTAGATTTAGAAAAAACTTTACTTTGTAATCCTTCAAGTAGTTCTCTTACTGTAGCGGGCTTTCCGTATAATAATGACTTGTCAATAGCGGTCAGCTTATTCATATAAATATTTTTGTTCTTCACCATGTTTTTTTTGTAATTGTATATGACCGAAAAACAAAAATAAGTTGTTAGTTTTAATATTCAAATAGAACTTAAAAATAATTATTAACATTTACAAAAGCATTCAATAAATACGAATGTTAAAAACCATGTTGATAAAGCACTGATTTTATTTTTTAATGATTAGAATCATGTTACTACATTTGTACCGCAACCACATCATCTTCTCTAGTATTTGACCGTATAAAATTAGATGGTTTGCCTTTGAAAGCCCCGCTCACTCCATTGCGGGGTTTTCTTTTTTTACTAATCAAATAATTTTGTATATTTGCATCGAGTTTCGTTTGTATTTATACATGAAATTTTTTAATAGTTATGTTTGGACGAGAGTTCGAATCTCTCCGCTTCCACCAATGATGAGTATTACACATGGGTGCGCACGGTTTTGACAGCGTAAGGAAAACTAAATTAGAAACTCACAAGTCTTAAATGGCGAAGTAAAATTAGCTGCTTAATCTTCCCTAGTGGGGAACATTCTCAGCCCTCGAAAGAGGTTCAAAAGAAACCTGAAGCTTAATTGTTTCAGGTTTTTTGTTTATATTTGATGCATGAATAAGACAGGTAAAAATATATTAATTGGTTCTTTTGCATTTGCTAGTATCTATGGTATTTACAAAATATTTTTCAGAAAAAAATCAGATGACTCCAACTTAGAAAATCAGGAATTAGGTAATACTACAAAAAAAATCGGTAAACTTTTAATCTCAATTCCTAAATCAAAAAAAGAATCTTATCCACTTATATATGTTTTTGGAGGTATTGATTTTGCTACTCCTGATTGGATGTTGCAACAAGTTCCTATTGAAGTATTATCTAAAGCAATTGTTGTTTTCGCTCCATACACATCATCTTTTGAATCAGTAAAATCAGAAGCTTTAAAATATCTTTCTGATAATAATTATAAAACAAGTTCGTCATCTCTTATAGGATATTCAGCAGGAGGAACAAACGTACAAAAGGCTTATAACAATAATTTTAAATTCGTTGGTTTAATAGACCCTTCTACAAACGAAAGGTACTTGTCTTTACCATTTAATTCAAAAACAAAAATGGTTTATAATGATTCGAATTGGGGAGGATACCCTGCAATAAAATCAGCATTACCGAAACTTGATTCGAAGATTGAATCATCAGGAGGAGTAGCTGAAAAAGTTAAGTTAAGACATTCTGAAATTCCAAAATATTTCTTCGATAAATTTAAAAACGAAATCGTGTAAATGAAAACGCTAAAAAGAGTTCCAATAGAACTTATAGAATTGAATGATGATGAGTTTATGCCTGATGAATTAGAATTTGGAAAACTATACTATTCAAAAGAATACGGAGTTGCAAATCATTTATGCCTATGTGGATGTGGTGTAAAAGCTCCAATACCAATTAAACAAGGCGAGTGGTCTATTGATAATGAAAATGGTAAATTAACAGTGAAGCCATCATTACAACAGTTATTTGAATGTAGGAGTCACTACATTATTACCAATGGAATCGCTAATTTCGTTTAATAATTTAAAATAAAATAATTAATAACAGCAAAAAATAAAAACTATGTATCTCTACTTAATGTTCATTGAAGCCATTTTCAGATTAATTTTCTTCGTAATACTGCTTCCATATAAAATACTTTCTTTTGTTATTCGATATACTATAGGTATCTTGAGTGCATTGAAATACAAGGAAAAAGTACTCATTGAATTAAAATTAAATCAAGATAAAATGAGTGTTGCACGTTTTATTTTTTATCAGTCGTATGATGATAAATTTGTAGCTAATTGGAGAAGCTTTAATCGAAAAATAATTAATAGATGGATAATAAGTTTGATGGTCTATGTAATTTTAATCATCAGATTTACAATGTTTTAAATGTAAAATGAAAAAATAATTGAAAATAAATTTGCATTTAAAAAAACAATAGTTGTATATTTGCAGCTCATTACTACATGGTGTGGTAATAAATAATAAAAATAATGAAACGCAGAAATATTATAGTGGAAAATATGTGGTCAGAGAATACGGGCGATAAGGCGTGTACTCAAGGGGCATCTGTGTATTGTTTAATTACGACAATGGGAGTGTAATAAAACATAAAAATACAAACACAGAAGCCTCAACCTAAAAAGTTGGGGCTTTTTGTTTTACGTTCTTTGAAAATATGTATTGAGCCAATAGTTTTATTTGAATTATTGACTTTGTTTATTTTTTTTGTTAAATTTGTATTTCAACTAATTATTAAAAACAAATGGGTGTTAATAGAAAAATAACAATTGAGCAATCAAATTTTGCTAAAAAAATGATTAAAGAAGGATTTACGTATATGCAAATATCGGAAGAATTAAATCTTACATGGGGATTGATAAAAAATCATTTGAATAGAGAAGGATACTACTCTGAAAACTTGAAAAGGAAAATTATTGAGTGTCTAAATTGTGGAAATTCTATTAGTAATATTGATTTTATTAATGGCAAACGTGTTGTAAGAACTAAATTTTGTAATAATTCATGTTCAGCTTCATTTTCTAATAAATTTAGAATTAGAAAGAAAAAAAAAGAGAAGCCAAAATGCGTGAATTGTGAGAGTGAGTGTAAAACTAATTTTACAAAATATTGTTCTATTGTTTGCTGCTCTGATTACAGAAATAAAAAATTAATTGAAAGGATAAATAATAATGATACGGACGGATTAAGTGATTTTGTATTAAAGAGAACATTGATATTGATGTATGGTGAAAAGTGTATGAAGTGTGGTTGGAACGAAATAAATGAAACAACAAAAAAAGTTCCAATTGAACTAAATCATAAAGATGGAAATTCTAAAAATAATAATTCTGATAATGTCGAGTTAATTTGTCCAAATTGCCATTCACTAACACTGAATTATAAAGCTTTAAATAAAGGTAATGGAAGGCATAGTAGGAGACAAAGAGCAAGAGATGGTAAGTCATTTTAGCCGTAATAGCTTAGTTGGTAAAGCAGTAGATTTGTAATCTACGCACGAGGGTTCGATTCCTTCTCACGGCTCAAAAAGATTCCTCCCCATAAAAGCAGATATAGTGCGGGGACTTGCAGCAAGGAATCTTATATTCCGACATAGCTCAGTTCGGTAGAGCATTTGGTTCATATCCAAAGTGTCGCAAGTTCAAATCTTGCTGTCGGGACGTTTTTAGTTCTTTGAAATATTAAAATATCATTCAGAATTTTCTGAATTGATTAGAATGAGTTACCTGTGAGTGTCAGTGAGAAAAAGGGGCTTCGAGCCTTGACCTGATGAAATAGAAACTCTATGAAAAAAATAAATGAATGTAGTTGAAAAACAGGACTGCTCCAAATTTGGATGAAACTAAAATTGTCTATAACTTAGATGAGCAGAGGTTTCAGGGCGGTACAAGACCGAAAAGCGCAAAACCTTTTCTTTATTGGAGGCTATACGATTTTATTTTGGAAGTGGAGAAACACTTTTGGAAATCCTTCCTGTGCGGTTGGAGAAAAACGCAAAGAAGCACACATGCGTTCTCATTTTTAAATATTAAATACGCAAATAGTTCAGTTGGTTAGAATACATGACTGATAATCATGTGGTCGGTGGTTCAAATCCATCTTTGCGTACTATTTATCGAACTTTTAACTATATTTGTATCATTAATAATTTTTATATGGGTAAAGGTTTGAAGAATAAAATATTAAATTTAAGAGAGAAAGGGTGGAGTTATAGCAAAATAAAAAATAAGCTAAAATGCTCTTCATCTACTATTAGTTATCATTGCAAAAACCATAATCTATCATATATAGGTCTTATGGATACAAGGAAACTATCTGATGAAAAAATATTAAAAGTTCAAGAGTATTATAAAACACATACATTAAAACAAACAGCAGAAAAATTTAATGTTTCTGTATCAGGAATAAAAAGATATTTAAAATTAATAGTAAAAAAAGTAATTTTAAGTACACAAGAAAGAAAAAAAAGAAATTATTTGAGAGTAAAAACAGCACGGCAAAAAATTAAAGAAAAAGCAGTTAAATATAAAGGTGGTAAATGTGAAAAATGTGGATATGATAAATGTATATGGGCGTTTGATTTCCACCATATTGAACCAAAACAAAAAGATTTTAATATATCAAGATATTCTACAACGTGTTGGGAAAAGATAAAAAAAGAACTTGATAAATGCATAATTGTTTGTTCTAATTGTCATAGAGAACTACATTATGAAATGAAACAGTGCGGAATAGAGCAGGGTTAGCTCGTTGGGTTCATATCCCAAAGGTCGGGTGTTAGAGTCACCCTTCCGCTACCAATTGAAAAAAAGTATAGATGGCTGAGTGGCTAAGCACTTCACTGTTAATGAAGGTTACAGAGGTTCGAACCCTTTTCTATACGCAAATAGTTCTTTAAAATAAAAAATAGTTATGTAGTTCAGCTCGGTTAGAATGCTACCCTGTCACGGTAGAGGTCGTGGGTTCAAATCCCATCATAACTGCAAAAAAAACGCAAGTGCTAATACAATGGAGAGATGGATAGACTCCAAATCTGTTGCCCGAAAGGGATGTGTAGGTTCGACTCCTACCGCTTGTGCAAAAGAGTATAATTTAAAATAGGCTCAAAGCCTTGCTGAAGCGGTGTTCAGTGTAGGAAGTTAGCTTGAATTGTACTCTTAAAATATTGAGTAGTGGGTAAAGAGCAGAGTAAAGTAGTCCTTTGTTATTTGCAAATAATGAAGATAAATGAAATGAATTGCTCTCCATTGCTCAGTGGTATTAAAATAAAAAAAATACAATGGGGTTAAATGAAATTGAATTTTGCAGAATAGGTCAGAAGCAAAGATGTGGCACTACAAAATGTGAATGGAAAAAAGAAGGTAGTTACTTTGAATTTAAAAAAATAGGGTTGCACAGGATTTTAACTTTGGAACAGGCAGCGGATGCCAAGCAGGATTTTGTACGGATTAGTTTAAATTACATATATTTGCAATAACAATTTTAAAACAAAAAAAATGACAAAAGAAGAATATTTAGATTACGGAAAAAAATATTTAAAACTTACAGGAATTATGGCTCAAATTGAATTTGATAGTTCAATTAAAAAAAAGTTCCCAGTAGCGAAGTATAATATCTTTAAAAGATGGATGCACGACGTTGATAGGCATGAATCTCATAGGAGCTTAAAACAATCAGATGATTGGTATTTAAATAGGTTAAAAGTTTGGCTATCTCCTAAAAAATAAAAATGCGAAGGAAACATTCATAGCGAAGAAAAGAAACCATTAGTTAAAAAGAGAAAAGGAAGAGTAGTAAAAGAAGAATTAAAGTACACAGAAATAAAACCTCACAAAGAAATTAAAGAGGTTGAATTTGAAAATAAATTTAAAACAGCATCCACTGATAATTGGATTAAAAAAATAAAAACATTATGAAAACAAAATTAGAAAAAACAGAATCGGACGAGGCATTTGAGGTATTCAAAAACGCCCGTTCGTCTACGGTAGGTTAGGACAAATGGTTTTCAACCATTAAAAAGCGTTTCGACCACGCTACGGGTGACTAACAAAATTAAGTTCTTTGAAAATAAAAATATTGTTATTGGTAATCCGCTCCTGTAAGCGCAACCATTGATAAGCTGTGCAAATTAATTTTTGTAGTCAGAATTATCCGTAAATACATTTGATTCTCATTTGTGAACGACAGAATAATGAAGGTAACGACCTGCGTACACGTTGTCCTCACGGAATCCAATAACAAAAATGCGAGTATAGTATAATGTGTTATTACTCCTGACTTCCAATCAGGAAATGAGTGTTCGATTCACTCTACTCGCTCAATAAAAAGATAATGTAGCTAATATTGGCTTTGGCACAGGTCTGCAAAACCTGAAATACCTGTTCGATTCAGGTCATTATCTCAAAAATAACAAAATGAAAATAAAAGAATCAATATCTACATTAGCTTTATTAGAGGCTGTTAGAGTAGGATATAAGGTTGATGAAGAAGGGAATGTTTTTTATAAAAAAAGAAAGCATAATTTATCCACTAATACAACGACTAAATATTACTATATTTCAAGAAGAATATTGATAGATGGTAAATCTGTTTCAAAACAAGTTTCGGTACATCGTCTTGTAGCTTATCAAAAATATGGAGATGAAATATTTAAAAAAGGTGTACATGTTAGGCATTTAAATGGGAATAAAAAAGATAATTCAAAAGACAATATTTTAATAGGAACAGCTTCAGAAAACAATATGGATAAACCTTCTGATGTTAGAATGAAAATGGCTTTAAGAGCTACTTCATTTGTAAAGAAGCACAATCATGAAGAGATAATTAAATTACATATTGAAGGACTTTCGTATAAGCAAATAGCTGAAAAACTAAATATTAAAAGCAAAGGAACTATAAGTTTTATTATTAAAAAATCAATCGAGGCTAAAAAATGAAAACAATAAAAGAACATAGATTCAAACTATAAGCCATTAGCCAAGCTACGCTAGTGGTGATAACCTTGAAGCTATGAAAAATTTAAGTCGTGCCTACAATAGGCATAAACAAGAAACAAAATTTAAAAGAAGAGTAAAAAATTGGTTCGCTCATCCATCTTGGAATGACGAAAAAGAAATTAAGAAAGCATTAACAGGAAATGGTTATACTTTTTTGAAAACAACAAGCAGACCTTGTAATTGTTTTGGATGTAGCGGATATAACAAATATAAACGTACACAGAAGAATAAAGTTATAAGAGATGCATTGAGAGAATAATATTAATTAGTTCCTTTAGCTCAGGGGTAGAAGCATTCGGCTCATAACCGAGAGGTCACTTGTTCGATTCAAGTAGGGAACACAAAATGGGGTGTTGGCAGAGTCCGACTATGCACTTTCCTTGCACGAAAGATTACACAGGTTTGAATCCTGTACGCTCCACAAAATAAATGCCCGTTTAGCTCAGGGGTAGAGCGAATCCCTTACATGGATTATGTCGGTAGTTCGATTCTATCAACGGGTACATAAAAAAATAAAACAATGTTAGTTACGAGAAACATAAAATCTTTATCTTCTTTTTTGCGAAAGCGAAAGAGTAAGTAATTATTAATATGGTTCAGTAGCTTAATCGGTAGAGCATCGCACTTTTAATGCGAGGGTTGGGGATTCGAGTTCCCCCTGAGCCACAAATATTTTTAAAATGAAAAAACTTTTATGGTTAGATGATTTGAGAAATCCTTTTGAAGGAGATTGGCTTTCATATAGTCCGATTGAAAAACCTTTTGATTGTATTTGGGTTAAATCTTATAATGAATTTGTTGATTGGATTAACCAAAATGGATTACCTGAAGCTATTTGTTTTGACCATGATTTAGGAATGGAAGTTGCTTTAGAAGCTAGGGCAAAAGGAATGAGTAAAAGAAAATCAAGATTATTAAAGAAAGAAGAAAAAACAGGATATGATTGCGCTAAATGGTTAGTAGAATATTGTTTGGATAATAAATTAAAATTACCATTGTATAATATTCAAAGTGCTAATCCTGTTGGAAAAGAAAATATAAATGGATTAATGTTATCCTTTAATAAACATATCAAAAATTAAATTCAATGTTAACTACAAGGCACATAAAAACTTTTTTTACTTCTCGCAGATTGCGAAGAGGTAGATAAATATATGTCCCCGTAGCATAAATGGATAATGCACAAAACTTCTAATTTTGCTTTCTTTTTAAAAGAATAATGTAGGTTCGACTCCTATCGGGGATTCTAAAAATAATATTCATATATTTGTATAAAAATAAATATTATGAAGAGATTAGATTTAACAAAAATAGATTGGGATTTAATTAAATCAGAACATGAGAATGGATTACTTTGGACTAAAATAACAAAAAAATTTGGTATTGGTAAAAATGTATTAAATAGAGCTGAAAGAGAAGGTTTCATCAAAAAAATAAAACATAAAATAAAACATAGTGATGAATTAAGAAAGCATTTAAGTTTGAAAATGTCTTTATATCTACGAGAAAATCCTGAAAAATGCGTTTGGAAACGAAGTGAAAAATTAAAATCTGTACCATGTGAAATTTTAAAAAAGTTATTTATTGAAAATGATATTAGTTTTGTAGAAGAGTATAAACCATTAGATAATAGGTTTTTTAGTATTGATATTGCATTCCCTGATAAAAAAATAGGTATAGAGGTAAATGGAAATCAACATTATAATAGAGATGGTTCTCTAAAAGAATATTATCAAAAAAGAAAAGAAGAAATAGAGGAATTAGGATGGAAATTATTTGATATACACTATTCAAATATATATAAAAAATCATTTGTAAGTGATTTAATTTCAGGATTAAAGAATGAATATTATATGGGTAATATTGACTATTCTTTTTATATTAAACAGAAAAAAGAAGTATTTAAAAGTAAATCACGTAAAGAATATACTGATTGTATTAATGAGTTTAATTTTAAAAATATACATTCTAAAAGAATAGAAATAATAAGTAATTCAGATATTGATTTTTCTAAGTTTGGATGGGCAAAGAGAGTTAGTGAAATAACAGACTTAATACCACAAAAAGTTAAAGGATGGATGTCTAAATTTATGCCTGACTTTTATGAATCAAAGTGTTTTAAAAAGACTGATAGAAATGGATTGTCAAGGGCTAGGAAATATGGTTCTAAATCAGGATACTTTGACAATATGAAAGATGAATCAATTAAGTTCAATAAGAATAGAATTCAAATTTTAACTGAAAACAACATTAATATAAATGATAAAAAAATAGTTAAAAAAATAATGAATTTATTTGGACTAACTAAGAGTGGAGCTACTTCTTGGGTAAGGAGATATAAAAAACAAATGACTATATAGTGTAATCGCATAACATATCGGGCTACGAACTCGAAGATTCAAGGTTGGAGTCCTTGTATAGTCACTCTATAAAATTGTTAATATCTTTTTTGCTTGTAATATCAAAAATGTTATTATATTTGCAATGGTCAAATACTAAAAACAATTATGGATGTTTCAGTTCTAGTTGGTAAAACACTTACCTCTGTGATTAATGATGGGAATGATGAAATAATTTTCGTTACGTCAGAAGGTTTACAATACAAAATGTATCACTCTCAGGATTGTTGCGAAAACGTAATGATTGATGATATTAATGGTGATTTACAAGATTTAGTTGGCAGTCCAATTTTGTTATCTGAACAAGTTAGCAACGAAGATTTTGAAAAAAAATATGCTGAATCAGATGAAGGTAAAAATTCTTCTAGTTATGATTCTTACACTTGGACTTTCTATAAATTAGCTACCATAAAAGGATATGTAGATATTCGTTGGTTTGGCTCATCAAATGGTTACTATTCGGAGTCTGTTGAATTTGAATTAATTGATTAATTAGTTATGGAAAATCAAACTAAATATAAGCTTAATTTCGCAAATCCTGATGCTGTTAGTAGTCTAACTGTTATTCATTACGGAGCAAAAAAATACATAGAGTCATCTATTAAGCCAATTTCAAATGAAAATTGGGTTAAACCTAAAGGTGGCTTATGGACTTCTCCTGTTGATTCTAATTGGGGATGGAAAGATTGGTGTGAAGGTGCTGAATTTAGACAATGCCATGAATCAAATAGCTTTAAGTTGAAGTTTAATCCTGATACTAAGATAATTCTTATTGATAGCCTAAAAGACCTTATTGAACTTCCTCTATTGGATATAGGTTTAGGTTCAATTAAAAGAGAGTATCCTGATTTTTCATTTTTATCAACAATGTGTGATGCCATTTGGTTAACTGAAAAAGGACAAGGGGAAACTCATTTAACGTATCCTATTTCACTATATGGTTGGGATTGTGAAAGTGTTTTAATAATGAATCCTAAATGTTGTTTTGAAGTTTAGTTAAACTAAAAATAATTATGAAAGAAATAACGAAAGAAATAAAAGCTAAGATATTTGCTCAATATATAGGGCAAAGATTTTTAACTCCTGCTATTGTTGAGCCTAGCGATTTATTCAAAGTTACATATGAAACTTGTTCTAAAATACAAGAAGACCATTATATGTTTTCAAATATTCAGGTTATTCTGAATGAAATACAAAATATTTCTGATGAAGATGCCATTGAGGTAGCTAAATATTTAAATTGGGGTCGTGATATTATCAAAAAAAGATTGGATGGGGATATTAGGGAAGACCAAAATATAGATGACCTTAAAGAGATGTACGTTATAGTTGGAAAGGAATCAACAAAAGTTTTTTTTGGTAAATCGGTAGACTCGGTTAGTACTTCTCCATTAGAATATGCTTATTGCTTTCAGTTTTTACAATCAAAAGGTTACGCTCTACCTTACTTGGATTACTCAGTAGAAGAATTAGTTGAATTAGGAGTTTATAAATTGATTTAATTATGGAAAACGTAATTCAAACAAAACATAACTTAGACTTCCAAGTTGCTCAAAGTCCTTACAGCGTTGTTGGTAAAAAACATATGCTATTCAAAGTAGGTACTTGTCATGGTCAATGGGGTGATTCGGGTGATAGCTATTTTATCCTTTCTGTTATGAATGATGAAATTGGAAATGGTCATTTGGATGATGTTTTTGAATGGTTTGAATACTCAGCCAAACGTGATGGTAAAAATCTATTAGTTCTTGAATGCATGAATAAAAACTTTCACCATCACTTGATAGTAAAAAGAGGTTTTGTTGCTTTAGATGATGAACAAAATAATTGCATTAAAATATTCAATGAAGATAAATACAAACTACTACTTAAAGAAGGAAATGGATTTATTGATAAAAAAACTTTTAAAAAATGAAAGGTAAAGAAGAAAAATATGTTATGGTGAAACTATGTAATAGTGCTACTTGTGAAGGCGGAGAAAACGGATGTACTAGTGGAGATTGTTTGTTTTCAAATCATCATAAAAAGAGCGCAAGGTGGAGAAAATGGACTGTTAAACATTATATAAAAATATTTGGAAGAGAACCTAATAGAAGTTTTTTAAAAAATAAATACATGGAAGATACAAAAGTTTATATCGTTTTATCAAGAGATAATGGTTTTATCTTATGCACTACTGATAAAGAAAAAGCTGAAGATAAAAAGAAGTCTCAGGTATACAATGAAGAGATGTCAGGAGGAAGACCATCTGTTTATATTGAAGAAACAATTTTAGTTAGCTAAAAAAATAAAAATGGGTAAACTAACTTCAGAAGCAAAAATCCAATTAGGAATTATACATAAAATGGATGTTCTTAAAGTCTTGAATCAAATGGAATTAATTCTTGATAACATTGATAATATAGATGAATTTAAAGATTTTTCAAAAAAAGATTTTGAAGAACTTGTAAGATTAACTAACAAATATCATGAAATACTTTCATTATTATAAACTATAAAAACTAAAAATGGAAAAGAAATTATATTGGCTTGTAGAAAGCAACGGAGATTTATCAGTAACTATTAAAGATATTTCAAGAGCAGAAGAAATAATTTTAGCAGATTTCGATGTTGAAACAGATGATGGTAAATATGAGATTGATGATTTACAATACACTGTTACTCCCGTAATGATGACAGAAGAAGAATTTAATAATTTGCCTGAGCAATCTTAATTAAAAAAAAAAGAATGGAAAAGGAAAAAGAATTAGTAGTATTCCCTGATGATGAAATTGCTGCAAAAAAAATGACAGTAACAGGATGGGTAAGTCGTAATGGTAGATTTTATGGCTCTGATGAACGTACTGCTCGTCATGATGGTTCTACTCATAATAAATGTGAGTGTGGGAACAAGGTAACTAAAGGTTGGACTAAATGTGATTTTTGTATAAGTAAATCGGCTGTAGAAAGATATAAAGCTTATACTTTTCAAGAGTGGGATGGTAAACAGCCTGTTTATTCTGAGAACTATAGTAAATATTTTTATAATATTGATGAGATTGATGATTTTTGTGAAGACTCAGAAGTTGACCCAAAAGACCTTATGCTTGTAATTTGCGATTCAAATTATTTGGATAATATTGATAGTAGTATTTGGGAGGATAAATTGCCTGAAGATGGAGATATACCAAAAGAACTACAAGATAAACTAGATGAGTTAAATCAATTTATTAAAACTTTACCTGCTATTAGTTATTCTCCATCAAAAATTAGAACCGAGTATAAAATTGAAAATAAATAATCATGGATGAGAAAGTAAAAAAAATATTAGAAAAGAAATTAGGTTATGATTTCGAAAGTGAATGGTTCACAGATGAAATATTAACTTTAGTTAATGATGTTATTGAGTCTACAAAAGAATCAATGAATGAAGTTGAATTAACTTATGGTGAAAAAGTTGCTATATACGAAAGAGCTAAAAAAATTGCTGCATCTGATTTATCATGGAAGAATAAATATGATATGATTTTTTCAAAAGAAATATCACATAAGTTAGATTTTGATTATTACGACCCTGATTCAGATTACGATGATGATGTATTAGCTTTCATGAATGCATTTGATGAGTATATGACAAAACAAGAAATTATTAAAAATCAAATTGGATAATTATGGCAAAGAAAAAATACAAAACATCAGCAATTAAAGAAAGAGAAGAAAGACAAGCTTTCTTGGATAAATACAATGAGTTCGACAGGTGGATTCGCTCTATCGGATTTAGAGTAGGACACTATTGGAAAGAAAGTTCAACTTATCAGGATGTTCACTATTCAGATTATGATAAACATATTGACTCTCTTTATTCAGTTGAACATTTTATTAATGATGCAATTTTGTTTTCAGTTAGATTCATAAGAGATAGGTATAAACATAAATTCATGTTTGTAGGAGGTATAGGTGCGCATTCTGAATTATATTCTTTAGAAGAAACAAAAGAATTAATTTTATCTGAAGTAAGAAAGCTTCGAGATGAAAAATTGAAAGAGTTGAAAAAACTTGAAAATATTTAAAAATTTAAATTAAAAGAAAACAAAATGGAAAAACAATTCGGTGATTTATCACAATTCAAAGGAAGAGATGTGGAACTTTTTAGAAGTTCTGATTTAAAAAATACTGCTATTTACTTCACAGATGTTGAAGATGAAAACAGAGAAACGGCACAAGAATATTTTGAGTTGTTAAGATTCGGTTTAGAAGGTGGAGACCATCAAGTTTACATTAGATTTCCTAAAACAGATTATTTTGTTGAAATGATTGGTGGTGGATTTGGTTCAGGTCGTGGAGATATGAAACAAGCAGATGGTAAAAACGTTTGGTATGATGTGCATAAATCACAATTTACAGTTTATTCACATGGTGATAATTTAATACTTTTAATTGGTAGGATGGATTGGACACCTGAATTTAATTTCATGAAAAAAGCTGCTAGTTACGACAAGGGTAATCCATTTAATCATCCATACCCAAATGAAACTTTTGTAAATTTCGAACAGATAGAAAAAGCTTTATCTATGACGTTTTTGAAAATACCTGAAGATGTTAGAAAAATTCAATATTGTTTCAAGACAAAAGATGAAAACCCTAAATATTTTTTAGTTGATTCACCTGCTTACAATTCCCAATATAAAAACCACAGATTTTTTGTCATTGAAAATGAAGTTGTAAAAGAATTTGAAGTTAAAAACTTTACTAGATACAGAGATGGTGGAACAACTATCATTACTGTAATTGATGAAAATGGTATTGAGCATAAGTTCTTTTCTCCAACTTCTCTTCCAACTAAAACATTGTGTGAAAAATGGGATGAAGAAGAATTAATTGAAGTAACAGAAGAAGAAAAACAAAAACTAGCTACTCTTCTTGAATTAGAGTTAGAACCTGTTTTATCTGAGGAGGATTAAAATGCAAAAAGAATTTGATAACGAAAACAGAAGTCGCTACTATGGTTTAAGAGTAGGTGATATTGTCGAGCAAAAAGCATTTGGAACTTCATCTAAAGGAGAAATTATTGGGTATGGCTTCTTGGATAATAATCGTGTTTATGTTCGCTTAGAATCAGGTGAAGAAACTGATTTCATAGCTGAATGGTGTGAAATAATTAAAAAAGTAGAAGATAAATAATAATTAAAAAACAGAAAAAAATGATTGAATTTAAAAGAAGTGAATCCAACGAAATCGCAATACACTACGTTGGTAACAAAGGATTAGGAGAAGAGATTGTCTTCGCAAACATGCCTAATAAAATAGGCGATGAATGGGTTAAGGAAACTATTTACCATTTCTTCCTGAATACCTTTAAATCTGATGTGTATTTCCAATTCAGAAAGCCTGATGCGATTAAAATTTATGATGTTCAATCGTATGTACGAGATGTGTTTGATAACCCATCAACTATGTTTGAAAACTCTAAGAAGATTGCTCAACGTCTTTATGACCAAAGTAATCATCCTAAAATTAAAGGTGGTGATTTCTTTATGACATATATCAGAGATTGTGTTGTAGATGGAGAACTTTGTGATGCTATTGGAATCTTCAAGTCGGAGAATAAAGAAACATACTTAAAATTAAATCAAAACCTTGATAATTTTGAGGTAGAAGCAGAGAATGGAATAAACATCAATAAACTTGACAAGGGATGTTTGATATTCAATGTTAACAATGAAGATGGTTATAAAATCAGCATCATTGATAATAGTCATAAAATAGCTCAGGCAGCTTTATATTGGACAGAAGATTTCTTAGGGGTAAAACTTTGTGAAGATAGATTCTTTCATACAAACAACATGTTAGCTACAATTAATAATTTCTGTGAAGAGGTTTTAACACAAGAAAACAATGTTGAGCCTGTTGACCAAATGTTGATTAAAGACAGGTCACTAAACTACTTTAAAGATAAGGATAGATTTAACATAGAAGAGTTTCAAGCAGAAGTTTTATCTCAACCTGAATTAATTGATAGCTTCAAAGAATACCGAACAATTAGTGAAGAAGTTAATCACGTAAAAAATGATGTTGAAGACTTCGAAATTTCAGCAACAGCGGTAAAGAAACAAGAGAAATATTTTAAAGGAATCATCAAATTAGACAAGAACTTTCATCTTTACATTCATGGAAGACATGACCTAGTTCAAAAAGGTTTTGATGAAGAAAAAGGAATGAAGTTTTACAAAGTGTTTTACAATAACGAAGAGTAATTATGTTTCAAGTTAAAATTGTAGATACTACATACAGGCACAATACTGTTATCATTTGTGTACCAAAAGACCTAAAGAGCCACATCGGAAGTACTGATGTGGTTGTAAAGGAAATTCATGGGCAGTTAACAATAAGAGCTGCTACTATTATGGATACTAAAACTTTGAAGATTGATAGTATGAGTAAAATAACCTTAACCTGTGATAACGCAAAAGATTATTTAGGCGAATGGATTTTAGAGCCTGATGGAGATTTATATTGGTTTTATAAAAATACAAATTAATGAGTGCAGACAATGGGATATACATAGCTAAGTTTCCTGATGGATATAGAGTTATTTATACGCAATGCATAGATAATATTTATTTCTTTCCTGAAGGAAGTGTAAAGCGTAAAAAGGAACTTAAAAAGTACTTTGGTAAGAGTAAGTTATTTGAAACAGAAGATAGTGCCTATAAAGAAGCTAGATTTATGGAAAAAGAATTTACTAAGGATGGTGATTATCTTGAATATGGAGTTTGTTATATTGGAGAATACGAAGATTTTAAAACGAAATAAAAAGTGGAATTCGAATACATAAAAAACAGATATAATGTTCCTGCTGAAATACACAGAGAGGTAATTGTTAATGGTAAAAAAGGGGTAATAACAAAAGATATGGGAAACTATATCGGAGTTAATTTTTATGATAATGTAACCGCAGAGCCTTTGCCTTGCCATCCAACATGGGAAGTACAATACTTGGAAACATTTAATCATAAGCCACCAATTAAAAAACTAACTCGTTCACAAATAAGATACCGTGAATTCCTTAGTGATGATAGTGGTCTTTCATTTAGGGAGTGGTTAGGTATTAAAAATAAATCAGAAAGATTTTGGGATGGCGGTAAATATATTTATGCTAGATGAAAACAGAGATACAGGTTATAAAAGATTTATTTGGGAAAGAGAATAATAGTTTTACATCTGAAGATGTGGTAAAGGCAATGCGTATTTTTGCAGACCAATTCAGATGGGTAAAAACCACTTGCGGAAAAAATATTCAGTTTGATGATTTTGATTATGAAGTTCTCAGGCAACAAGATATTTGGTTTGATGAACAGAGACAAGCAGTAATGGCACTTTGGATTTCAAAAGAAGGAAAAAGAATTGTAGCTCCTTTTGCTAAATTATTACTTGAAGCAGAAGGTAAAACGGTAATTCATTATAAAGACAGGAATCCATTAAATTTAAGAAGAGATAATCTTGAATTAATAAGCCATCAAAAAGCTCACTATAAAGAGAAAAAACAAAGAACCGCTAATGGTAATGTTCCAAGCAGTATTTATAAAGGAGTCAGTTGGAATAAGTTCGCTAACAAGTGGTCTGCGTCAATAAAATTAGACTACAAGAAAAAGCATTTAGGTTATTTTTTAAGTGAAGAAGATGCTGCTAAAGCATATAATGAAGCTGCTATTGAAAATTGGGGTACAGAATATTCAGAATTAAATGTATTATAAAATGAAAAAAAGAATAAAATCATTAAAGGAATTAAAAGAATGGAATGCTAATCCAACAAAAGAATTACCAATCGTATATGATTGGTTTATGGATTGGTTTTTCAAAGATGTTTTAATGAAAGACAAATTTAAATTAGCTAAAGATGCTCATGAAACTCACATTGAATTCTGTATGATATGTAACAATTTCACAAGAGAGCAGGCTATTGAAAGAGTAAATAGAAACATGGACTATTATTCACGTTACTCAGTAGAATGGGAGAATAAATTAGACAAATGTTTTCCTGAAGTTAGACGTATTTTAAATTAAAAAAAATAAGATGAAAAAAGAAGACGTTAAAGAATTAAGATGTGGTTTGTACCGTATTTATTGGAAGAAAAAATCAGGAGGAGGTACTTCTGTAGCTTCTGTGGGTAATTTACACGATGGACAGAAATGGATTGCCCCTACAAATTGGACTGCAAAAGTTGGGTTGAATCCTACTGCATTCGGTAAGATTTGGGATAAAGTCAAAAAAGTAGAATTAATTTGCATCGAATAATTTTATTTCACTCATTTTCAATTCAATATGATTTTTATTAAAAATAAATTTTGCGGATAAATAAATAATCCTTTAATTTGCATCCATTATGAAAAATACATCATTACATAGTTATTTGTCGCTGTATCCGAAGCAATCGGTTCAGGAAAATCTCTATTGTAGTTAAACATATTTGTTTACATGATAAGAACCCTGAACTGAAAAGTTTGGGGTTTTTTGTTTTATATTAATTCGTTCTTTAAAAAGATACATGGTGATATTAGTTCAGTGGTAGAACGCTCGATTGTGATTCGAGAGGTCATCGGTTCAATCCCGATATATTACCCAAAAGGAGAGTAAACCTATCAGGGTAGGCGCAACCTGCTAAGTTGTCGGCTCGGTTAAACGAGTGTGGGTCACGACCACTGCTCTCCGCAAAACAGTTCATTGAAATAAAATAATTTGGAAGCACCCAATTGACAGAGGTACACGTTCTTGAAAAACGCTAGGGGTATAAAAGCCCGTGCAGGTTGAAGTCCTGCTGTTTCCGCAAAATTGGAGCATCATTTCTAAGGGTAAGAATTCGGTCTGTAAAACCGCTAATCTAGGTTCGACTCCTAGTGTTCCAACAATAAAAAAACAAATGCAGATATGGCGGAATTGGAAGACGCACATGATTTAGAATCATACGCAGAAATGCATGAGGTTTCGAATACCTCTATCTGTACAAAATATCCCTATGCTGAAATTGGTAAACAGGATGGTCTTAAAAACCATTGTCTTTGACTTGCAGATTCGAGTTCTGCTAGGGATACTTTTTATTGTACAACTACTAAGATTTATGTATATTTGTATTATGAGAAAAACAAAGGAACAAAAAAATGAAATGCTTGAATTTATTTCAAATAATTTACATTTATCTAATTCAGTACTCGCTGAAAAATTCAATATGACTCATTGGGGTATTGAAAGGATAATGATGAGGAATAATATTAAAAGAACAACTGCACAAATTAGTAAGCTTAGAATAGAGAACGGTAAAAAAAGTGCTAAAATAATACATGAAAAATATAAATTTGATGGTGAAAATAATCCTAATTGGAAGGATGGCATATCAAATAACAATTACCACTATAAAAAAATCCAATGCGAAAGGTATCCTGAAAAGATAAGAGCAAGAAAAAAGGTATATTACGCAGTTAAGACAGGTAAATTAATTCGTGGAATATGCGAGACTGAAGGATGTGATAGCATAAATACATTTGCGCATCATGAAGATTACAATGAGCCTTTAACAGTAAATTGGTTGTGTAGAAAGCATCATCGGGAAAAGCATAACAATAAGCATTAATTTATAATCCAAACAATAATTTATATTCTTGTTTTAGTTCTTCTTCTAACTTAAACATTTTGTCCCACTCAGGAAGTTTTATTAACTCAGAGCGTGGAGCATTATCCCATTTGAAGTGTTCTTCGTATGTGAGTAATTTTATATTATCAGGATTCAATTTAAATTTAGGATACTTATTTTTTGCTTTTGCTAATACATGTGCCATGCAACTTACATTGAATTCATAAATTGGATTTCCGCTAATGAAAGATTTATGTTCTTCCATGTTATCCCAAATACTCTTCATAAGTTCAAGCTCTCCTGTAGCTTTTCTTTTATAAGACAATGGAGTACGTTTTAATTGCTTTTGAACTTTCTTTGGCTTGTCTTTGTTTTTCTCAGCAGATTTTTTTCGCTGTTCAATTGAGTAATGATAACCACACAAAGGAGGTCTTTTCTTAGCTAATTGCTTTTCTTTTCCATCATTACAAACTTCGCAAACACCTTTCATTACTATCATTTCACGAAGTTAATAAAATATTTTTAAAAATAATTCAAAATAAATTTGGTAGATTAAAAAACATTTCGTTACTTTGCATCATGAAAATAACAAACACATACACTCAACAATTTTTTCCTCAACAACCGCAGTTTAGATTGCAGTTGTCAGGAGCGTATTGTCCGTGTGGGTGAAAAAATATATCACAAACAAACAATAAGAGACCCTGACTAATCATCAGGGTTTTTTTATGTTCAAAAATTCGTTCTTTAATTTTATTTAATAATATCGAGAGTATGTTGTAATTGGTAGCATAGGTTATTTGGGGTAATCAGGAGCGGTTCAAGTCCGATACTTTCGACTTAGTATAAGATGACGTTTGTTTTATTTAATTTTATTTGTAACTTTACATTAAATCGACATCCAAATGCTAGACTTTAAAAGTATAACAAAAGAAGAATTTGAAAAAATATTAATTAATTCAAATTCAAAAAGTGATTTATGTAGAGCTTTAAAATTAAGTATTAACGGAGCTAACATGAAAAAAATTAAAAAACTGTTAGATAAATTTAATTTAAGTATAGAGCATTTTAATTCAAATATTAATAAAAGAAAGTATGAAAGAGTAATTTGTATATGTCATTGTGGAAAAGAGTACGAGAAGGCTATTGGTTCTAAAAACAAAGATTTTAAATCGTGTTCAAGAGAATGTAATAATAAATATTTGATGTCAGGAAATAGTCATCCAATGTGGAGGGAAAAATTAAATTGTATAATATGTGGAAAAAAATTAAAAAACCATGTGGCTAAATTTTGCTCTCGTGAATGTAGTTATTATCACAGGAAACTATATAATTTCAAAAAAATAGAAGATGGAACATTTAAAAGTAACATATCAGGAACGAGTAAGAATAAAATACTTAAATTATATCTAATTGATAAAAATGGTCACAAGTGCATGGTTTGCGGTTTACATGATTGGATGGGAAATAAAATACCATTACAATTAGACCACATAGATGGAGATTCTGAAAATGACAAAGTTTCTAATATAAGAAACATATGCCCTAACTGCCATGCTCAGACTCCTACTTATTGCGGAAAGAATATAGGTAACGGAAAAAGAAAAAACAGATTAAATGATTATCATTCAGGTAAGGGTAATTGGTAATAATAATTTAACAACAAACAATAGGCTGAAAAGCCTTATGTGGGTATAGCTCAGCAGGTAGAGCAACGGACTGAAAATCCGTCCGCACAGGTTCAATTCCTGTTACTCACACTAATTTTTTTTGTATATTTGTTTTCTGAAAATAAAATATTTATTGTGCGATAGTGTAACAGGCAACACGCTTGATTTTGATTCAAGAGACTCTAGGTTCGATTCCTAGTCGCTCAACGGTTTAACGGTAAAATAACAAAATTAATTGAATGAAAAAGATTTATATTAGTGGTAAAATAACAGGTTTAGAATTATGCGATGCCGAATGGCTATTTAATGAAGCAGAATCTAAATGTATAAAATTAGGATACATCCCTGTTAATCCAATTAAGCTAAATCATGCCCATGATAAGACTTGGCTATCCTATATGAAGGAAGATATTATTGCTATGATGGAGTGTGATGCTATATTTATGTTATCAAATTACAAAACAAGCAAAGGAGCTATGATAGAATTAGAGCTTGCCAAAGAGCTTGGTTTTTCAATTTACTTTGATGTAGATGCTAACTAACGAAGAATTAACCAATAGGTTAATATGTAAAGAAGAACATTCAGTGAGTAACCCTGAATTTTATGTTTCTACTGTAACAGGAAAGGAATATGATTTCACGATGTATTCTAATCATGGTCATGGACAAATATATAGAGGCTTTCTTGATTTACCAATTGATGAGTATCCATTTAATATAAAATATAAAAAGGTTGCTGTTGAAGCTTGGAAAAATTATTTGTAAAGCTCCCAATCTGTGAGCCAATCATAATCTCTCCTACCTATCCAAAATTCTTCTTCAGTTACAGATATACCATCTTCGAATACAATCATGCCATCTTTCAGGTACATGTATTCATCATCCATGAAGTTTTTATGCGTAACTTTTTTGCCTTTTTTCAAGGCGACTAACATTTCTGCTTTCGTCATTTTGTTTGATTTTATATTTTTTTAAAAACAATTACCATTATGCAATCTACATAAATTCGGTAAATGATTAGCTTCTAAATAAGACCAATGCGTTACTCCTATTCCTGATTCGCTTCTATCAGTTTTATCAATTTTAACAATTAATTCATTTAATTTAAAAGTGGTATCAGAAACTCTTATTCCTTTCAACCAAATACCATGACCTGAATACGCTTTATTTTCAAAAAACACGCTTACAATTTCACCAATTATAGGTAATTTGTTTTTAACATCGTAATAATCAACATTCAATTTTTTCATGTTTTTTTTCATTTATTTTCATTTCAATCTCATCCAAAATAAATGGCATAACTAATTGATTAGGGTCTTCAGGTTGAGGAGCATTTGGATTATCAGGGTCATCAGGATTACCATCCGTATCCCAATCCCATTTTTGCCATTTAGTGCATGTTGGTTTATTTTCATCATCGTAAATCCATTCCTTCGGATATTCAGGTTCATTCACATCATAACACATGGAGGCACATAAAAGCATACATTGCTTCTTTCCTCTTGGGTCAGGGTCACAGTGGAAACAATTCATACAATACTTATCGATGAACCATTCTCCTTCTGTTCCGTTGCTTGGCTTATACTTTCGCATTTTTATTTTTCAATTTAACAACAAAACAATTGAAATTACTTGCAATAAAAGTTCCTTTGCTTAAAGAAAGCGCACGTATGTTAAAAACCTCTTCATCAACGTAGCTCATGTCATCTACCTTTGGATGATTCATTTTTTCATTCCATTCAGTACCGCACATTATTGTGCCTGTACCATCTCTCTTAATGAAGCTAATGAATTCTAATTTTTTTCCTTTTAATTTAGCCATTTTATGTTTTTTGAGTTTTCATTTGATGCTCGATAGTAATCTCAATATACTGAAAAGTTTCAATGAACATTGCTATCTCAGCAGCAGCTCGTTCTTCAAATATAACTTCTGATTCAATGATAGATTTTTTAGACTGAATAATATATTTGACATTCGGGAAATTTCCTTCAGGAACAACAAATGGTCTTACGTTATATACATCAAAGAAGTCATACAAATCACGAATATTTAAGTACATTCCTCCAACACCATTTGTTATTAGTATTGAGTATTGGTCTATTATAACTTCAGCATCAGCAAGGTCATATCTAGCCGTAAACCAATCTTGTACAGCTTGAACTGAAAGAGGGTAATCTTCCTTAATTTTAAACCAATCAATGATATTCATATTTTCTAATTGGTTTTCTTCGTTTTGATTTTCTGTGTTTTCCATTTCTTTTTCTTTTTGTTGTTGTTTTAATCCATATGAGAACCAATCATCTTTTTGAAGTTCAGAGTCATCATGAATTAATAATTCATTTATGTCTTGCATTTATTCACTTATTAAAATTGGTAGTATAATACTTTTTAATTCTACTTTAAACTTTTTTATTTTATCTTTATTATCTCCAATCATTAAACATGTAGTATGTTCAGTTTTGAATATAATTCCTTCTTCATGTAGTTTTTTTACAATTTTATTTTCATGATGCATGAAGTGTTGATTTTTACAATTAGGATTATCCAAATCTAAAATTGTTTCATATAAATCCTTACCGCACCACCATTCATCATCTACGGAAACCATAATTGAATGAGAACCATCGTAATTCTGAGTATATTTTTTATTTTCAATAATCATGAACTAAGTTTTAGCTATAATTAAATTATCTTCAACAGGTATGTAACCTGAGAAATAACCTGAAAACTTGAATGTATATTCTATTCTACCACAAGTCATCTTACATTTAACAGATGTAGGATTTCGTTTTAGTACAATAAACTCAATGTGTTCCTCTGTTTCAAGTTCTTGAGATTGTGTTCCATTAGTATAGTAAAATGCTTTTTGTCCTTCTTTAAACTTAAATTTTTCACCTAGCTTCAAGTCACTTAGTTTGAATGCAAACAAAAGAACATCAACCTCTTTCTTTTTAACTAGAATACAATCGTAACTAGGTACACTAACTTCATTGGCATAAATATCTAATCCCTCTAATACAGGAGTTAAAGCTTTTAAATCGAAATACCATTGACCTATTACGTTATTCCAAACATACTCAACCAAGAACTCCTTGTCTTTATGTAGAACCACGTCACCGATGTCAATATCTTTATGTTTTTGAACTGCCATTGGTTACATGTTTTGCTTGATTCGCTCACGAATTTCAGTTAGTGTAGTTTCATGTAGGATTTTACCATCTTTAAATACCGTTTTTAATTCACAGTTATTAATTTCTTCCCAAGTGGCTTGGTCTTTTAAGTAGTATTCACCATTTTCATCTTTAAAAACTGCCGTTAATCCACGAGCTGATTTTTTCATTCCTGAATCGGTAATAGGGTCTTTGAATATGTCTATACCCACAATCTCCCCGTCTATTTCATATTCTGCGTATGTACATTTCATACAGAATGAATAATTATCTCTTGTTACATATTGGAAAAAAAATGACCCCCATCCTCCAACCGCAACTGCATCAAATTCATCAGAATCCATATTAATAAATCCAATTTCATTTGGCGTTGATTCCTGTTCTTCTTTACTATTTTTCTTGTATTTAGGTAAATTGTAGTCTACTCTAAAATTATCAAAAATAAGTAATCCTTTTTTGCTTTTGTTTAACATGTTGTTTATTTTAAAAGTTTTTTAATCATTTCATTAAACTCTATAACCTCAAGTAGATAACTATTCGGATTAATATCTTTTAAAGAATAACACTCTTTAAACATTTCTTCAATCTGATTTATGTTTTCAGATATTACTTTCCAATTTCTATCTAAAAATTTCAATAAGTGAAAGTTAGTTCTTACAAGCGGCTCTTTTTCCATTAAATCGAATATGCATTCAAAATTTTCATAGGTAGTTGGATGGCTTCCTTTCTGAATAATCATTACACCTGTTAATGCGCTAACGATTGTTTCTGATGGAACATCTCTTTTATCTCCTCTGAGCCAAGTAACAAGGTTTGAAGATAAATTCATTACTCCTATTAGTTCAATTTTTTTCATTTTAAATCTGTATTAAATTTTTCTTTAAACAAGCATATTCCATTTGAATTATTAGGAAAAGAATCAGAGTTTAAACTAATTAATTTCGTTTCCCATTTCCCATATAATTCAAGTCTTCTGCAAACCTCTTTTAGTATTTTAGTTTTAATTCCTTCAATAGTAACGTATGAATATATTTTTTCTTTTACTGAAAATAATCCTGAAAAACTATCTGTGTTTACAGCTTTATTTATAGTTTCTATTGTGTTGTAAATATCTCTTTCTTCGGATTCGTTAAACTTAACATCAATGTATGTTGGATTATTTTCTTCTGTAAAATCATCAATAGATAATTCTGATTTAGTTTTAGAGCTTAGCCAAACACAAATTTTAATAAGAGTAGAAGCATCCATGCTCAAATCTCCCTTTTGAAACCTACAAAAAGTAGCTGCGCTAATATCCATTTGCTTTGCCGCCTCCCTTGAAGATATTTTTTTAGGATTAGTTAAAGCCTCCTTTACTGCTAATCTTAATCTATGTATAAATGAATTGCTCATTATTCTACGTCAATTATTTTAATTTCTTCTTGAAATAATCTGTCTTTATCTTTCTCATACTGATTTAATAATATTTCCTTAAATTCATTAAGAAAAATCATAGCTTCAGAAGTAGATTCAAAACCATGACCTCTTGTTGTGTATTTAGTGTTAAAATCAATAACTATAGAGCTAGGCTGAGGTTTTAATCCATAATAAACGTATGCATAGTTAGACTCTTTCCACCAAAGAATTCCTGTAATATGAGTCTCTTCCCATATTCCAACTTGAGGAACAAATATCTTTTTTCCTGATAAGGTTGTCTTTTCTATTATTCTAAATTTCGGCTTCATTTTATTTGATTATGTTATTTTCAATTAAGAACTCATAAATACTAATCAGCCCATCTCTATAATCAATAGCTGAAACCTTTTTTGAAATAAGGTAATTAGAAATCTTATCCCCTTCGAATGGATTGCACCAAATATCTGTAGTTCCTCCTATTTCATTTTCAGGTATTTCTGATAAGTAGTGCTTATAGCCCATTACCATTTGATGCCCTTCAATAGTAATTTCAAATTTAAAGTGATGATTAACTGTTACATCTGATGTTTGTTTTGTAAACATAATCTCTGATGGCATGTATTTTATAGTGTATTCAATGCTGCTAAAATTCAAATTATAAATACCGATATTAAGTACTCTTGATACTATGAGTGAATCCTTTTTTGAAAGTGTATGGAAAAACTCTTTAAATACTTCATCATTACAATAATGGTACTTATGTATAGCCTCTTGTTCTAGTTCAGAGTAGTCGGTTCTGTTTCTTAATACTGTTCGCATTGTTTTTTGCTATTTAATTCGTAAAAACTTTCTCTATGTATTTTACTTAGTTTATCGTAAAATAAGCACAAAAACATCCAATGATGTTTATTTTCTTTATCAATATTTGATTCTGCTGCACAAGTATTTGCATTTCTCATTGCCACTATAGATAGCATTATTGCTTCTTTTTTAGGGTCTGATTCATTTATACACATATTCATTCTATCACTTAATATTTGCAGTTTTTTCTGAAATGGACTTTTATATCCTAATAATATAAAGTGAAAAATAAATCCAATTGTGGAAAACAAAAAACAATAATAGTTTTGATTTAATATAAAAATAATAAGTGAAATAAATACTCCAAATAAATACATTGGAAGTGCTATTTTAAAATAAGAATATTTGTTTTTTTTCATTTTAAATATTTTACAGACTTAAAAATTTTAACTATTTTCCCTTTTTCTAAATTTCTAAATAAATACCAAGAAATTTTATGTTCATTTAAAAATTGAGAAATAAATTCAAAATTAATTTTTTCGCCAAATATTGTTTCTACTTCAATTTTTTTACATCTTGGATTTTTTTCACCTGAAAAAGCTATTGAAAGAGATTTTTTATGCTCTTCGGATATTATTTTTCCTGAATGTGAAACTGAAAGAGCTTTTCTATGCTCTTCTGTTTTTGGTTTTTTCATTTTATTTATAGTTTCATCTGAGTAAACATTCTTTTTACCTTTATTCCAAGCTCCTTTACCTTTTCTGCTAAGATTTTGTTTACCAAACAATCGATGCTTTTCTCCTTTAACAGCATCGCTTATTAGTTTATTAACCTCTTCCCCAAGATTACCTCCATTTCCACCATTTGAAATGTTATAAAGAGAATACCCATCCTTCTTTAATTTATCTATCCAATGTATTTCTCTTTCGTTTAATTTTTCTTGAGAATCACAAAATTCTAAAATTTCCTTTGTAAAATTATGTATTCCATATTTTTTTATGGATTTCATAATTATTTTTCCACTCCCCCAATAATTAGTAATATCTTTTTTTGAAGTTAATCCAATGTATATTTTACCATTTATTTTATTTGTTATTTTATATATCAGCATTTTTTTTAGTTTTATTTACTGATTGTAAAAATAACGTAAATAATGTTATTTACAAAATTATTTACGTTATTTTTTTTATAACTAATTATTTTAATAGTTAAGCAAATTCTTCAGGAAATAAAGATTTAAGTAAGGTAGTTGCAACTTCCTTTTCTTTTTGGTAGCATTCAATTTGAATACGCAATTCAACACTGTCCATTGTAGGGTCAGTTAAAGAAACAGTGAATTGCTGCTCACATTTTGCAATTCTGTTTTGCATATCAATAATTTTCGCTTTCAACTGCCCCATTTTACCAATCTTCTTTTGGTTATATGAGTTTTGTTTTGATAATTCTTTCTCATCCATGTTGTAGATGTTATCGAAAGATAAATTTTGGATACGGTTTAAATCAACTATAGTTGTTAACTCGTTTCCTTTTGCTTTTTTTGTTGCTGTTTTTGACATTTTGCTGTTTTTTTTGGTTTGTTATTTTTAAATTATTATTCGAATTCTTTTTCTCTTTTCTTTGTTTAGTTTTTCTATATCTTCGTTTTTAATATTATTGTAAAAACTACTACTAAAAAATACTTCTTCCATTTTATGCGGATAAAATTTTATAATCATATCTGTATACTTATCGATAGTCATTCCAAATGAAGTGTGCATATCAATTAAAATTTTTTTATTAAGTTTTTTAGTATACAATGAGCCATCTTCATTACTCTCTATTTCCATAGGAAGAGTATGTATAAATCCTGATGCGTCATGTTTTCTAATATTAATACTATATTTTTTTTCTAAATTAAAAGATGTTGATGATTGAAATTTAGTTACATCAACTAAAATAGCTCCCTTCGATGATATGTAATTCATTAACATTGTCATATCTGAAAGATACATATCTCTATACAGTGGATAAACTTTTATTCCATGAGAATTGTATTCCCTTTCATTATTCCATCTATAAGACCCATAAGTATCTTCTACACCAAAAAAATCAACATAAGCATCCTTGTTGGTGTTGTTCTCAATAACAACTCCAAAAGGTACGTTTCCTTCAATTATTGATTTATGTTTTTCAAATAAACTCATTTATCTGACTAATGATTTAGGTATTTCATCTTTTTCAATAGTCTTTTTAAATCCAATGTTTGCAGCAACATGGAACGTTATAATTCCTTCAGGCTTCATAAACCCTTTTGAAGCATAACTACCATTAATCTTCAAGTCTTCTAACACTTCATTAATCTTTTGAGTATCAAATTGACCTCTATAAAGTTCAGGAACGAGTGAACAAATTTCAGGGAGTACATCCTGAAACTTTTCAATTGTTGGGTCAGAATTTGGAATTAATTTAGGCTGTGTTCCATGCAATGCCCATCTACTAACATTAAATAGTGAAAATCTTTTATCGCCTTTCTGTAATCCGTATCCTCTTTGTACACCGCTTCCCCACCATTCACCAAAATGTCTCCCGTCATTTAGTTCAATTAATTTTCCTGAATTTTCAAATACCCATTTTGAAAAACCATAATTGTCATCCTTTGGTGTAATCCAACGGGTTCTACTACCTGTTGCAATATGAAAATTACCATCTGAGTATATAAAAGGAATATTGTCAGGTCTTTTACCTTTTTTTTGTATAGTACCATCTAGCATCTTAATATCTTTTTCTTCATCCCAAATGAAAATTTGAGAATTAGTACCATCTATTTTTTCTGTAATAATCATTTCTCTCGACAGTCTAGCCATCTTTGGAAATTCTAAAAAATCTAAATTCTGTTCCATTTTATTTGTTTTAATCGTTTAAAAAATGCGGAATATACTTACCCTGATTGCATCCTACAACAGGAACTAAGTCATTACTCATGATATTTAATTCACTTTTAAAAGGATGATTTTGTAATTTTTGATACCATTGATTCCCATGATTAGGAGATAGCTCCATCATTCTACCTTCTCCTTCACATTTAATTAAATTGATAAGGGCATGAAATCCTCCATTTGTTTTGATAAAAGTTAGTCTGCTAGGATTAATCAAATCTTTGATGTAGGAAACAATATCTAAGTAATTTTCATCTTCTTTAATATCAACGTCTACATCAATAAAGTTTTTAGTTCCATTAGAGCCTTGAATAACATCGTTAGCCATTGACTTAACATTGATATTTTCTTTATTTGACTTAATAGCCTCTAGGCATTGATTGATTAACTCAAAACAAGCTTTGTGTTGATTCTTAGGGTTAAATCCAATATAAACACCTAAGTTTTTAATATCAATAGGAGTGCCATTACTATCATAGCCACTTTCTTCAATTTCCCATTGTTTAATAGTAGGGATAATCTTATCTTTTCTGCCAACAGTTTCTCTTCTTAATTTATGCGCAGAAGCTATTCCACTTTCAGGAAACCATTTTTTACGAGCAATAAGAATAATAAAGTAACCTTCATTTGGATTAAGCTCAGGTAGGAAGTCAACAAACTTTTGTAGTTCCTCTTGGTTATGTATTAACTTGTAGTTCATTTTCTTATTTTTGCTTTTTTGATAATCCGTGTTTTTCTAAAAGTTCATCTCCTAATAACTCGCCTCTATCAACCATATCTTCGTATAAAAATGACCTTCTGCATGGAACTTCTAATGGGTCGAATTCTTTCTCTTCAAAAACGTTACTAGCTTCTAAAAATAAAGCTTTCAGTTCATCAGGAATATCTGTTTGTTCCGCTATTATGTAACCTTGTTCAAATTGGTCATCACTCTTTATTTTGTAATATATATGGACAATCTTTTCTGAAACTAAAACATACTGACCGCCTTTATATTCCAAAAACTTAATCTCAGAATTTTCAATCCATTCATCAGGAAAATCAATGCGTAGCTTCTCCCTTATTTTTTTAAGAATAGCTATTTCCATTGAAATAAAAATGTTTTTGAATGCTCCATTAATAAAATATTTGACCGTATTGTTGCAAAAATAACAACTCTGTTTTTACTATGCAACAAAATAGTAATAAACTTATTAACAATGATAAAAATAGTTACATTAAGTTGTGTTTATAGACTTTTTCGCTACCATAATGATAACCATTTCCTGTTTTTAAAAGGCTTACATCTTTTAAATAATCTTCAATCGGTTCTCTATAAGCCAAGTGTTTTCTATCATTTCCTGCATAGATATAAATCAATGTGTATGGAAACTTGGTTAAGCGAGACCACTTGGTAATCTCGCTCCAAAGTTCCAAAGAAAATTTGCCACAAAAAGGATAAATAATTTTACCATCCCAACCTATGCAGTGAATATAATCTGTCTCCAAATTATATTCAACATTCATTATTTCGCATTTCTGTTGCTCATCAAACCATTGATTTACTTTATCTAAAAACTTAGTTATATTTTTTAAGATTTTTGTAATCATAATTCCATTGCTAATTCAGTTAGTATTTTACCAAGTAAGTTTTCTCCCCAATTATCTATGTTTTGAATAGCTTCATAGTCATAAAAACCAATGCCCCAAATTCTATCATAAGGAGATGCCTCTACTAAAACATATCCTTTATATTTTAAAAGATAATCTTTAAATTCAGGATTTTGATTGAACTTTTCGGTTAATCCATTTTTAACTATGATATACTTTAAAGAGTCCCAAACTTTAGGATTGAAATTTTTCACTTGTCTCCCAAGTTCTTTCTGTTTTCTAGGAGATAGTTCTTTTAGTATTTTATTTGCCGTTTCATTGTCCCCGAATGTAATTGCTTTTTGATACATCATGTATTGCTCACCACAATTAAACATTATGTTGTTATCAGTGAAGTAGCACTCGTGCCAATTGCTAAATAAGCCATTCCAAAATAATTTGTATTTTATGTTTTTGTGTGTTGCTTCCATTTTTTTTAATTTAATTTATTTTTAGAAAGGTAGTTTTATTTTAACGCTACCATTTTAAAACGGCATATCGCTTCCGTCTTGTGCAGAACCTTGATTTGTAAACCCTGTGTTTTGCTGCATTCCTGAATTACCATTACTAGATTGTGCATTAGTAGTTGTTGCTGCTGCTTGAGTATTATTGTTATTTGAACTACTCAAAAATTCCCACATAGAAACACGTATTCTAATTCCTGCTCTTGGCTTTCCGTCTTTATCAGTCCATTGATTTACTTCGGGAGTACCTTCTACAAGCATTTTTACTCCTTTTTTCATGTACTTTGATACATTTGTGTCATCACGCCAAATAGAACAATCATAGTAGTAAGCGTTCTCTTGCTTGTTACCTTGTTTATCGTTGAATTTTTCGTTTACGCAAACTGTAAATTGAATTACGTTGCTTCCATTTACATTCTTTACTTCAGCATCTTTTACGATGTTGCCTGTTGCTGTCATTCTTCTCATGTTTTCTTTTTTTTATTTGTTTATTAATTGTTTTTCTTCATGTTTAATCATAAGCTTATGAAACTCTTCACTTATTAATTTACTTATACCTGTTTTTCTAAATTTAGCAGATTCATAATCATGTATATAATACACAGGATAAATGTTTCTAGGTACAATTATCCAAAGTCTCAAATCCTTCCCTGCTATTCTTGTAGTTGGTGTATTTAACCATTCCTGAAAACACCTGTTAGCTTCTTTTATTATGTCAATAGATATTTTATCATCTTGAATTTTTTGAGCTAATTTAGAACGAAATGAATCTCTATCAATTAAAAATTGATTATAAGAGCCTACACCTGAAACTGATTTATTATCAGGATTATTTACTTTTATTTTTTTCTTGAGAAAATTGAACATGCTTTATTTTTTAACTTATTTATTAATAATTTAAACCAAAATATTTTCTTGTACCTATCAATATAGTAATTGAATTTAAAGTCGTAGTATATGTTTTTGTTTTCAATTTTTGCCCGAAATTTATTAAAAACTTCATCCATTTTCGGAGTGCTTTTTTCAAGGTAATCAATAAATTCCTGTACTCTTTTCCCACTAAGTTTTCTCCTTAATTTTTTATTTCTTACGTGAAAGTCAAAATGCTCTATTTCATGCTCCGTTATTATAGGTATAAAGTTATTAGTTTCTTTATTTAAAAAAACACTTTTTGATATTTCAATAGTTCCTTTTTCTCTATTTACAATAGCAGGAGTTGTCTTAAAAATATTTTCAAAAGCCATTTTATATTCCTTTTTAGTGTAACCTAATTTAAGATATATTTCTAAAGCATTTAAGTCGGCATCCAATGTTTCTGATATTCTACTCATGGCATATTAAAAAAGTCAGGTTCAAAAGGTTTTCCGCATTTAGAGCATGAAACACATCCTCCATTAATTTTATGTTTTTCTTGAAATTCCACCCAAGCATCATAATCAGTTTTGGGATTAGGCATTTCACTATCTTTAAAATATTGCCCTAAATCATTAAATGAAAGAATTTCTCCATTATCATCATGTTCGCACTTATCAGGAATACCATCTACAAAGGCAGTGAATTTACTTCCATTAATTTCACCTGAAATAAAAGCTGAGTGAGTATTATTCATTATTTCAAATTTAACAGGTAAATAAATAAAGATAATCCTAATAAATATAAAACAATATTAATAATCTGAGATGTACCATGAATCTCATCGGAATACGGTTCTTTTCCTTCAATTTTAACTCTTCTATAAGAATTCATAGTCTCGTTAAGAGTAGCTGCGATTGGATACAAAATACTCCAAATTAAAGCACATATTAAAATTACATCTTTACTCATTTTTTCGTTTTAGTTTTTTTAGTTTTGTATTCAGGAATCGGAAAGTTAATTATTTGTTTGCCAACAGCTTTTATTACAACGCTATCAAGTTCTCTAGGAACTTTAGCTAAGTATTTTTCATCCTGAAACACTTCTGATATTGACTTTAATGTTGCCTTGCATGCATCATTCCAAATTTTTTCTTCTTTAGTCATGGACTTTTCTTATATTAATTTATTTAATTTTAAGTCTTTGAATTTCCCTCTTTCCAAAAGTATATTTAAACACTTGAACGCAGCTTCAAAAGCTTCTTTTTCCGCTGTTTCTCTATGAGTCCAAACTCCTTCTGATTTAAAAATTATTTTGTCACAACTATCATTCATATACGAAACAACATGAGCAAATCTAACCTTACTATCAAACGAAGGTTGTATCTCAACTGAAATTTGAAACTCATCAAAAAAATCAAAAAGCATTCTCTCATGCCAACGATAGTTTTCAGATATGTATCCTTCTATATCAATAAATTGCAAAGTTCCATTGTCACGAACTTTTAGATTTACATCTCCATGTTTATCTTTACCAACCGATTCTAATTTTTCAAATGCTAAAGGGAATCTTTCTTTAATTTTGGTATAGTTTAAATTGTCTTGCATAAATTATTTTTCTTTGTCAATTGTTTGGTAAGTCCTAACGTATTTACCTTCTAGTAATATAGCTGCTAATTTAGCAAATCTAGCTTGATTTAACCTTTGAATTTGCTCGTTTTTTTTCAACTTTTCTAAATCTTCCATAGATGTAGAGTTTTTTACTGTTTCATCTTTGGTTTTACTTAATTTTTCTGCTCTTTCACGAGCTTTTTTTAACTCTTCATTTTCTTTGTTACTATCTCTCCATTTGCTTTTAGCGTGTTCATCAGGAGTAAAGAAGTCATTGTGTTTTGAAAAGAAAGCCATATTTAATAACTCTTTCTCAACTCGGTATAATTTGATGAAGTACCTAAACTTTTCTTTTACTTCATTAAAATCTTCTAAATCTAACTCTGCCTCTATAATAGTTGGATTATTTACAACCTTAGTAAATGGATTAACACTAAGAATAACATTAGTTAAAATAAAAGCATCATCTTCAGTCTTAACTTTGAATTTACGATTGTTAGCAGATGGGTCAACATCTCCATCATTAAGACCATGTTTTTCCATAAACTCCTTGTACATCTTGGCAGCAGTTTCTTTTTCTCCACCAATACCTTTATCTGCAAGTGCCTTTAGCTTCTTAGCTTTGGATTTTAACTTTTCCTTGTTTATTTCGTTTGTTTCCTTTTCCATGTTATCTAAAATCACTTTCTTTAAATTTTGTTTTCTTAACTCTATCTTCTGTGGTTATTGTGCTTTTACATTTTTCACAATTCAACTTCCAAACTAAGAATCTCATGTCATATACTCCAATGTGATTACAATCGGGACATTTTACGTCAACAAAGTGAACTGTTTTACCTTGTTTGTTTTTAGTCTTCTCTTTATAAATTTCAAATTCATCATCACACAAAACATATTTTTCTTTACCAAAAGAGCAAGTGTGTATCCTTGCATGATTCATGAATGTAGGTAAATCAAAACCTTCGTAAAAACCAATTCTAGTGCCTTTAAAGTTAGGAAAAGCATTCTTTTTAATTTGAATTGGCTTATCATTAAAAATAGAGTATTTATCATGTAAATACCTCCATAGAACCTCCCTAGAAGATAGATAATTTCTTTTTAATCTTTTTTCATTAAATGAATTACAATAATTACTATACGTTAACTGAGGTATCCCTGCTAAATTAAAAGTTATTTCAACATCACAGTTGACTTCAGCAGCTCTTTGAAAAAAGCTTTCCGTTTCCTTGTTTATAAAAACAAATAAGGTTCTATGTTTGCTTCTTGATATTGAGAAGAAAACCTTTGACATAGTAACGTCATTATTTACACCTTCATATTTCCATCCACTACTTGTTAAGTCAACAAAAAAAGAATGAGATTTGTCTTTACTGAAATTATGTTTTTTAGCAACATCTTTATATGAATTTATGTTATAAATTCTGTCGTTTTTAGTAGCTTTATTTATTGAGTCACATAATAATTTAATAGTAGATAATTTAATTTTCTCATTTGAATTAAAATCCTTAATTAAGATGGTATTACCCCACTTATCCCAAGAAGGATATTGGTCTTCAATCTGATTAATAAGTTCTTCAAAATGTTCTGTTTTTTTATCCTTTTTTGCCATTATCTAAATAAGTTTTTTAATAATTTCTTTTTGTCTAAATGCAACGGCATAAGTTCAACTAATTCAATAGGTTTTGTTACTAAAGAATTAACGTAATCCACAAACTCTCTGTCGTTATAAAATGGTTTGACTCTACTGCAATTTGGTAAACCTTCAAACGTTCCCTTGTTTTCTAAAATGTTTTTAGCGATAGAATACAATAATTCTACTTGGCTTTGGTCAGAACCTCCGCACCAATCGATTTCGTACCATTGCGATTTTGTGTAGCCACCAACGACCCTGAAACCAAACATTACAGGATGTATTCCAATTTCAATCGTGCCATCTTCGCTAACAATACGCTGAAACATACTTTTTTCTTCTTGGTCATCTGCTTTTACAAATTTCATTTTTGTTTGTTTTACTTTTTAAGCATTAATATTCTTTTCTTACCTTTCTCCATTGAAGGAACAAAATGTTGGCAGTCAGTTATATTATCTTGCATTTCATCATAGAATGATTTAACCTTAGCTTGTACATCACCTCTGTTTCTTCCACAGAACATATTTACATTCATTGTTGTATTTGCCAAAATTGTAAATGAAAAGTAAGTTTCTGATTCAACTCTTTTTGTTTTTTTAATATCAACAATGCCTGATTGAAAAGCATAAGGGTTTGGACTTCCCAATACTAATTCTTCATATTCAACACCTTCTTTATCAAAATCATTTATTTTAAATAATTGTTGAGTTTGAGATGGGTTTTCAGAAAGTAATCTAAATAAAACAATTTCAATATATCCAACTGAAGTTATATAGTTTTTTAACATCGTTAAATTATTATCATCTTCGTGATAATTTGGAGTATTATTGCTAATTATAATCTTATCTGAATCAATCTTTTTTTTCTTTTTAGGATTACCAAGTAAATCAACTATCTCTGTTTTATTGCTTAAATTTGAAATGGTTAACATGATACCACCGAATCCACTCAAATGAATGTACTCGTGGTTTCCTTTTCGCATTCTAGCTATTTGATAAGATTCAATCATTTTATTGTATTCTTAAGTAATGTTGAAATAAATTTTAATGAATCGATTGAGTTATTTAAGTTGCCAATATAATTTGGTTTGTAATAACTAATTGTTTGACTGCAAATTAATAGTTCATCTTTTTTCATGAAGTCCATTTTCTTGTCAATCTCTAATATTTTTAGTTTAAGTGAAGATAATTCTTTTTTATTACTTTCAATTAATTCTAACATTTCTTGCAAGTTAACATCCATTACTTTGAATTGTTTTTATTTAAAATTGCTACTATAATTCCAAATACTCTTCCATTTAAATCACTTAATGGATGAATCAATTGAATCTGCCTATACCATTCTAAAAGCTGTTCCTTCGGCATAACTTTTACAGGGAACATTCTATTTGTCAATTCAGGAGCATCTTCGAATTTAGGTGTGTCTGAAAATTTAACATTGTGTGTTCTAAAGCCTGATTTAATTCCTTTATAGTTATTAACTGAAAGAAGTCTATTCTGAATATTGAAAGCATCGGTTAATGTAAACTCTTGAAATGAATCAATTTCATTCATTATATCAATAGTTTCAGCTATCCTATCTTCTTGAACTCCTTCTTTCTTAATGTGAGGAGCATTGATGCGTTTAGCGTCTTCATGAAGATTGCCTGTCCAATAGAACTTTGGTTTAAAATCTCCTGTAATAATTGGTGTTTCTATTAAATCCATTCTTTTTTTAATATATTTAATTAATGATTCATTATTTTTATTCAAAATTATCTTGACACCATATTGGAGTTTTATCTCCTACATAATCACCGCTTACATTATAACTAAAGTGTTCCAAAGCATCTTCCTCAGACATCTCCTTCATAAGTATTTGAATGCATTTAGAAACTGAGTATATCAGTCGCATTGTAGTTTCATCAACTCCGATAATGGCTTCATCAAAACCATCTGCTTTTAAAAATGTTTCATCGGAATAGGCATCTATTATTTTATCTATCATTTTGTTAATTTTTAATCAATGTTATTTTCAACGCACATTTCTTCATAAGTATCCCACTTTTTATCTTTGCCTGTTATTCTCCAATAACCATCATCGTCCTTATAGTACATTTCGGAAAAACCATCATCTTCAATACCAAGTTCTTCGTTTATTTCTTTTTTGTCAAAATCATCTTCCATGAATTGTCTTTCAGCTTGATAAGCAGCTTCTTTTGCTCCATCTCCATTTGCAAATTCAATTGCTTGAAATACATTTATGTTTTTAGTATAACCACTTGTTGTTTTATCTGTAGCCATTGTTAATTAATTTTATTTATCGAATCTGATATTATTTTCTGAACTTCATTGTAGTGGTTCATGAATTCTTCTTTTGTTATTTCTGAATATTCACCTTTTTCATTATTGTCAAATTGGTAATAATGGTCTATTTGAAAATAATTTCGTGCATTTTTATAATATAAAATTCTAAGTGCATCTTCACGGCAATCTTCTTTATCAACACCGTAAACGTATAAACAATTTACATAGGTTTCATCGTGAGGTTCTTTTTCAATAAAGCACTTACCTATAAATTTACTTGCTTCTTGAATTCTTTCAGTATAATCTAATTTGTCTAATTTTTCACGAACTTCTGATTGTTGCAATCTTAAAGAATTTAATTGCTCAACTAACTTTTCCCTACTATTATTTTTTAGTAAATCATTAGAAATAACAGCTAAATTCATCATTTCAATAAATTTACGTTCTGCCTCTTCTAAGTCGGGAGATGATATTGATGCGCCACCCTCCCCATCAAATGTTATTACATGCAATCCTTCTACTTCATCAAAGCTTACTAAAGCGTTCCATTCTCCAATTTTTCTTTGTTCCATTATTTACTTTTATTTTTTTTAATTTTAACATAGTGCCAATATCCACTTTTACAACCACATTCGCAATAGTATCTTTCTATTTTATAACCTTCTATTTTTTTAGGTTTAGTTATGTATCCTTTTGTTGTATCTGCACTCATGAAAAAAATTATTTACTTTTAGTTTTTTCTTTATGTTGTTTAACAATATCTCTTACTAAATTTTTTCCAAGATTAGAAACATTTTCATTTTTAAATATTTTACCTAACGCAAAAATCAACATACTAAAACCTATTGCTCTAATATCTTCCTGCATAGCTTTCATGAAGTCATCTACATTCATGCCTGCGTATTCACTGTTTTTTGACAATGTTGACTTTTCAAGTTCTTCATCTGTTATACTATGTTTTTCTTTCCATACATCGAGCATGCGTTGAGCATTTTCTTTCTCTCCGTCTACTCCACGTATAGCAAGTTCTTTTAGCTTAAGAGCCTTATCAATTATTTTAGTTCTGTTTTCGTGCATTTTATATATGCTTCCATGTCCTTCTTGATAATACTTTATTTAAGCAACCTTCAGTTATATTAAACATTTTCTGCAATTCTTTCCTTGTCTTTTTATTATTACTAAATAACATTCTTATTTTCAATACTTTTTTTTCATTTAAAAATGAATTAGGATTTTTGCTTCCAATACTTTGAGGTCTATTTCTAGCGTCTAACATAGCCTGCGTTGGCTTCATTTTTTTTCTTGTTTCAGATATTTTTCTTCTTGTTTCTTCAGTATGATTTCTGTTATACATCGGATTGTTTTTACCCGAAACATCATGATGATTTTCGCTTATTTTTAATTTAGTGTAATCTGATAAAACTCTATTTTTAAGTCTCTCAGAAATTATTTTACAATATTCTTCACTATGCTTCATTCCTTTTGCACCTTCTCCACCAAGTGTTTTATTGCATAAATTACCTAAACCAATTTTTTTTATAATTTCTATTTCTTTTTTATATACATAATTTTCATTGTTTGATTTATGTATTTTCTTATATATGATAGTTCCTCCATTTTCTAATATTTTAATTATTTTTCTTGATAAATGCTCATTATAATGTTTACCATATTTAGATTGTGATACATGCGCATATATTCTACTGCCACATCCTTTACCAACATAGAATATTTTATCATCTAAACTATTAATTAACAGATAAACATAATATTTCTTTTTTTTATTTGAATTACTACTTTTGGCTTTAAATTTACTCATGATTAAATATAGGCTCTCTTTGAAATAGGTTTGCGTAAAATCAATTCCAAAAGGAAGGATTTACCTATTTCGCAGAGAGCTTTATTTTAAAGTATGACTATTTTTTTTAACATTAGAATTAATTTTACGCACTACAAATATACATATTTATTATTTAATTTGAAATTTATTTTTTATTCCAATGTTGTTCAAAATGTCCTGCCATAATACACCCATAAGGTAATATCTCATCAACTACTTCTCCTAGTCCAAATTGTTTTATTTGATTTTTAACGCTTTCAGCATTTTTATAAGCACTTGGTAATTCTGAAATATCAATTTTATTAGAAAAAAATCTAACATCTAATCCTTTTGTTTCCTCTTCAAATATTTCTTCAATAGTTTTATGAGAATTGACTCTTTTGTGATGAGAGCGGGAAGTGTTCCTGCCTGCTCCATGTGGTGCAAAACCCAAGTTGGTATCTGTTGTGTTTCCTTTTACGATTAAAACAGGCTCACTCATGTTTAATGGAATTAATCTTAATCCATTAGTACTATCAGGAACAAACTTATTATCTAAAGGTGTTGCTCCTTTAGCGTGGTAAAACAAATCGTTTTCATCTTTGAAAACAAAGTTATGTTCATTCCAAAATCTATCTTTTAAATCAATACCTAATTTTTCTAAGGTAGCATCATGAAGTAAAGTATGATTCAATTTAGTCCATTCTCTCACTATTTGTAGTGCCTCCCAATAATCTTTCCCCTCTTGTGTATCATAAGGTATCCAAGCATTACGTGAAAGTGTCTTAGGGGATAATTGTCTTCTAAATTTTTCTGCGGTAATCATACCTAATTTATACAAGTTAGCACCAAAACCTCTACTTCCATGATGAGTTACTAGCATTGTGTCACCTGTGTTTTTTGATACGCCAATAAAAGCAAAATGATTTCCATCGCCTTGAGTGGCAAGATGTTGTGAGGAAAATTTAACGCTTTTTTCTGAATTTAAAAATGGATTGTTACTGATTTTTTCTTTAAGTTCATCAGGAACATCTGAAAATTCATTTCTTCCGCCAAATCCAAAATGAGTTACACTATGGATTGAATCCAAAACACTCTTTGGGTCTAATTTACCAAAATTAGTCATCATAACGGAACAGCAAATATCAGCAGAGTGCATAGATGGATGTATTGCGCTTTTTGATACCACAACACCTCCTACAGGTATTTGACCTGATTCACCTGTAGGACAACTATCAGGCATTACGCAACCCCTAACAACAGTAGGAGTTCTCATTAATACATCCATTGTATTAAATACGCTTTCTACATTAGAAATTTCGTCTTCCGTTTCTGCAACAATATTTTTTATGTAAGGAATAGGTTCTTTGTGTGGTTCTATTTCAATTACAGGAGGTGGACAAACTGATTCTAAATATTGTTTCAAGGCATCTCCTTGTAATGAATTATCATTAGCAAACAAGATGGCATCTTTAAACCATTTATCAGGCTTGTACCCTAATTCTATAAGTGTATTTCCATTTACCATATCCTTATTTTTTACTTTTTCCGTTTTTAGCTTTCTTTCTCTTTTTAATTTTCCTGTTATTTCCACCACTTTTGAAACTTAATTCAGGTTGCTTTCCGTGACAATAATCATATTTTTTACTATCAGGTTTTATTGGCTCAGGAATATTTGTTGCTGTTAATGTTAAATCTATATCTCTTTTAAAATTGCGATTAATAAAGTCAATATCATTCAATTTAGGTGTTACTATTCCACTTTGAATATCATGAATATCTTCAACTATCACAGTTGCTTTTAATCCTGATTGCATAAAGTGTGTAATCATTGGAGAACAGGTAATAAAATTAGCTGATGCTAACAAAATAATATTTTCTTTTTTACCTTTTGCTTCTTTTAATTTTTCAACGAAAGATTCTTCTGTTTCTTTTTCAGTATCTATCACGAAAGAGTTTTCTAATAGTCTTTCTCTCAAATACGATTTACCAACTCCTGTTCGATTATTTGCTACTAATACAGGCTCTTCTTGTTTTGAAACACTAAGCGTCATTGAATTATTTTCTATTATGGTTTCCAAAATAACCTTATCTCCAACTTCTAGTCCTTTAAATACAACTTCATGATTATCGTAAAATAATCGTTAAATTCAAGTTTAGTTCATTTTTTCTTTGCTCTCGCACTTAAAATACATATTTGGCATCATTGGGTTTTCCGCACACCCCTTATTTATTAAATCATCAAATACGCTTTCTGGAAATTCCATAATTTTATTTCCACCACTAATTTGTTTATTCTCCCAATCTACATCACAGTTGAAAATTTTTCCATTTCCTTCCAACCCAACCATAAATCTATCAGTTTCTCTTATGGTCGTTATTTTATATGAGTTTATAACATCGTTGTTAAAACACAAACTGATTTTCTTATTTAGTAAAGCATTATATTTTTCCATATTTATTGTTTTTAGTCGTTTAAAATCCTACGCTCAAAAAATGAACTAAACCTAAATTTAACACCACCTTTGTCGTCAGTTTTGCGAAGGGCAAAACCGAACGCAAAGCTGTAACCGTTCTTGTTTAATACCATCAATATCTAAGTCTATAAGAACTCCATCTTTTGAAAAGTCTTTTATTACACCTTTGCAAGTTTGTTTTTCCATTTTAGTGTTGTGGTTTAGTTGTTCCGTAATCACCAATTAACTCTCCTCCTACCCATATTGTTATTATTTGTCCGACTATAAATGTTTCTCCACGATAAGCATGCTCTACATAAACTATTGTATCTTTTCCTGATTCTGTTTTGGTTTTTAGTTTAGCAGAGCCATCAAATTCGCTAATGCTTATAATTGTTCCAATGTATTTTTTAGGAGTTCTGTGGCAACATCTCATTAGTATGATAAGAGAAGCTACAACATAAAAGAAATAAGCGAATGGACTTAAAAATATTTTCTTTAAAAATTTCATTATTTTTTCATTTTAACTAATTCTTTAGCCATTTCTTCAATAGTTGAAAAAGCCTGTATTAAATAATTTGACTTTGCTTTAGCTATTGCTTTTTCTTTTAATAAATAAGATAGCGTTACTTTTTTTCCAAGTTTAGGATTAGTAAATTTAGGATTAATGATAGACATATCATAAGTACCATCCTTATGTAATTTAACTTGCAGGAACATATCTTCGCTTACATGCACCTGAAAATGATTTAAACCAAGCTGATAATACTTTTTTGTAAATTTCTTCTCCATTTTATTTGACCGTATTTTTAATTGAAATAAATCTAATTTTTTTTTGCAGATTCTTTTAAAGCAGCGGGTAACATTAAGAGGAAAGGAATACATCTTTCCCAATATAAAGCATAATAATTAAATCCCAATGAAATATTTTTATAATAATCAGGTCTATTGTCCCAATAGTATTTCTCAGAATTAATAGACCATAGTTCAGCACCTGACATTGAAACTAAAAACCATTTTTCTATAAGTCTTGCTGTTCTTCCATTCCCATCATTTAAAGGATGTATTTTTACAAACCATAAATGAATCATCGATGCGTAATAAAAAACCTCTTTAGAAGTTAAATTACTGTTTAATAATATGTTAATGTCATAAAATAATTTATCTAATTCAATTTTAGTATACTCAGGTTCAACTGCTATATATATAGGTCTTAACGTTTTTGTATCCCTAACAGACATAGTTCCTTTTCTAACTTTACCTCTCTCTTTAGCGGGTAATATTGATTTGGATAGAATTTGATGAGCTTTTAATATATTTGATAAATTCAACTCATTCTCCATTGCGAATTTATACGCTAAAACTAAATCTTCAACTTCTTGAACCTCTTTTTTCTTTGGGAAATCCCTTTTACCTCTGTTCCTAAAAAAACTATTTACATCAAGAGTATTACCTTCTATTTTAGAAGAGTAAAGTGATGATGCTATAACATAATATTCAAAATCTTCTGATGTAAATTCAAGTTTACTACGAAGTTTTTTTAGCATGTATAAAACCCCACATTTAGATGAATACTCATTAAAGTATTTTGAACTTATTAATTTTAAACTTTCCATATAAATTTTATTTTTTAATCCCACTCAAAGGCACTCTTGCTCCTGCCTCTTAAAACGCATCTTATTCCTAATTCAACATCATTATCGAAAGTAACAGATTCTCCATCAATCATCATGCAGGTATTAACTCCCATTTCAGTATAAACTTTTTTCTTATCAAGACTATATCTATCTAACATAGATTCAATCTCAACTCTTAAGAAACCATGTTTATGTTTCTTCGGGAAAGCATCAATCATTTCACTTAGGTTTTCTAAAGTTAGTTTTTCAGGTAATGTTTTATTCTTCTTTTTCATTTATTTTATTTGATTTGGTCAATGAATGTATTATAATTATTACACCGATAAACTCATGATTGAAATGAATAAGAACACATCCTAAAGTGAATATAGGAAAGTAAAAAGCTCCTATAAGTGTTACTATTCCTAGCGCAATTATCTTTTCCATTTTTTAATTAAGCATTACTTTAAAATCCTTATCAGATTCTAGTTTAACAACGAATTTAGTCCCATCTTCATTTGAGCGAAGTAAAACTAAAAAATCTCCTCTTTGACCACCTTCAACTATTTTTACAAATGAATACATATACCCATGTTTGTAAATTTTATCTATTCCGTAACTGCTCTTTGGTCTTAAAATGATGTTTCCTTCTTCCATAAATATTATTTACACTACAAATATAATATTAATTACAATATTATTACTATTTGTTGAAAACTTTTTTATGATAAATGTTCCTTCATGAAGTCCAAAATAAGATAATCAATGCTTTTCAATGTTCCTCCGTTTTTAAGAGCTTTAATCTTCTCTTCGTTATAATGTTTAGCTAATCCATTAAGCATTTCTTTGGCATACATACGCATAGCATCAGAAGCGAAAGTTTGTTCTCCCGCTCCTTGTTGTATACATAGCTGCATATCGTTTAATTCTCGTTTTTCTAACCAATCTTCAGGTTTCATAATTTTTGTGTTTCGATGAATTCATCTTCTTCGTCGTTAAAACATTTCATTCGTGTATCTTTGTCTTCAGGGAAAATTTCAGCGTAAACATCAGCGAAATCTTCATCATCAGGTTCGTAACACATTGCGATACTACCAATCATGCTTCTAAGGCTATCCATCTGTTTTTGAATATCCTCAGCATCGACAAGTACATATCCTTTTAAATTAACACTCCATTCACATCCATTTGGTTTAGCGCATTCATCATCAGTTTTTATGATGGCGTTATTTAATTTTTGAGTTAAAGAATCAATAGCATATACTGCCTGTTTTCTTAGATTGTTGAAGTTTACTTCCATTCCGCTCATGTTATTTATTTTATTTTTTTTGCTAATATTATTTTTAAAACTCAGGTATTCTTGGGTTATCTATTACATCATACATAGATGGTGTTAAATCATTTCCACAACAGATTTTAAGGTCATTGCTAATCATTGCAATTTGTGTCCATAACAAAGAAGCTACTTCTTCCCTTGTAAATGTTTCTGAGCCTGTTTGCCAACGAATATCATCATTATCAGGTGGAATAAATCTGCTACTAGTATCTGTTTTCTGTAATTGATTATTTAGTTTTTCAGTAATAATTTTCGAACTCATTTTTATAGTTTTTTAGTTGTTGTTATAAATATGTTGCAACTTTTTCCGTCTTCACTAAATTGATATGTAATTCCATCAACAATCCCTACGTTCCCTTTTAAATCTATTAAATCACCTTTATTAGGAATGTTATCTAATATCCATTTTTCCGAATGACCATGTGAGTGAAAATTTAAAAGCGTTATGTGTTTTTTTACCTGCTCCATTTTTTAATCCTCCATTTTTTTAAACTCAAAATCGTATAGAGCAATTACTCTTCCATTAGCAAAGTTTTTGTATAGGTTTATTATCTCATTTTTGAAATAATCTGTTTCTTCTTTTGAAGTCGTGTATAACTCCCCTGTATCAGGATTACCGAATGGAGAATCAACTTCATATTGAGCCTCTTTTATACCTACTTGTGGGTCTCCTTTGTCTATTACAATTAATTTCATGATTTTTATTTTTTAATTTGTTATTTTATTTCTTTTGACAATCTTTAATAGCTTGTGCTAATTCATCTGCTTTTTTCTTAACTGAATTAAAACAATCAGTACATATTTCAACAGTATGTGGATTTACAAAATTCCTTCTGTTGCCCCATCCTCCAAGAGAGTAACCTAATTCAACTAAAAAGCCATGAAGAGTTTCTTTTTTTACTCCTTCTGCTGTTGTCATTTTCTTGCAGTAATCGCAGTATATGTTTTCAGTTCTCATTTTATTTTTTAATTAGTTATTTATTTGCTTTCTTTTTTTTGTTGATTCAAAATCTACATCATTAATTGCTTTCATCATGTCGACTATTGATTTAGTATCATAATTATCCGCTGAATCAATATCTTCTTTTTCATTAGATTCTTTTACCTCCAAATCGTTTTTATATATGTAAGCTATTGTGAAGTTCTTTTTTTGTTTATCATAATCACTCAAGTAAAATTTTAATTTCTCTTTTACCTCAATGTATTGCTCAGGACTTAAATCGCAAAAAGCTTTTTTTTGTTTGCCTATTCTCCTTATTGCTATATTTGGGATAACACTCCAAATAACATGGGCTAATATTAAAGTTTCATCTTCATGTTTAAAAATGAATGTTCTTTTCTTTATCTCATTATTTTGAATATCCTGTAGGGTAAGTCCGTATTTAGTTAATAGAGTTTTTAGTTTGTTTTCTGCAACTAATCTTTCATGTTCTGTGCCTCTATCAGCCATTTCTTTTAGCTTCAGTGCAAGTTCCTTTACTTTATTTAAATCGGGGTTTAGATTGTCCATTGATTATTCAAAATCAAATTTAATTTGTTGGCTTATTAATTTCTCTTGCGCTTTTCTAGCTTCGTATGTCTTTCCTCTTAGAGATACGTTATGCTCTTGTAGCTTTTGTCTCGACCTTCTAACGGATTCAGGAATAGCTAATTTACCACTCAAAAGCATTTTCTTAAAATCTTCGTAGCTTTCTATTTTACCATACGATTGTATATCCCAAATTTTCAATAAAAGAAGATTATCATCATCTCTTGTTTCAAAATTATTTAACAAAATGTCCGCTACTGTTGGTTTAATCTTTATGTAAGAAGATATTAAATCCATGCCTGATTGTTTTTTTTTAAAAATTAAATTTTTGTTTCTTTCAAATCAATAAATCCTTTTTCATCAACTTCTAAATAACTACCATTTGGTAATAAATGAAGGTTAAAGCCACGTTGAATTAAGTAGCTCATTACAGCAGGCATAAAAATACTATCTTTCGTGTCGAATTGAATCATTCCGAACTCACGAATTTCACGTTTGTCATTATCATTCCATTTCTTGTGTTTTTCAGGCTCTTGGTCGTATCCCATAATTTCACAACTTATATGGACAGACTCATTAATTTTAATATCTTCTAATTTACGAAGTATTGGTTTAATCTGTTCAGGTTCGTAATTTGCTCTCTCACAAATAACTTTATTTAGGTAAATATCTACTCCTTCTATGTAGTGAGAAACAGGGTCTCCACCATCGTAAATTGCACATGGCAATCCAACGTACATTGCTAAATCTTTTGCTGTTACTTTTTGACTCATAATAATATTCTAATTCTATTTTTATTAAATTTTTGTTCTTCTTCTTTTGAAATACGCATGATTAATTTCAGTCTTCTTACACTTTCTATTGATGGAATATTCTTAAGAAGATTAATGTACCCCATTAAAACTTTTTTTATTGAACGGCTAGTTTTATTGTAAAACTCTAATGCTATTCTATCTGACTCAATTGGTAGTCTAACTTTGAATTCAATTGTACACCAAATAACCATGAAGAAAACAAAATCATTTTCTGAATCTAACTCTTCTAATCTTTTTTTTGAAGCCTGAATTACTCCGCTTGTTAATCCAACTCTAAAGTTTGTGTTTTCTGAGCAACTACTTTTGGGGAAATAATTAAAGTATTTAATTTTATAATTTCCTAAATTAGAAGTGTATTCCCCTTCGCTTAATATTTTCCAATTTTTAGAGAACCAATCTGCGAAATCCAAAAGTTCTTCACTTGATTCAAATTTTAATTCAGTATTCATTATGGTTTGTTTAAATCTACTTTAAAATTATCATCATTTGTTCCTTCAATAAAAGTTGACTTAACATTACCTTTAATTTCAGTTTCATTTGAACTAAAGAAAGAGGATGTTACATTGCCATTTATATTTGATTTATCACTTTTGTAGTCCGAAATAATAATATCTTTTGCATTTATTGTTATGTTACCTGATACTCTGAATGAATCGACGTTTAATGTGTTGCAATTAACTACTAAGTTTCCAACGTTACATAGTGTATCTGAAATAATATCACCTTTTGAATTAATAACATTTCCGTTTACATTTCCAACTACCTTCAAATTCTTTTCTGAATTTTCAATCGTTACGTCTCCAAAAACAGAAATATCAGGATTATCATTTTTAATCCAAAAATCTGAATGATTAGAGCTTATTTTAACTCCTCCGCTTGATATATTCATAACTCTCATTTGGTGAATATCCTTATCTACTTCTATAAGGTTAGTAGTAGGTCTTGGGAACTTTTGTCTTATTCTATGTAATTCAAATAAAACATCAGTCCAATCAGAAAGTAAGTTTTCATCTTCAACATCATTATCTGTTAATACATAACGGAGCATGTTGTATATTTCTTCTTTACTTCTTTTTTGTAATGATTCATGTTTACTCTCCATAGTATTTCCTTCTTATTTTTTGCATCAAAGATAATTGTTCAGGTTCTTCTATATCTTCTCCACGAGCTATTTTTCTCTGCCTCTCCATTTCTTCTAATCGTTGTTGAAATCCACTCTTTTTTGTAAATGTTTTTTTATTATTATTGGATTCAATGTTTGAATTTTCAAATTCATTTATTACTACCCAAATAGAAATTCCTATATTGTATAGAAGAATAACAATAAGTATAATCCACATTTGATTTTCAGTAACCTCAATTTCTAAGTACTCAAAATCCTTGAAGTTTCTTCTTTCCCAATGTTGTGAAATTTTTGGAGGCATCCAATCTGCAAATTTTGACAGCTCTAAATCTTTTGTTGCATTAAAATAATCTTCAACTTCAACTTCTAATGAAGGTTTTTTCATCCAAGAGAAACATTTAACCCAATCAAAATTGCCTGATTTGTCTTTTCCTATGCAAATTATGAATTCGTTTTTATTTCCGCCTTCCCAATATGAACGTTGTTTTAAAGCTGCCTCTACACTTTGGTCTGTGAAAAATAAAATGAATGTTTTGAATTGTTTATTAGCTCCGAAGTATCCATTTAGATATTGTAACTTCTTTTCAGTTACGGCATCAACTTTTTGCCCCAATACGATTGGTTGATAATATCCTCTAATACTTGGATAATCATAAAGCTTCCATCTTATTTTTTCCTTCTCACTAATATCTTCGAACTTAAAAATAGAATGAGAGGCTTTTATTTTGTTTGTATAAGAATGCTCTGAATTAATTACATCCGATTTTTCAGGCTGTCCTGCAAAATTAGTATGATATGCATCTCCATCTATTGAATGATAATCCCTGTTTAATTCAACAAAATAAGTTTTTGTATCGAACTGCTCTTTTAATCTGTTGTATTCTGCCTTGCTAATATCGTATTCTGCTCCTAAGTTATCTATTTTACTCCAATGTTCAGGATGATAATCTACATCATATGGATGATGATGACCACAAACATAAGTTGTTGTACAAGTGCTTTTTCCACATGGATAACTTCTAGTACAATAAATAGGATGCCTACATGATACTCTTTCATTCCATGCTTCATAGTAAACCACTTTTTTGGTGTAAGCACCAAGATATTCAGTATCAGAAGTCCTAGAATTAATCATTATAGTATTCATCAACAAAATAATAATTGCTGAAGGAACAATCATAGCAGCTACTTCCCACCAAACAACTTTCTTAGTGAAGAATATTAGAAGTAAAGCAGCCGCTATTACAGGTACGAATATTAGAAACCAAATCATATTTTATTTTTTAGTAGTATCTTTTTCAAATAATTCAATATCATTTTCTTCTCCTGTAGCGTATGTTTCCTTTGTTGCTTCGGATGTGATAACTTTAATTTCAACGGGTTTTAAGTTTGAATCTAAGAACCAACGATTAGGTGCTTTTTTAATGTATGCAGCGTGTTCACGTTGTAAATCGATTAACATAGCTTGTTCATTAAAAAATCCTGTACGTTCAATTTCTATTGATTTCATAAGGTCTTTATACATAGATGCATCGAATGTAGGATTGCTTTCTGTTACCCATTTCATTAGTGAGCCATCTCCCTTAGAGTATCTGCCTTCAATCAATTTAGGGTAAATATCTTTAAAAGCTTCTTTGTATTGGTCGGTAACTCCTGCCTTCTGTTTTAAGATTTTCCACATCTTATCGAAATAAGCTTCGCACTTTTTGTTTTGTGCCTCTGTTTGCGTTCGTAAATCAATCTCTTTATTTTGAGTTGAGAAATTCATTGAAATTCCGATAATCAAAAGTAATAATACTACTGCTGATACTCCTAGTGCTACGATTTTTTTCATGTTTTTGTTTTTTTGTTTTATGTTATTTATTTTATTTTTTTAAAAAGCAGACTTAATATAGAACATACTAAGAACATTATCCATTCCTAACATCTTTATCATGTTAGCGTCAGGATGTACAAAACAGATGTAATAATTACCAACATCACTAACTACATTATATGTCCAAATGTTTTTAAGAGCATCATATTCTTTTGACTTCACATAATAAGTGGAGGTCATGTTCTCTATGGTATGATAGAACATTGTTTCAGATTTATTAAATTCAAAAAGACTACTCTCTTTGTATTTATAACACTCTTCAAATTGTTGTGATTTTTCATTCCAATAGCAAATTTCACGATGCGTACAGCTAAAAGAAACCTGAGATTTAACCTTAAAAGAAAGGATTAATAGGGTTATTAATAAAATTTTCTTCATTATTTTTTGATTTTAAATTTTGAAATTATTTTTTTGAATCCTGAAATTGCTGTGTATTTTCCTTTTTTTAAAGCTAGTTCCTGAGCATCATTATACATGTCAATCATATCCTGATTGCTATATAATTTCTCCTCCAATTTTTCTCTAGTTTTTTTAATTTTTAATTCAGCTTTAGCACGTTTTTTAGTGCCTTTTTTACCGAAGTTTTTATCCATCATCTCATCGAGTGTGACAGCTCCGTGTTCCTTTATTGTTTTATTTAACTTTTTAGTCATGATTAGTATTTATTTGTTTTAGGTGCTTTAATTTCTCTCCAATGTGTGATATAGTTGTTATGATATTCCCATCCTGTATTATTCCAAACTTCATAATGTTGCTTCTTCGCACCCGCCCTATAAACTTCATAAACTCCATTTTCATTTGGTCTATGTTCTTTTACTGAATACCAATCGCTTGACTTAGATTCTTCAATACACAAACGAGCGTACTCAACAAACATAATTATCTTAGTTTCCTCAGATGTCTTTGGGTCTGCTTTCATGATGTCAAGACACCTGTATAGATAGTCACTACTTTTGCTCATTATTTAAGTGAAATTATTTTTAATAATCCATTTTCTATTTCGAATTCAGCTTCAAATTCTGTTCTTTCAATTTCAGATATTTTACTTTGTTTAATCCTGTATTCCATAATTGCAGAATCAACCTCTTGCCAAAAGAAAATAGGATGAGGTCTTTGAACTGTGTAAGGCAAATGACTCCACTTATTTTTGTCTAATGCTTCCTTGCAAAAACGTTTTTCAATCTTATCAGATTCATCTTCTGAAAGAGAAGCTAAATTCTCTATTTTTAAGGCTTCTATTTTCGATTCTAATTCAGATAAATTAATGAGCGGTAAGTTGTCTTTTTTTACACTAGATGCAATTAATTTATTTGTAGTTTGAGACCAACCATCACCTATTCTATGTATTGAGGAGCGGTATATTTTATCGTCAATACTACAATGAAAAAAGTCTCCTCTGTTTATAGTTCCTTCTCCAAATAAGTACCAATCATTATTTATTTTTTTTAAAATCATATATTTTTTGAAGTATATTTTTAATGTTTGCGATATTTCAGTAAAAAACTCCACTCATTCTGCTTTAAACGATTGAATGAATTCCAACTACTTTTTTTTGTTAATATTATTCAAATGTAAATGTACCAAAGTTATAAATTTTATCTACTTTTTTTAGTAAAATACTTTTTTTCGTTCCTTCAACAATCACACGAGTTCCGTTGTTATGCGTTCCGTTTGCTGTAAATTTTTCACCATCAATCCAAATTAAATCTTTTGGTTGAATTGGATAACGTTGTTTGCGAATAGAAGGTTTAAATCCTTTTCTATTAAGCTGAATCGCCCTGTTATTTCTACGTTTTTGACGTATTTTAATAGGGGTAATTCTTTCTTGATTCGTGCCATTTGCAATCACAAAAGCATCGTTGTAATGTGTTTTTTCAAGTCCTAATTTATTTCTATCAACAAAAGTTATGTAGCCAAAAGTTGCTTTAAATTTCAAATCAGAATAAAATCTTTTCGAAATACTCGACATAAAAGTTTCTGCTTTCATTGTTTTCGGAGCAGACAATTTAAGTCCTTTTTTGTGTAATTTTTCATGGCATTTTTTGTGAAGGATTGCTAAGTTTTTCGGCATATCAGAGCCTTTTTTACTACGCTCTAAAATATGGTGAATATGCGAAGGTTGACCTTTAGAAAACTCTTTTTTACATAATTGACATTTTCCATTTTCACGAGACATTAAATAACTTCGAACATTTTGGTATCCGTACATATCGCCCTGTTGATAATCTGTCCCACTTATTTCAGGATTATTTATTTTCTGAATATCAAAATTTCCAACTTCAATTTTTACATCCACAATAGGTAAAACTTTTTTACACAAATTAATAATTTTAAGATGTGCATTGTACCTTCTTTCAACTGATGGCGGTAACATTCCTAACCTCTTTTTTCTGTTTAAAAAACGTGGTTTGCGATACCATAATTTGTTTCTTCTACCTCTTCTGTACATTTTTTTCTCAGTCAATCTACTCGAAGTGTTTCCATCTAAAATCACTGTTCCTGAAATCAATTCTTCTTTTTCTGATACGCAAGAAAACCCAATATTTTCAAAGCCCGTGTCGATTCCTAAACTAACATTTTGCACTACATTCTCACACTCAAAATTTAATTGGATAGTAAATGGGAACATTTTAAAAACCTTTGCTTTACCTGATTTTAGTAGCTTTTTAGCTTTAGCAGGTTTGCAAGGCATTAAAGGATTCCCATCAATTCCAACTACGTACACAACAACTTTACGTTTCGATGTACGCTTCGATAAATCCACTTCGGGGATGTTAAGAGAGGTTTTTGAACTTGCAACACTAAGAGTTTCCTCTTTGTTTAATTGCAAATCACAGTTGCTACGGACTTGTGGAGCATCCGTAGGTGTGTATGTATTTCTCTTTCTTAACTTCTGCATTTTACTTTTTAATTTAAAACTTACCCCCTAATCAACCTGTTACCCTTGAATCTCACGATTCAAGCCCACACATTTTAAAGTGGGGGTGATTGACTTCTAGGCTGTGGATTTGATTTATCTTCAAATGTTTTTTCACAATTTATATTCCTCAAATTTTTTTTGTAAATTGAATTGTAACTATCTAAGCAAACGTCAACTATTTCATTATTGAGACATATAGGGTTTGATTTGTTAGTCCAAACACTTCCGTATTGGTCACGCCCCACGCTTTCATTTTCCCAAGTTACATAAAACCAAAAGCCTAAAATGTGGTGAGATGTGATATTTGAATTTGAATCCATTTTTTAATCAGTATTTGACCTTTGCAAATATAATTAATTTATTGTAACAAAAATGATATTAATGATAAAAAAGTTATTAACATTTTACAGGTCTGATTCCGCCTCTAATAGGACTCATTTGGATTACATTTGGTTGGAATTTTTTAACCCAAACAGTCCCAATATTTATGGTCTCTGAGCGAAAACCATTCAATTGTTTTTGCTTTAAAATTGGGCAATCGCATGGCGGCTCGTCTAATCCATCAAGTATGCAGAACATATTATCTACTTTGTCTTCATCCGCATATCTTTGGCATTTCCTCATATCTTTATCATTTAACATCCATTTACACCCTGAGTATTCTATCACAGGATAACCTTCTGAATCTGCAATTTCGAGAGCCTTTTTCTTAAATCCTGTATTACATGCAGGATAGCTAAAAAACTCTTTTAAAGCTTCTTCTAACGATTCTGCTTGAATATCCATCCTACGTGGAGTGCTTATTCCTATCAAATGCCTTGAAACTTCTTGTTCTGTTGGTAAATTACCTTTTTCGTGTTCCACATATACTCCAATTCCATGAATATTGAAAAGAGTTGTTTGTCTAGGGAATTTATTCCCAACACTAGTGAATCTTTCTACGTATGGTATTTGATAGTTTTTTTTAATTGGTTTATTTTCCATCGTTTAATATTTTGCTTATTTGGTTTACTTGTTCATCACTCAAATCCTTCATCTTATCAATAGTGAAATTTAATTTACTTCTGTTGTATCTTCTCTCTGCTTCGTTCCAAGCTCTAATCATTGAAGTTTTGGAATCAATAAATTCATCATCTTTTGCTTCAATTTCTACAACAACAAAATTACCTAACTTATTTAATTCTAAGTTTAAGTACATTCCAACATTTGCAGAATAATTTCCGATAACTTTTGAAACATGATTTTTGTTTAAACATGTTCCTTTGTACGATAGTTTATCTTCGATTATCTCAAAAACAGGATAGAAGCATCGTTTAGCTCCTCTATTTTCTTTACCTTCTTTTTTCATCAATCAGTAATTTTAATTTTTAATACTTTGTCAGTTTGCTCATAAACATTTCCATGATGCTTGCACTTTCCGTTTTTACCATTGTTAGGAATATACTTATCGCAAAACTTTCCGCAACCTTCTCCTGATTCACCCACTTGATAAAATTCTTTGCAGAAGAAAAATCCTGTTCCGTATTCAACCTTAGCTTCAAACACATCCATTTCTTTGATTCCGTTTTCTTCCATGTGTTTTATGTGTACACCTAGAGTGTGGCAAAACTCATCGTCATCTCTAAAAAATAATTTTGTTTTCATGTTTTTTAATAATATCCGTTATCTCTACTCCATTCATCTATCTTGACCCATTGTAGATGATGCCAATGCCAATACCTTTTCCATTTAACTTTTAATATTCTAATTATTCTTTTCATTTATTTATTATGAATAAATATTTACATTTTTTACTAAGTGAAACGGAAACCATTTCTTTGTTATCTTTCCAAAATATAGGAGTAACTTCAATTTTACTACAGGTAACTTGCTTCGAAACAAAATATTTTATTTCAAACTTTAGTTGGTTAGCGTTAATCCTACCATTAATTTTAGGAATATTAACGCAATAAACCATGTTGTAACCTTTCTGTTTTTCAGTCGTTAATGCTTCTATAACCATTGTTTATTATGTTTATTAGCTTAGTGATGTTCGAACTTACTTCTTTAAATTCGATTGATAATTTTTCAATTGCCTTATCAACAACTTCTTTTTTCTTTTCCGTTAATTCAGATTCTAAACAATGAGTTCCTAAAACGCCTGTTCGTCCGCTAAAATAAAATTCATCAATCCATTCTCGTTCCTTTATTGGTTTAACGGATAAATTAAATTCCTTTGTTATTTCCAATTCAAAACATCTTTCTGAATTTGTATTCTCTTTAGCCATTTTATTTATTTTTTTAGACTATCTAAAATTGACTCTATTAAACTACCTCTTAATGGTTGTCCAATATGCTCTTCTAGTTTTTCATTCAGCACTGATTTTATTTTTTCTCCTGAATAATTATCTTTTTTAGATAAAACAGAAATATCAAATGATTTATAATCTTCTTTGAATTTTTCTAGTTCGTCCCAATCATCAGCAGTCTTTCCTGTATCGAAATATTTTGCACCTATTTTACCAAATAATTTTCCTTTGTATTGCATTTTTGTGTTTTTAAATTTTAACATCATCACTCAAATATCCCCAATCACTCACTGTAGCAAAGAACATATCGGAAGGGTCATTACAATATTTTATGCTACTTATTTTGAAGCATCCTATTTTACCTGAGACCATTTTTGACATAATTACATCTCCTTCATTAGGTAGGCGATACAAGAAACCATATATCCTCCTGTCTTCATATTTATTCCAAGATATGCTATTTCCCCAAGATTCATGCTCCCAAATCTTTATAATTCGCTTTCCTTCTAAATCTTTTTCTGAAATTATTTTAGTTTGCATCTTTTAAATCCTTAATTACTTGTTTCAGCCTATTTATTTCTTCATCTTTTTTATCTACTTCAGGTTGCCTATACATAAATCCTTCTTCAAAAGAAAATCTACTCTTTATATACAAAACATTTTTTAGCATATGCATATTGCATGCATCATCTAATATTTCCTTAAAACGCTCTTCTTTTTCTTCTTGTTTTTTCATTTTGTTCTGAATTTTTTCATGTAAAAATAATGTTCCATTTCCATGAAGTGAATCATGTTTCCTGTTAGAAAATATTTAATCCAATGTTTAAATATTCTAGTATATCTTATCCACGTTGTTTTCATTAACTCAGTTTAATTTTAGATAGCCTTTCAAGAACAGCGTTTGTGTAATCAACAAAATGTTCTTCGTCATGCTTGTCTTCGTTAACTATAAATCCATCCTTTTCATTATAAGGTTTTTCTTCTAGGTAGTTTGGAGTCATCTCATCGTTTATTACATCTTTGTAATCAATACAAGCGGTGAATTCGCAAATAACTCTCATGTCTTTACCATTCTTATCAAAGCTCCAATTAACTTGCATTTTCTCATCGATAGAATCATTTTTCTCAAATATAATTCTAGTGGCATTTATTAATCCTTTTAAATAATTCTCGTTTAATGATTGCATATTTTTTTTAATTTATTAAGCAGCATTTTTCAACTCTCTCGTAAGGTATAACAGTTCCACCATTTCGGTTTGGGTCTGTATCCACATGGTAAGTAGCCCTATCAATATCTAAACCCGTAATAAAAACTATTGTTCCTTTTGTTTTTTCGTGATTTAAGAAGGAATCAACAATTAATCTTTGACCTTTTTCAAACTTAGGTGTTGGATTGTGTGCCTTCACCCACAGCTTAATGTTATCATTTAAAATTTGTCTTTTTTTGTAATCCATATTATCTAGCCAATCAATGAAGTCACCATCGAAACTATAACTTGCGCTTCCATTTGAATCTAAGTCTTTTGCTTTCTCAAATCCACTATCACTTAAAGATAATTGCTTTAAATCTTCTACAATAGTATCTACATCATCCTCATCTGTATATTGATTTTTTATAACTTCTTCTGCTAAATCAATAAACATCTGTTCCTCTTGTTGCTTAGTTATTTTAGTTGGTCGTTCATTTTGAATTAACAATGTGTCGTCAAATAGTTTTTCCATATTATTACTTTAATTTATTTTTTTACTTATTCAGGAAACAATTCATAGCTTCCATCTTTCTTGTTTATTTTCATTACTCCACGTTTTGATTTGTCGGCATCAAAACTATTTTCTAAGAATAAAAAATCTTTACTTTGTACTGATGTATAAGCTTGGCAATATAGTTGACCTGTTTCGATATTATAATAATTTCTGTCAATACTATAAATACAACTGTTTTTTACTAAATAAGGACTAGAGAACTTCTTACACTCTACTTTTTCAATCCCATTCTTATCAATTATACACCATAGACCGTCAAGATGATTTCTTTCTATCTCTAGTTCTTTTTTACTTTTATTTGGATAACATTTTTTAATAAAGTCGAAATCATATATAGCTTCAACATGCTTTATAAGCATGAAGTATTTATCCTTTTCTAAATTAGGATTATTCAATCCGCCAATTCGATAAAGATTATTACTAATTAGTTCTCCGTTTTTAGTTAAGCAAACGAAATCATTAAGGTCAACGTTCCACTTTTTAGCATACTCTTCATTAACACTTATTTTACTTAACTGTAAACCGATATTATTTTTTTCCTGTTGAACTTCTAATTTTTGAGGAAAGTTTATTTGTTTTGATACTTCCATGTTTTAGTATTTAAGATAATTCGTTAATTAATGAAAGTGCCAACATGTTTTCGTCTGTCATCCTGTTTCTCTCTTCTCCTGATGGAGTATATAGGATTAAAAGCTCTAATCTCTTTTGTAGATTTACTAATGATTGTAAAACTTCAGGAACTTTATTTTCTTCAATAGCTTTCATGTATCCAAAAACATAGTTACCTACACTTTCTCCATATACTACATTCTCTTTTGCTAATTTCTCAGCATGCTTCATTGTTTGTTTATTTCCCATTTTATTTTTGTTTTATTATTTTTGCTGATTTTGAATCGCATCCCACTGAACCCAATATACGTGAAGATGTTGCACATTGTTTAGCTTTTTTAATAGCATCTTTTCGTTCTGACTTTTTTGTGTAGTTTATTACAACTCTCACTTGTAAGCAGATTGTTTCTTCCATTTTTTTTATTATTTAGTTGTTTTTTTAATACGTAATTAACAAGCAAGAGCAAGTTGGTCATAAGATGGAGGCGGAATGTAGTTTTTCTTAATTGCCTCTAATGCTGCAATTAATACATCAATACTTTTTGGGTCGAAAAATTCTATTTCCACTTTTGGTAATTCTTTAATATCAGTATCTTGAATCAAATCGCCAATCTGCTTTTCGGTTGATAACATTTGTAAGGTTAACGTACCTTTTTTTGCACTAACAGCTATACTTGCTTTTTCGTTATTTCCAAATAATACTTTTGTAGTCGAATTTTCTGTTTTTATCATGTTATTTAGTTGCTTTGTTTATTGCGTTGTTATTTTTACTTAATGTTTCATTTGAAATAGAATAGCCATTATCTCTCATGGCTTGAAGGAATTTATTAGATTCAATCAAAGCCTCCAACAAATCATTTCTTTGTTTCTCAATATTTCTAACTTGTAAAAAAACTTCATTATATATTTCATTTGATGAAATTTGATTAAATACGCTTTGATGTCTATTATCAATTACCCATCTTGCTATTTGTTCGGCTTTACTTTTACTTTCCATGTTATTCAGTTGCTTTGTTTATTGCATTAATAGATTCAATGTATTCTTCATCTAATTCAATGTTTGCTCGTTGAGTAGAATTCATATTGAACTCATATTTTTTCACTAATTTAATTAAAGCTCCCAATAAATTAGGAGAAGCTGAAATTAGTTTGGCGTTGGCTTCTGTCTCTTCTTTTGAAGTTCTTAGTTGAACAACAGTAATTGTAGAAGTAAGTCCCATTGGTTTTATTTCTCTGCCAATTAATTCCCATTCTCCTTCAGTATGTTTTAATTTTTCCATATTATTGTTTGATTTTAAAATTTCTTAAATGATTCAAAATAATCTTTTAAATATTCGGCAGCTTCTATTTTATTTTCTAACTCTCCCCAACCTGAAGTTTCAACTCCAAATTTACACGATGGGCAATCCGCAGTTACCTCAAAAAAATCCTCACCCTCTTCGTTTGATTTATTGTGATATTCTATTTCTTCGTGTGGAATAATTGCACCACATGTACAATTAACTATTATAGGTTCGGTTTCCATGTTATTTATCTTTCAATGTTTCATTCGTTATTACTCTTCCTATTAATAGCCCTAGTGTAACTATTACAAGCGTTTCGAATTTAATATATTTTGCCGCAATTAATAGAATTAGGATTGCAATTAAACCCATCGATAATCTAAGTAGGTATTTTTTCATTTTTAATTATTTGTATAATGCTAATCCTGATTGATTCAATGTTTTACCTCCTAATAAATACTGAGGTGTATCGTATCCTTTTGTTTGAAGATATTGGTATATTAAAATTATTTTGTTTAACCTAACTTCTGATTTAATTGGGTCTCCATCAAAGTATTTTTCGAATGAAATTCTTTTTTCGACTCCGTTAACTTTAAAAACTATTTTAGTGTAATTCTCATTCCTGTAAATTGTTGGGGAATCTCCCTGACCAAATTCTATTTTAATTATTTCGCCTATATCTTCATCTTCTATTTCGTGAATTGGCTTTAAAATCAATTGTGGTTCTAAATCGTACCTGATTCTTACTCCTAATGCTACATTTAATACATGTTGATAGGTTAGTGGACATTGCAGTATATTTCCTGTTAAAAGGTTTTCCCAAGTTATGATTGATGAACCAACATACTGAGAAAATATACCTGCTTTTATTTCTTTTGGAATTTCCATTATTTTATTTTTTAACTTCTTCTTCAAAATAATCACAACCTCTAAAATTAGCTACATGGCACATAAGATAATTCGCTTCTTTATGTTTACATAAAACTCCTGCTTCTGCTGTAGTAAAGTACATGTGTTTGCAGAATTTTCTATTTCCGTCTTTTGAAAATCTTTCATCAGAAAAAAAATCTAAATCTTCTTTAAGTCTACTTATTTTAGTAGCTAATCTAACTATATCAAAAGTATCAGTAGATTTATCTCTTTTCTTCTGTAACTTATCGATTTGCTTTTGTATGTATTGTTTATCTGTACTTTTCATGTTTTTTAATATTCCAATCCATTTTTAATTAAACGATACAAAGAGTAGTGCATAGCAAGAATAGGAGATGCCTTTTTGAATTCTTGATTAAGCTTTTCTCCATATCCCAATCTTCCCTTGCCAATCTCTGTAAATGCACAGATATAAGTATCTACGGTATAAATAAATTCACTTGATTTCACAACTTTAAGTTCAGGATATATTGCATACCAAAGTGTTCTTTTGTATGCGTCTGAATTATTAAATTCTATTCCTGCTCCCATCGCTTTTTGCATTGCCTCCATTAAAGCATCGTAATTATCATGGAAATCCATTTTACCTATAATCTTTCCGTCTTCTGTTTCCCAAGAACTACTAGTGAAAATATGACCTTTTCCATAAAGCCATTCAGCAATAGTGATGTTCATTTTTTTTACACTTGCCATAAATTAGTAAAATTGTTACTGAATTAAAAATTGTATTTGACCTTTACAAAAATATGATTAATTATATTATTATGCAATCATGTTACAAAATAAATAGATGTTGATTATCAGTAATTTACGTTTTTTAAAGTAGTGTTTTCCCGAAGATAGCGCAACATACGCAACAAGTTAGTGTTACAGATTATCTTTTAAGCAAAAGCCTTGTTTTCACTATATTTACATCGGATTAATATTAAAAAAAATGACTACTTTAAGAACACCAACAAAATTACCTTATACAGGTGAAGGATTCAGGGGGGAAAAATGGCTTTCTGTTGCGGCTATTGTATTAACTGTTGTTTCATCAGTAATGTTGATACATCTTACGTTGCTACAAAGAGAGCATGTTAAGATGCAAATGGCTGATTTGAAAAAGAAAAACGGAGAAGATACAAATAAATCTTAAATTATAATTCAATGAGCCAAACGGTATCAAGAAATATTACATCAGGAAAGACCTTTTTGAGTCCTACTGATTACCAATTATATATTGATAGTACAGGTGGAGAGGTTACTGTTGTTCTTCCTAAAATACAAACTATTTTTAACTACTTCAACAATAATTCAGGAAATTCAGGTTTTATTTTTGGATTTAGATTTAAGGATATTGGAAACAATGCAGCGGTCAATAAAATCGTGTTTGAAGGAATGGATAACGATGTTGTTAATGGTGTTCAAAAATTTGATGTAACTACAAATGGAGCGAGTGGTATTTTAATAATTAGTGGAATAAATAATTACACTTTTGTTTCAGATGTTGTAAGTGGAGCAAGTTCTTTACCATGCATTGATGTTACATGGTCTGAATTGGACGCACTTGTAACAGGCTCTTCTCTTGTTAAAGGTCAAAAATATTGTATTACTGATTTTAGAACAAGAGAAAATATACCTAAAACAGCAGATGTTCATACAGGCACAATAGAACCTATTATAGTTACAGCTACATCAATAAATACATTATCTGATTTAGCTATAAGTACTGTTTATCCTGATGATACACTTCTTTATGAACTAATCGACACGACAAGTCAGGGTGGTGACAGAGGTAGAATTATGTTCAGAAAAGATAATTTACTAAACATAGCTATTTGGTACGATTGGAGAAATGTTATTTTCCGCAGATGGGAAACTTCACCTTCAAGTGGTGTATTTACTGTTACTACTGATAATGGTGGGGCTTTTAAAGACTATCCTACATTTAACCCTTTAGCTAATGTTCACGATGTAGTTATTAATAATTTTATAGATGGTAAGTTATTTACAACTAAGCTTAATAATAATGTTTTTTTAACGGATGAGTCAGTAAATGATTGTTATTTTGATTCAAACTCTTATGGAAATACCTTTTTAAAAGTTTGTGTTAGTAATACCTTTGGCTCAGGTTGTCAGAATAATTCTATTATTCTTGATTTTGTAAGAACTAATGTTGGTGGAGATTTTATAGATAATACGTTTGAAGGAGTAGTACAGCAAAATACAATAGCGTATGGTTTTACAGATAATGTTTTAGGTGGTACTTTTAGTAATAATAATATTGGTGATAATTTTCAAAATAATAATATAGCTGTTAATTTTTCAGGTAATAAAACAAGTGTTAATTTTAGTAACAATATAATTGATAGTGAATTTGCTTTTAATATAATTCTTCAATTTTTTAGAGGTAACACAGTTGGTATAAACTTTCAATATAATTTAATTAATGCAGTATTAGATGGTAACACATTCGGCACAGATTGTGCAAATAATTTATTCAATGCTTCTGTAATTAATTCTGTTTTTAACGATTCTTTAATAGATGCTGAATTTAAAACACTTGTTAGTGGTGTTGATTTCTCATTGTCAACACTTATTTATGATTCAGGTAATCATACAATAATTAAAGGAACTGATGTTGTTGATTATATAACTTTCTATAATGGAATAAGCCAACAATATATAACTCCAATAAATTCATAAAAAAAATGGCAACAAAATTCACAAAAGGTCAACCTGTAAAATTTGATAGAAACGCAGTAACAAAATCTGCTTCAACAATTGTAGCGGCAATAGTTCCAATGTTTGAAGGTCAAGAAATTGAAATCCAACAATCATATATTATTGAATATACAGAAGGTTGGATTCCAAACTCTATTCGTATTAATCAATTTGAATTAGATGTATCAAAAAAATATTTATTTGTATCTGAAAACGAACTAACTTCAATTTAAAATGGAAAATTCAAAAAAAACATTCTTAAAATTCATTTGTCTTAAGTGGACAAATGTAGTTTTGTTTATTATGGGAAACTTAATTCCTTTGATGGCTATTTATTATGCTGTAAATATTAGGTTACAAGATGAAATAAAAAATCCAATTGTTATAATTACACTTTGCATCCTTTGGTTTATTGGATATTACTATAGAATATACAATGATTATCAGGCTTATAAAAATAGTAATTAATTGAAAAATTCAATATTAATAATATCATTTCTGTTTTTTGTTTCTTGTTTTAAAGGAACAAAAGAAATTAATATTGTTAAAAGCCCACATTTTGACCATCCTCAAAAAGATACAATCAATTCAGTATTTTCAGATAGTTTACTTGTCAATAGTACAAATGTAATAGAGCCTGACCATATTGAAATGAGTAATATTGTTGTTGAAAGTAGTAATTACTTAAGTGGTAGTGCAATGAATTTTGCTCATGGAAAAGATTTAAAAATAGTTTATGTAAAAAACACAAAAGTAGTTGCTAATATCATTGATTTATCTGAAGGGAGAGTTGTTTACAAAATTCCTGAGAAAATGAAAATCCGTAGTACATATAAAGTACTTGTTAGGATTTCAAAATCAAAATCAGTTGTTAGTATTTATGATAGTCTTTCAAAAAAAATAATGACAAGTACTCTTCCTGTAACTCAAACTATGGAGGTTAAACTTGTTGATATATCACCTGCTGATAGAAAATGTTTTGAAATAACAGAAGGAAATAATGCGGTTCAAATAGTTGATGAAGGTGATACTTATACTGAGTGGAGTTGGAATGTAACTCCAATTAAAGTAGGAAACTCTAAACTTAAAATTGTTATCTCAATAATTCGTGATGGCAATAAAAAGGATATTGTATACGAAGATTCGGTTGAAGTAGAAAAAGATATTCAAATTCAAATAAAATTCTTCTTTGAAAGTTATTGGCAATGGATGTTATCAACGTTAATTATACCATTCGCAGTTTGGTTTTACAAAAATAGAAAAGAAAAAAAAGAAGGTAAAAAATCACCTAAAAGAAAAAATAAAAATGGAAAATAAAATACCCCAAAGACCTGATTATACAGGTGGAGACCACTCATTTAAAATGTGGTTTAAAATAATGTGGCAGAATCATTTTATTCAGCTATTTGCTGTTTTCTTTACATTATTAGTGTTACAACTAATTAATTATAGTTGGTGTGTAGAAACGTGGTATGATTGCCATGCTGATGGTGTAATTGGAACTATTGCTGTTTCTATTGGAATGGCTATTCCTATTTCAGGAGCTTCAATTATCGCATATAAGGCGTTTTTTCAGTATTGGAAAGACCTTAAAGAAGGAAATAGTAGATGATAGGCGATAACTACATATTTATAGAGGCGAAAGACATTCCTGATAAGTTCGAATCAAAAACTGTTTATCATTTTTCAGACGATAAGGTTATTGCTCTAATTTGCCATTGTGGTTGTGGAGCTTTGATTCAACTTAATGAATTAGATGATACTCGTCCAAGATGGAAAATAATTAATGGAAATACAATTCATCCTTCAATAAATAGGATAGTTGGTTGCAAATCTCATTTTTCAATTATAAACGGAAAAGTACAATGATTTCATTTATTCTAATAGCTCTGTCTGCATTATGCAATGCACTGATGGATGTGAGTCAGTTTCATTACTCTACTTCTATACTTACAAAATTTAATAAGCCACAATATTTCAATGGGGAGATAAGTTGGGAAAATAAATATGTAGATTGGAGAAATGGAGATAAACGAATGAGAAAATGGTTCTTTGGACTATTTAATATTCCCGCTGCTTTTACTGACTTTTGGCATATCGCTAAGTCGATTATGATAGTTCTTTTTATTTTAGCAATAGTTCTTTACGAGCCTGTTTTCGGAATACTAATTGACTTCTTTGTTCTAGGAGCAATTTGGAATTTAGTATTCTTGGCTTTTTACAAAAAAATATTGGTTGTAAGAAAAAATAAAATTAAATAGCAATATTACAAATTATTCTTACCATAAACTTTTCCCATTTCTCTTAATACTTTAACTAATTCTTTGTGATGATTTTTATAAAGGAAAAATTGGTTTTGTATATTAGTGCATTGAGGAATGAAAATTACAGTAATACCATGATTAGGGTGAGGAATTAGTAAAATATCTGAACTTGCGTAAAGGCTATCATCGCATCTAATTATTTTTATTTCAGGGCAGCATCTTTTAATAAACTTTTCAACTTTGCACATAGCTTCATATCCAACTAATCTCTTACTGAGTTCTAAATCATTAAAAGAACGATATTTCATTTTTGATTTTTTACCATTGGAGTTGGTAACTTCCAAATATTGCCATTCTCCATGCAAATCTTTTCCAAATGTTTTTATCATCCAACGTGAAAATTTATGCCATATTTTATGAGGTGTTTTTAAATTTTCAATATTATTTTTTGTTTCTTTAGATTTAGTAGAAAGAGTTTTGTTTAATGTTTTTTTCTTTACTTTTTTCATTTCTTAATATAGTTTTGATTTTTTATTATTAAATAATACTTCATTATTTAATTTCGTTTCCAACAATTATTCATTATTTAAAGTAGAATTCAAAGAACCATCAATATCTAATCTGCCACCCCACCATCCAAGACTAAACCAACCACCATTATTATTTATAGTTCGAACAAAAATTATTTTTTCAATTTCGTCATCAGAAACTTTTAAGTCACCCTTTACAAAATAGTCAGTTTCTTTTGCGTATAACCAATCACATTGTTCAACGTCTTCTGTCCATGTTTTTAAAGTCTCTGAATCAATTTTGTTAAATGGGATTATTTCTGTTATAATCACTTCCATTCTTCTACTTTGGTTAATTTTGCCATCATCGAAGTAATTATAAGTTTTTCCTAAAATTGGAATAGTTGTTATCATTTAATATAAATTATTTGTTAATAGTTTTATGTTTGAATGGTTGATTATATATACGCTTTGACCAATCTTTAATTTTTAAATCTTCATTTGA